AAATAATTTACACAATTTTGATGGAAAAATGCAAATTTGAATTGCACAGCGACATAGAGAAATGCATTTGTTAGTATCATTGTACCACACTATGCATTCCTGTCAATAATTATTACATGTGTTTATTTAGATTTTGTTGTAGATCCGAAACCACCATTGCGAATTCCGTCACAGTTGTCGTCCTCTGTAATGCCATACTGGACAAAAACTCCTTGTGCAAAACCATCCCCTGCTTTGACCGTCATAGGTTTGTCTCCACGGTTTGTGAGTTTAAAAAACATGTGTCCTTCGTTATCTGAAAAAGCATAATCACTATCCACTATCCCAACCGTATTATCTAGTCTCAGACGATACTTGAATCCTAATCCGCTTCGTGGGAATCCCATCATAACCCATCCTTCATTCATCTCGCATCGAATTCCAGTAGGAATTTTAATCGTTTCACCAGGTGATAATGTGAACTCAATTGGTGCAAAAAAGTCATAACCTGCACTACCTTTTGTTGCTCTTTTTGGCACATTAATTCCGCAATAAATTTTTCTTGTTACTTCATCGTCTGTTCCAAATTCATCTTTCCAATCCTTCACAAACTGTTCCCAACTTACTTTACTAAATTTAGCAATTCTCTGCATCTTCATTATCTCCTTTTAAAATATTTTTCTCAGTCATCTCTTCAAAAATTTCATCAAGTTTTCGCTTGACTTTCTCTAACACTTTATTCTCTGCACATAAACTTGTGTCATAATAAGCTGTGTAAATCATGTCAGAATTGTTATCGATCACATCATAACCAATGTAATTGTCAAGACATGAAACGAGAAAATTTACACTAATAACTGGAATCTTTTTATATGTATATAATGGAACTGAAAGTTTGTAATTCAGTCCGTGTTTTCTGAAACCATACGCAACTAAATCTTCGTGCCTACATTTTTTACTCAACTTTAATTGTTTCATTTTTCTTCACCTAGTCTCTTCTTTAAATAAAAAATATATTCATTCCAGAATCCTTCTTCATGAATAAATTCTTTACCACTTAGCATCTTTTTTCTCATATATTTTTTCATATCAACCGACTTATATTGCTTATTTTTTGACATAATATTGCTAATAAAATCGTTCGTAATTCTTGAGAGTTTTAATTTATCAGACTGAGGAATAGAGTCATTTATACTTTTATATTCTCTCAACTGGTCATCACTTATTTCATACTTTCGTTTAGGTAAATTCTTCGTACTAAATGGAGAAATACCTGCGCCAAGAGTTTGTGGTTTTAATAATGGGATTACATTTTCGAAATCTTTTTGACGAAATCTGAATGTAACTTCAGAGTCTAATTCACGAATATCTGTAAAGAAATCAGATGTTTTTAATTCAGATTCGTATAGATCATTGTCGATGATATGATAATTGTATGTTACAGTTTCTTTGTCTTTAATTGTTCTTTTTATCTCAGTTACATCTACATTATTTGGATTAATATGTTTGTAATATAACTGTTTTAAAATGTTGTGTCCTTTTATCAGAGATGGAATATATACTTCATATTGACCTCTGCCAAAATAGAAAACTTTTATTCCATTACTGCATGAAATATAAACATCAATATCTTCTAAAGTTCCATCTAGTTTACGTGAAAAATCATGAGTTGATTCGCAAATAGGTACACGTAAACGGAATCTATTTTTATATTCTAATAATTTATTTGCCAATTTTTGTACCTCTAATCTTCTTCATAATATGTTTCGTTGCTTACTTTTTTACCATGTGCTTCCGCATATTTTACTTTTTCTAAACACTCACTTCTGTCAAAGAAAATGGATTTATTAATATCTGTATAATTAAACAAATAACGATGTTTATCACGCTTTTCTGTGACTGCAAAATAAGTATCATAGACTGTTGCTACTTTCATTTCTAATACATGATAAATGCCAACTGACGGAAGAATTTGTGCGTAATATAGAACGTCTTTTTTCTTTATTTCATGTTCATTTGTCAATTTATTATTCTCTTTTCTTTTTATTTTAGGAGTGCTATACCTTTATAACACTCCTTATTTTTTACTACTTTGAATTGATATTTTAATCACAATATAAAACTACTTTGTTTTGTTTTAATGTTTCTGGAATGTTTATAACTCTTTGGTTTGATGAACCACGAAATTTTAACGAAACATTTCTTTTTGATTCAACATATGCTCCATCAACAATTACATCACATAACAAAATTATTTCTTTACGTTTTTCCCAAATATTTCTGTCGGATTTTTCTTTTTGTGAATATTTAATAATATTTTCAAAAGTATAACCACAGTATAACCAAATTGTTTTTTCAGGAAGTTTATTACGAATTAATTTTATTAGAGATAAAACAGTATTAAGATTATAATCTTCAAGAGGATTTCCACCGCTGATTGTTATTCCGTCTATATATGGTTTTGAGACACAATCTAAAATATAATTTTGAGTTTTTTCTGTATATTCATTTCCATAACAAGGATTATGAGTTTTTGGATTGAAGCATCCTTTACAATCTAAAGAGCAACCGCTATACCAAATCACAGTTCGGAATCCCGATCCGTTTAATGCATCACATGGTTCGATGCCGCTGTAATATGACATTTTAATTCTCCTTTTTAATTGAATGGTTTACTCTGTGCGCAATTTCTTTCATTTTATTATCCACAGATTTTCTTTGTGCAAGATCTGAAAAATATCCACACAGTCTTCTAATCACGCTCATCAGAGATGTATCCATATTTCCACAGGCAGGACATCTAAATTCTTCGTTTTTTGTTCCAATTGTTTCCATCATTCCAACATAACCACATTTAAAACACCTGTCTGCTGCAACGTTCACGCCAAAATAATGACAATGATCATATGCAAATCTTACAACATCTTCAATTGCTTTTAAGTTTTTTGTAGTATCTCCCAATTCAACATATTGGATTGCTCCTCCTCTTGGAATCCATGACATTAAACCTTCAAGTGAAATTTTATCAAAAGCAATCACATCTTTGTTTGATGGATAATGAAATGAATTTTCATAATATCCTTCGTCTGTTACGCCTTCAATTATGCCAAAATCATTGATATCTTGCTTGCAAAATTTAGTTGCCAAAACTTCTGCCGGAGTCGAATACAACGAAAATCCTATATTTGTTTTTTCTTTTAAATCATCGCAATAATCTGATAAAAATTTAATCATTTTTTTACCTTTTTCGACCATTTCTTTATCTTTATCAAACGACTTTCCATACAGTGCGTTTAGTGCATTATGCACCCCTACATACCCAATAGAAATTGATGAACGATCTTTATATAATAATTTTTCAATTGTTTCTTCAGGTTGTAGTCTATCTACAATTCCATACATATAGAGAATTGGTGCTTGTTCTGCTTTTACTGTTTTTAATTGATTATGTCTAATCATATGGATTGGAACAACATAATTATCAAGAGTATCTTTTAACAACTCATAAAATTTATTTTCGTCTCCATTTGCCAAAAGTGCATGACGTACAAGATTTACACTTACAACACCTTGATTAAATCCATATGGAACATATTTACCTGTCTCATCAAGAATTGGCTGCAAGAATGACCTGCAAGACATTGGTGGTTTGTAAGATCCGGTAACTTCAACGATTTTGTCATAGTTTAAATAATCTGGATAACATCTAATACTTGAGCATTTAATTGCAAGCTTGAACAAGTCATAATATGGATCATCTTTTTCAAGATTATTTCCTTTACGTAATTCAAATACCATTTTAGGAAACTCTGGAGTTCTACCATCTAACCCTCTAATTCTTTGATTAAGAAAACCTTCACAAATCATTTTCTGAATTTTTTGAGTTTCTTCATCTGAGCTTTCATCAACCGTATTAACTTCTATTGTCAAAAATGGAGATTCGCCTCGTGAATTCATTAACGTCTGAATTTCATATTCTAAGCTTTGACATCCATCTTTGATTTCTTTTCTTAAATGTTCCCATGCGTAATCTTCTCTTTTGGATTCGTCCGCTACCCATTCTTCTGCATCAATTCTATATTTATCCAAACTCTTTTTTGCATAAACAGATAATCCTCTTGTAAGATTAGGGAACGTAACTCCTCCATAACAATTAGATGAAACATGACTTGCAATTTGACTAATTAATGCAATTGCTACTGCATATGATTTTGGATCTGAAATTGGAGCATTTCCAAGAATTGCACCGTATCTTAATGTATTTTCCCAATTAACATTAATGCAGTTAAAAATAGGAAGACCTGCATAATTCATATCGTGAACATACATTCTTTTCCCATGTTCTCGCATTAATCTTTCTGGGAAAAATAATCTTTTTGCTTGGTCAATAATGGTTACATCTGCAATCATGGGTTTTAATGTTTGTAATTTTCTTCCATCTTTATTTGCATTGTTTCTAGTCTCTTCACTTGTACCATCTTTTACACCAAAGATTTCGTTATCAAGACTGGTTTGTGCTTCTCTGACAAGTTCTCTTTTATATCTATATCTGACAAATTTTCTTGCCACATCTTTTCTTTTACTTGCCATTAATTTTTCTTCTACAATATCTTGGATTTCTTCAACAGGAATTTTCTTCTCGTCTAAATTTTTAATATATGTAGCAATTTCAGATGCTTTGTTCTTTGCTTCTTGTGTAATCTCACCATCAACATCTTTAAAAGCAGCTAAGATAGCGTCTTTAATTTTTTCTCTGTCAAACGAAACTTCACGTCCATCCCTTTTAATAACTCTTACCATTATTATTTGTCCTCCTTTGTTTCTTTCAAATCTTCGTCCAATTCGAATTCTTCCATGTCACTCCTCAGTTCATTCCATTCTCTTTCACGAGAATCACCATAATTAACATTACATAAGCATGTCATTATAACTCCAACAACTGCTCCAACTAAGAAACATAAAAAATCAGTTCCCATAACACACCTCCGCTAAAATCTTTCAATTAAACAAATCTGATTGTATAGGTCAAGCCAATTCTTGCATCTAATAAAATCAAGATTTGTTTCGTTCCAATCCATATATTCTCCATATAGGAGTTTATATTTTGCATTACTTGTTTTGAGATTTGTGATAGAATCATCTACGAAAATAGAATTAGACATGTCCACATGTGACTTGTCGTTATGTGTTTCCCAATTAACACCAATGAATTCAGCATTACAGCTACTATCTAAGATTTCTTTAAACAAATTATCTTTTATCCATTCTTCTTTTAGTTTCAAATTGCTAACATACCCGTGTGATACAATTGTAATATCGTATCTATGAGACAATGAACGCAATACTTGACTTGCGCCAGGATACAACTTTATTCTTTCGAAAAATCTTTCATCTCCAAAATATTTATCAATTTCTTCATATGTAGCAAGATTACATTCCGTAAATTCCCAGCTTGTCACTTCACTAGGATCGATCTGGACAAAACCATCTTTATCCTTATAATCTTCATTATACAAAGACACAACTGCTGCAATAGTATCTACAATAGTGTTGTCATAATCTAAAAATAACTTTGGTCTACTCATTATTTCTCACCATCTTTCCAATATTTTTCTAATAATTCTTTTATATAGGAATACCTAGACGTAAGAAAAACAAGTTCGTTATTGTCATTTTTACAACCGTCTTTTGATAATTGCAGAATTAATTTTTCAATATCTTTAAAATCATCTTCTAGTTTTTCACGAATAGCTTTTGATTTCTTTGTCTCATGGTACTTAGTTTGCTGCGAAAGTTCTCTATTCATATAGTCGTTTAGCCTTCGTTGACATATTGTCGGATAAACTGACTTGCATTCTTTAAGTGTTGAGCAACACGGACATGGACAATCACTTAAAACAGTTGTTCTTGCACTATAGAAAGTCCTAGTTCCCATCTTCTACTCTCCACTTCTTAATATAATCATAGAAGTTATTTTTCACTCTTTCACTATCGCATTCAATGCTTACATCAATTGGTTTTGATAAATCTAAGCTAAACAGACCAAGTGTACTTTTTGCATCAATAATATATCTGCCCTGCCTAACTTCAATTGTTCCATCAAAGAATCTTGCACCATTTCTAAATGCAACCAATTCAGTTGTGTCGTTCAATAGAACCCACATTTTTAATCACCCTTTCTTTACAATCCACAAATTTACATCCTCTTTAAATTTATTCTCCACAGACTCATCATCTGTATGAATAACAACCTTTGCATCTTTGCCAATAAGATTCATATTAGCTCCAAGCGACTTGGCATCGAAACACATGTGACCAAAATAAATATCTATGTCTTCATCATATTTATCACACGTTGTTGTAAACAATGCCACGTCATTAACTGTTGCAAAATTAATATACATTTCTCTACTCCTATCTTTTTATACAGCCAGAACTTGCTCTCTTTAATTTAAGTGCAAGACAATACTCATATGGATTATCGTAATGCCTACAAGCCTTGCCAATGGAGTCGATGACGTACTCAACGCCATCTTCATCCACAGCAATGACAAAATTGTCACCTAAATTATGCAAGTCTCTAGCTAATTGTGCTGTCGTTGAAATCAATTAGCCGATACCTCCACTTATTTATTCTCTTCTACATAAGAAAGAATCTTATTAACTACATCATCAATGTTGTTATCTTCGTTGTTATACACAATCTTATCAACTTCATTTTCAAGTCCTTTAAAGTCAATAAGATCATGTTCAATACGTCTTTCTGCTTCTTCTTTCTTATCTCCACGTTTTTTTAATCTGTTTCTGATTGTTTTTATGTTTGAATAAACATAAATTGATTTGATACTTTCAGGTTCTAAGATTTTTTTAATTTTTGAAAACCCATCTGGGTTAAGAATAATAATTCTATCTTCATCTGTATCATAACTATCAACAGATGATCCGTAATACCATACTCCATCTACAGTATCGTACGATCTCCACTCTGCAAAGAATCCACTCTGAATTAATGATTCAAAGTCTTCTTTTGTAACAAAATGGTAGGTTTCTCCATCTTTTTCTTTCTTACGCATTGGTCTGCTTGTATAAGTTACAATACGTTTATAGCCAGATTTAATTAGTTTTGATACAATCGTGTCTTTCCCACTGGCTGTACGTCCAATAATTACATAAATCATTCTATATATCTCCTTACTGTAAATACTTTTCAATAAACATATTCTCTGTAAGGATTGGAACGTTTAATTGTTTTGCTTTTTTATTCTTGCTGCTAGTAGATTCAATATCATTATTGATTAATGCAGTTGTTTTAGCAGATACGCTTCCAGACACTTTTCCACCAAGAGATTCAATTCTTTCTTTCATCTCATCACGATTTCTGAACTGAGTAAGACTTCCGGTAATGACAAACACTTTGCCAGTTAGATCTGATCCTAATACATTAACTGTTTCTTTCTTTTTAAATGTAAATATTGTTGCGGTATCGACAAACTCTAAATAATTAATATCCCACCATTTTTCAAGAGATTTAATCATTTCTGAACCAATACCATCAATCTTTCCAAAAGCATTTGCACCTTTTGATATCATATGCTGAACGAATGTATTCAAGTCACCATCGCACATTTTTGAGATAGCTTTACTTGCTGTGTGTCCAATTAAAGGAATTGACTGTGCATAAATATATTTAACCAAGTCTGTATTTCTACTATCTTCAATAGAATTAAGCAGTTTGTCTACTGATTTTTTGCCAAACCCTTCAAGTTTATACATCTCGGATAAATGCTCGGATAAATTATAGATATCTTTAATTGATTTTAACCAACCAAGATTAATGAATTTTTGAATTGTAGCTTCAGATAAGCCTTCGATATTAAGTGAATTCTTGCTTACAGCATGACAAAGTTTGCCAAGAAGCTTACCTGCACAATTATCATTTGTACACATGAGAACTTCTGAATCATTATCTTTTATAATTTTTGTAGGTTCTCCACAAATAGGACAAGTTGATGGGATTGTAACTGTATTACTTTTTGTAAGATTTTCTCGTAATTGAGGAATTATTTGGTTTGCCTTATATACTGTAACTTCATCACAAATACCAAGTTGTAATTCTTTGAGAATTGATACATTATGAAGTGACGCTCTATTGACTGTTGTACCATCAATTTCTACATCATCAAAGATTGCTACTGGTGTAAGTTGTCCTGTTTTACCCATTCCCCATTCAATATCTTTTAATATAGTAACTTCTTCTTCATCGTAAAACTTAAATGCCAATGAATGTCTAGGGTGATGTCCTGTCATACCAAGTGATTTGCCATATTCTACATTGTCATATGTAATGACAAGACCATCAATAGGATAACCTTTTACATCTGCAAGGTCTTTTAAATACTCGATAATCACATTGATATCATCTGTTTTGCTGTTATATTTCGAATAAGGAACAACGTCAAAACCTAATTCTTCTGCGAATTTGAACCCATCCGTAAATCTTGTAAATCCATAAGGGATCTTCCAAGCAACAAATTTTACATGGCGGTCTTTTGCAATTTTACTGTCTAGCTGTCTAACTGATCCACTTGCCAAGTTACGAGGATTCTTATATTTTTCACCATCTTTAAGTTTTAAATTGATATTATAGAAGTCTTCTTTTGTGATAATTGCTTCGCCCTCAATCTCAAACTTCTTATCCACATCAATAGATACAGGTAAATTATCGAATACTCTAGCGTTGTGAGTAATCAATTCCCCAACCTCGCCATTTCCTCTAGTCTCACTCTGAATTAATTTACAACCATCATATGTATTTAAAACCGTAAGACCGTCCATCTTAAGTGAAATAATGCAATCTTTTCCATTAGAAAATTTCACTAAATCATTAACGGATTTTGTTTTGCCAAGAGAAAGCATTGGATGTGAATGTGTTACTTTCTCAAGTTTTGTTTTGACCTCATATCCTACAATTTGTGTAGGACTATTGAGATAAACAACGCCAGTTTTTTCTTCTAATTTTACAAGCTCATCGTATAAGTTATCCCATTCATAGTCTGTCATAATAGGATTACCACTGTTATAGTAAGCATCTGATGCTTTGTTAAGTGTTGAAATTAATTCTTTAATTCTATCTACTCTATTCATAAATTACCTCATCGTTATAATCAAGAAACGAAGATACATGCACTGTTGCACAATCTGTATTATTAAAAATCATATCTAATGTTTCTGTTGTATCTTCTACCATTGCGATTTTATTCTCTGGAATGTTATGTTTCTTTGCAAAATTTTTTAAAACCTCAACTTTCTCTGGCTTTGATGATGTTCTAATAATGTGGTCTTTTGGAATTCCATAACCGTCATAACAGAACTTAAGCTTTGAATCCCACTCTTCGGTCGATGCTTTAGAACAAACATATACATTATCCGTTCCTTTTCTTTCAATAAAATTTTGGAATAATTTAATTGGAGATACAGTAGAATACATATCTTCTCCTGCTGCCATTTTTCTATCCCATTCTTCGTCATCAATACAATGTTTATTAACACCAAATTCATACGGTGCTAATACTCCATCTACATCAAAGAAAATCACTGTGTCTAGTTGTAATAAATAACTCATTAATGTATTCATTCTTTATTCTCCCTCTTTAATTCCACAAAACTCTTTAAATAATTCCATAAATTCTTTTTCTTCTGGAAAGAAAATATCACGTTTCTTTGTATTACTACACCAAGCAATGAAGTTATACATAAGCTGACCAAATCTTAAGTCAGGATAATTCTCACTCCAAATTGTTGCTAGTTCTTTGCAAAATGGGTATGTTCTATTCGGATCTCTCATTAATTTTCACCCTTTCTTGGCTTTCTTCCACATGTCTTCTTTTCTGTACAGAATCCAGTTTTCTCACATTTTGGTTTGCATGTCATATCAATCAATGTCTTCCATTCTTCTGAATATTCTCTTAATGCATTAAGATAATCTTTCATTAACTGATTTCTATATTCCCAATATGCTCTTGTGCAAGTTCTCTGAAACGACATATCAACAACGTTTCTGAAATTACGTTTGTCTACCATTTTACTTTGATATGCTATAGGTAATGCCATTGTCGCATCTTCGACTGGAATGTTGTATACATTGATAAATTTTCTAATCATGTCATTAATATCACTCATCATCAATGACCATTCTGCCAAGGCATCTATATTATTTGTAATTGTAGGTGGAGTCACATATTTAAATCCTTCACCTTTGGAATAATTGATATATCTCGTAGATGCTTGTAATCTAGTTGGTAAACCTCCTACATGTGTATACCATTCACGCAAAACCTTTGCTGAATATCCATCAATAATTGCATATACGTCTGGAAATTCCCATGTTCTTCCGTGTTCACTTTCGATACAATCTAAACCACGTTTATAATTTTTCTCATTGTCAGATGTATTTGCTCCCCAACATACACCTGCATATCGTCCAATCATTGTGATAGGATATTTTGTTGTGTCTTTTGTGACTATTACTGTTCCCATTTTATTCTCCTCCAATAATTGCTGGTTTTAATTTTGGCTTTACAGTATTTGCCTTGCTAATTAGACTTTTAAGTTCTTCTGCAAATTCATATGAACAACTTGTGATAAAATGCTCCTGTACTTTTGCTATATCACTTGTTGCAACTTCTGTATGAATCTTTGCGTCGATCACATATGTACCTCTTTCATATTTGATATTTACCATTCTTCTTTTCCTCCAATGTTATAGGCTCAATTACTTCCTCTATTGTGTATTCTCTAATATTCTTTTCTATTTTCATTGTTGCTCCAATCAATGTTATAAATACATTTCTGAACATGTGTTACAACAAATTTAGCGTTCTCGAAATGTTTTACTACTTTTTCACTGTAAATAGTCAGTTCTACAGAAGTTTTGTTTTGTTTAGCAGCCTGTCTGATTTCTTTTTCAATAAAGTCAATGTCTTCAGAATAATCATTAGATATCTTTCTAGCTTTATCTGCTGTTAGCTTCTTTCTTTTCCAAACAACTTCTTTCGTGTCGCACATAATTAGGTCTGTAATAAAGAGAATTGAAGCAATAGAACAAGCAGCAATCATTAAAATATTTAATTCTGTCATATATTCCCTCCCAATGAAAATGCTATCTTTCGAGATATATAGATAATATTGTGTGTTGCAATAATTTTAACACAATATATAGTTCATAGATATATTATCATATACCATATGCTGTATTAAAATATAGATGAAACTTAAATTTCATTTACTCATTTCATTACGTTTTTCAACAATGTAACCCTTGTTAATAACCCTACACCGCCAGGAACAGGAGTTACATAACAACTTTCATAATAACCTTCGACTTCTTCTCTGTTAATATCTCCACACAATTTGCCATATTCATCTCTATTGATGCCAACATCTATAATAATGGTATTACCATAGAAGCAAGAAGAATCAAATTTCTTAGGCTTGCCAATTGCAGAAATAACAATATTTGATAATATCATTAAATGTTCCATATGATATTTTTCTGTCTTACTATTGCAACTAATAACTGTCGCACCTTTGTCGATCAACATATTCACAAGTGGTTTTCCAACTATTTCACTTCTTCCTAATACAGTTACTAATTTACCTCTTAAATCAATATCGTTAGCTTCGAGCCAATCAATAATTCCCTGCGGAGTACATGGATTATAGAGCGAATCCATTCTGAAACCATCTACATCTTTTTCTGGACTGATAAACTGCTGTAATGTTTTTACGTTGTATTTGTCTGGAATAGGAAGCTGGATGATGATTCCATCAACTTCCTCTGATTTGTTAAGTTCTTTAATGATTTGGCATAGATCTGATTCATCAAGATTTTCATAATCTGTAATATGTACATGATTGAACTTGATCCCAACATACTCACAATCTTTTCTTTTGCCATTTACATAAGAGTTACTTGCTGCATCATTCCCAATCTGAACCACTGTAAGGCAACGCTGTCTTGGTGATTTTTCGCATAACTCTTTTAGTTCTTCTTTTAAATTAGCTGCATATTCTTTACATGAAATTTTAATCATTTGATTCTCCTTATAACTGTTCCAGTAAACTTCTAATCGGTTCTCTGCCAATATTTTCTTTAGCCCAACTGATATATCCAGGATTCATTTCGGCAACATCAATAAGTTTCTGTCCTTTATATTTACCAAAATCTAAGACATATTCATCAAGTTTTGGCACACTATCTTCTTTGATTTCACCAAGAATTTCGTCTAATTCATCTTCATAAGTCATATCTAAGTTTGGTCTACTTGATAGGTAATCACAGAGATGTACTAAAAATTGGTCATCTGTTTCTGGTTTAGGAAGAACTACTTTACTTCTTTTTGTAGATGTCCATTCACCTGAATGACTCTCACATAATCTAGCAATATAGTCCTTAAGTTCTTGGCTGATATCATGCTCAACTACTGTCTCACGAATCCATTTTCCTGCAATTAGAGGATGATCATGCAATGAATACTGCGAACCATTCAGACCACATTTTATAGCATCATGGAAAATTGGAGTGCATCTTAAGCAATCTCTTTTAACTGAATCAGTCTTTTCTTTAACATATTCCAAATCAAGTATGTAATTCATAATCTCAGCAAACATAAAAATATGCATGAGCTGTCCATGTGTCTTACACTGTGTTGCGTTGTGATATTTAAGTGATGTACTACTTGGGATCATGAAGATATAATCTGGAATATCATTAATCATATCTTCGCAATAACTTTTAATCTCTTCTGTTTCAAACTTTGTTAGAAGTTCCTCGAAAACTTTTACTTTATTCATTTATTCTCCTTATTGTTCGTCTTTTAATACCTATAATTGGTTGAGTAATTCCAGCCAATTCTAATTGTCGTGTCGATTTTCTAAACACATAATCTATATTTTCCATTAATTTAATTGTTCCATCTTCTTCAAGATGTTTATTCGGAATCCATACGTTTTGATTTGTATGATTGATTACAAATCGCTTCGCATTTCTGTTCCCATATTTCCTTTTTATAAGATTTAATGGAATTCCTTTATAATATTGAGTCTCGTAATTCATACCTAATTCCCTTTCAAATAGTTTTTGAAGTAATATTCAAAGTACATTCTGATAAATACGCCTGAATATTTATTCTCCTTCATGAAAAATATTGGTATGTTGTATTTAAACCAGAAGCTATGAAGAGAACCTATAAATGATTTTTTGTTGTACTGCGTGTTGTAATTACCACATGCAACATCGCCATAGTCAGCATTCTCTATTAGTAATACTTTTGTTTTTGGTGCAAGACTTAACTCTTTTTCAAACCTGTCTCTACCGTTCGTGAAGTTTCCACTGATTTCTTCAAGGCTTCCTTTTCTTTCAATACAGACTTTTCGGTTGAAGTACAAGTCTCTTGGTATTGCTAGCTTCTCATTCTTGGGGATCATAAAACTATAATCCCCATAATCAAGAGCTTTTTTCTTATAATTAATCTTTTTCTTATCAAAGTGTTCTAAAATGTGATCACACTTCTGTTCCCTCGTGTCTACAAGAATAACCATAGAAGAAACCAATTCATTAATTTCTTTGTCTGTATATTTAAAACTATCTATCATCTTCTAAACTTTCCTTTACTATGAATTTCTTGAGCCAATATTCAAACTTATCTGGCACATCTGCATAGATTTTTTTACCTGTTTCTGGATTTATTTCACCGGTAGGTTCTTTTTTATTCTTTTTCTCAAGGGAAATAATGTATAGAACATCAGTTTCATCAAAAGGCTCTTTATTATATTGATTCGTCCACATCTTCACTTGGCGTGTTTTACCACTGTAGATTTCATAAAGAGTAATGTTTGTAACAGTTTTTAACACTTCCAAACCAGACACGTAATACATTCGTTTGTTTGTTTCAGGATCTACAATATTTATAATTCCAAGAATCTCATGCTGATTGTCAATTTTTTCTTTTAAAGAAAGTTCTTTATATTTGTTGTTTGAAACTAATTCGTTTAATAATCCAACAGAATCTATTTTATTGAATTGTTTTTCAGTTTCATGTCCATATTTCTTCAAACATTCAAAAGGAATATTGTTTTTTATTGCTTTTTCTTTTGACATCTGCTTAATTCCGTTTATTAAATCAAAATACGTAGTAATCTGCAATAAAGTATTTACATCTCCATAATTGTCAAAATAGTTGATTCTGATCAATTTATTGATAATTGTTTTATTGATTGAGTTGGAAGTAAGAGCTGTTAAAACGTCAATGAAAGAGCTATATTCCTTTAACCCTAATTCATACAATGTATTTACAACACCCTCTCCGAATCCTTTTACACTTGATAAATTTGGATAAATCAATTTATTTTTCTCATCTACCGTAACAGTTCTATTATCATTGCCAAACTTATAATCACCTAATTTATATCCATAGAATTTGATGGACTCTTCAATAAGAGCATTTATCTTATCTTTTTTATTCTTTTGTTGATAATGATTTATCGCAACTTCGTAAAATGTTGATGTATGGTGTGCTTTAAACCATGCTATATATGCAGAATCACCAGCCATTGAATAAGCATGAGGGGAATTAAATGCGTAATGAGCTGAATCCTCAATTACGCTCCATACATTTGAAAAATTATCTAAGTTACCAAATTCATTTTCCCAATCTTTTTTTAATTCAATAAGAAGTTTTTCTTTCTTTTCACCTTTTAATTTCTTTTTAGAAATAGATTTAATAACACCATATGTATCTCCCATTTTCATTCCTAAAAACGAAAGAACTTTCATAATTGATTCCTGATACAGCATAAAGTGTGCTGTATCATTCAACAACTCATCAATCTTTTCTTCTCCTGTTGTATATTCGGATCGATTAAGAAATCTGTTTAGCAGAGATGCAAATCCTGGTCTAATCGCAGCAATAAAGGCAGACAATTCAGCCAGTGTCTTAGGTTTATATTTTTTAACTTTATTTGTAGTAGATGCTTTCTCACATTGATTCACACAGCAAGTAATACCTTTTTCATAGATATCCCATGTTGGTTTATCATCTTTAATCATTTCTCTAAGTTCTTCGAAAGACGGTACCTCTCTTTCAATTGCTTTAAAACATTTATAAATCAAAGATACACTGTCTACAATAAGAAAATCTTCTTTAACATAACCAAAATCATCTAATACTCCACCTTCTACGCAAGCGCACAGCGTACGTTTCCCAGTGGTTTTAGAGATTGCAGTTATGAGACCAACTTCTCTTCTAATATCTCCATCGAAAATTAAGTTTCCACATGCATGTACTTTTAAATTAATTGTAATTCCTTGATAATCGTTACTCTTTCTAAATAGATCAATATACTTCTCAGGAATGTAATCTTCTACATTGATAAATTCTTTCTCTTCTTCTTCTGCATATTTCAATGCATCTTCATACTCATCTATGTATTTAGAAATCTGAGTTGCCATAGCAGGTTCTACATCATTTGCACCTGCGTATAATTGCCATGCTGCTTTTTTCTTAAGCTTTTCTACTGCCATAAGTGGCATACAACCATATTCTCCAAGTAATTTTTTTGTAGCTTTAATAAATGGTTCTTGATCTGAAATATTTAAGTCAATATCTGGCATCATTCCAGCATCTACACGTTCTTTTGTAAGGAATCTTTCAGGATAGATTGGGATATCAGAATTGAATCTATCAACAGTTGTAAGACCGATTAATTTATTAGTAATATATGAAGCAGCACTTCCTCTTGATGTTGTAGTAAGAATACCACCCTCATTATTGATTGCATCTTCTACTATTTTTTTACTTGTCAAGAAATAGTCTACAACACCAGAATTCATTACTTCTTTTGCTTCGTATCTAATTCCATCTGCTCGGTCTTTTGATTTGATTTTTTCTTTTGAATATGCTTTATTAAGGTCATTCATATAAATCTTACATTTTTCTTTATATGTCTTGTCCTTATACATACTAGGAATTTTAAAACTTCTATCTAATACAATTTCTTCACATTCATTTACAAAAACATTAGTGTTCATAAATGCTCTTAATGCCAATTTTTCATCTAATACATTTTGATTTGCAAATCTTTCAAGACCTGTTAACATATCTGGATAGTCCATAAACCATCCTTGTTCTTCGGGATATGTTACTTTTTTATACTTTAAAATCTGATCTCTTTTTACTTCTCCGACATCATTGATATAATGACTATCTAATCCTGCTATTATATCTATTCCATTTTTTTCAGACAATCTAAGAATTCTTTCATTCAATTTTTTCTGCGGATCAGTATTATTTGTCTGTACTTCAAAGAAAAAATTGTCTTGAAAATGTTCATGTATCTTTAACCAAACATCAGAAGCGTCATCATACCACCATCCGGCAATACATGCAGACGTAACAATTACATTATCTTTTGGAATATTCATTAATAATTCTAAGTCAATACGTGGTCTGTAATAATATCCGTCAATATTTGCCATAGATAAGGCGTAATTGATATCTCGTCTTCCTTCTGCATTTTTTGCAACTAAAACAATATGACAGTTTGTCCTATCTTTTTCATGTCTATCTTTAACCCAATAAGCTTCAGTTGAATGTCTATATCTTAATTTTTCTTTTTCTGCTACGGTGTATACATGAAAATGATTTCCTTGATTGCCGTGTTCACCAGAAAACAAACATTTTGCTTTCAGCTCATGACATCTATTTGCATAGTTTTCAATAGATTCACCACTATCTGCAATTGTCGGATTGCTAAAATCTTTATGACAATGATAATTTTCAAAGTACAGATTTTCACAATAATCCTTTGTTTCATATGGAAATTTAAAGTTTAATGTAGGAATTATTTCTTTAATTAATTTATTTCTTTCCACTAACTAACCTCTCCAATTTCATCACACACTGCTTTCAATACAAACTTTCTACCAAGGAAACCAGAGTCCAAACTACAAACGATTTCCAACTCATCATTTATCATGCTATGGTCTTCATATTCATCAAAAGATCCATTGAAATTCCATTTAATAATCTGTAAATAGTCATTCGGTTTAACCACAAGATGCTTATAATTACTCATCTGACCAATCTCATAATCTGTAATTCCATCAATAAAGAATCGTACAGATTTAAAGTTTTCGCCAGACACTAAGTCAATCTGCTTAATATAGTCAATTAGTTTTCTTGTAATGTCAGACACATCAATCTGAGCATCTACAGTAACCGTTGTATCAAGTTTTAATTCATGGAGATTATTCTCGATATAAGATAAGAATTGTTCGAAATCATTTTTATTAATTTGAATTCCTGCTGCAAGTTCATGTCCATCAACTTTGGCTAATCCACTATCATTACAGATTCGTCTAAAATCTTCTACACCAACAGCTCTCATAGAACCTGCATATTTATTACCAACATCCTTTAATACAAGGATTGGTCGTTTGTATTTTTCTAGTAATTTATTTCCAAGTAATCCTGCTACACCATAAGGAGTATCAATTAAAACTGTAATCATTTTTTTATGTAATTGCTGTTCACATTGCTCAATCACGTCAGGAAGTAATCTATCTACTTCTTCATTCTGATCTTCTTTACAACCTTTTAATTCTTTAATGTATTTAAGAACCGTCTTATTTTCGTCTGCAAGAAATGCTTTTACAGCAACTTCATTTTTGCCCATTCTATTCGCAGCATTAATAATTGGCGCAATACTAAAAGAAATTGCTGTACTATTAAAAGGAAAACTGCCAACTATCTTTTTAATTGCAGGATTATAAATTTGTTGTAGTCCTTGATATACAATATATCTATTCTCCATAACGGTCATATCCATCATGTCGGATACCAAACCACAAGCTGCTAAGTCCATTAATTCATCTGCATAATAAGTACCAAATTTACTATCAAGATATTTACAGAACTTCCATACTACACCAGAACCTGAAAGATGTGGATTATCATATGACCTCTGAGACGATACCAAGATTACATAATCATCATACGGAATCTTTGAGTTAATTGCATGGTGATCAAGAATGATAACATCTACGCCATTATCACTTAATTCTTTATATTGTTTTTCGCTATTGTCCAAGCTATCCACAATAATAAGTAAATCAAATGACATGAATTTTTTTAAATCCTGTCCTTTAAGACCATGTTTCTTACCTTCATCAATAAAAGGAACTGCCTTGGTAAAAAGGAAATTGTCTAAATATCTTGTGATAATAGCACCGGACGACACACCGTCCGTGTCTGTATCCCATAATACCGCAACTCTTTCTTTATTTTCGATAGCTAATTCAACTCTTCTTGCAGCGTAGTCTATATTAACCAAGCTATCTAATGGTAATAGATTTTTTTCTGTAGGACGAAGAAACCCTTCAATATCATCAATACCTCTTTGTTCAAGAATCGTATTAAAAATTTCTTCCTCATACATACCTCTGCAATCATTTAAGATATTATAATTCTTCGTCATCATCATCTCCGATCATTTTTATCTCATTGTTTAATATGTGCTTTAATTTTTCTTTACCCATATCAGATGGAGAAACTTTGTCGGTGTATCCTTTGTCAAAGTAATCCCAATAACCAATCTGTAATTCAGAAAACCTTGAATAACCTTTCAAAAAATCAATATTTCTCATAATGTATTCCATCTTATATCCTGCATCGTGCATGAATATTACTTTCTTAGGATTAAGCTCAAGCAATATCTGTATCTGTTTTTTGCTTATACTTCCACTACCAAGAGAAACACAATTTCTAATTCCATACGTATGGCATTGCATTGTTGATTTTTCTGCTTCGAATATCAACACTTCGCCACCAGTTAAGAATTCATAATTTTGCGAATATCCATATAATGTATTGCTCATTAAACACGGACTCTGATAAAAATACTTTATTTCGCCATCTTCTACATCATAGTTAAATCTTTCTTTTACACCCATTAGCTGACCAAACTGATTTCTAATTGGTATTGTTATTCCTTGAGATTCTACGTCATAACCTATTTCAAAGAACCTTTGAGTTCTAAGTGATATGTTGTCTTTAAGAAATCTCATGTTTCCACATTGAGAAAACTGATTTAAAATCGATTCATCATAAATCTTAGACTCACTGGCTGTTCGTCTTTTTCTTACCCTCTCATAAAACCCTCCAAAGATTCCTCTTTTGCCAAAGAAATCAAAATAATCTGTAATTCCAAGAACATGTTTAACTTCATTTAATACTTCTTTAAATTCAACATGACGCTGTGAAATAATATAAGAGAATAAATCTGCTTGAATATTTCTCGCATAATCATGTACATATAAGAATCTATTTTCTTTTAAATTGATTACAATTGATTTCTTTGATGAGACTTCATCTCTTCCGAATTGCATATATCTGTCTCGAATGACAATATTACAATAACCGAAATGTTCCAATACTTCTTTGAGTTTATCAGGGTGATTTAATAATTCTTTCTTAACATCTTCAAGCATATCACCTAGCACCTCATTTACTTTTTATTACCTAATTTCTCCATGTTTCGGATAACATTGTGCAATTTCTCTAAAAATAGAATGATCCCCATCATATTTTAGGATATACGCTTTCCCATTATCCTGTGAGTTAACACCATTTCGTGCTTTCTCAACAAATAAACATCTATACACGCCAGTAGGATCAATTTTATATGGTTCTTCAATCCACTTTTCATTGACCTTTTTCAGTCTGAATGGACGACAGTAATATTTGCCCTTTTCTTCAAATTCTTCTGGATACATATTCCTCATAAGGAAATAATTTTCCAAGATCTCTTTAAGCTGACGACTATTTGATGTGTTACCAGAAGACAAAAACAACTGACCTCTTGTTGATTCCGACAACTGTACTGAAGCCATCATGATAAGATTGTATTTCTTAGCCAGCTTATGTAAATCTCTACTATCTCTAATAAGAGCTAAGTCCTGTCTGCTACTTGTCATATCCGATTCCTGCATTTTAAACGTGTCATAAAGCACAGTATCATATGCATAGCGTAATACATTTTCTCTGATTTTCTTCTTTACAACACTCATGTTTGCATCTTCAATGGAAATAAATTTTACTCGTCCCTTATAATTTTCTCTCCAATATTTCTGAACAAGAGCAAGATGCTCTCTATCTTCTTTAGTAATATTCCCAGAAGTCATCTTCTTTTTTGTAAGTTTAAAATAGCGATTATATTTTCCAAGAAGCCAAACCATGAACTTAACCTTGAATTTCTTAATGCTTTCCTCGTTTGATATAATCAATACTTTACGGTCTCTATGTAGTAAAGCCATAATTATTGTTACAAACCAAGTTGACTTACCACATGATGAGAAACCACCCATCATAGTAAATGTTCCCTCTAAGAGTCCTAATGTTTGGTTTGATAAAAATGGAAAACAATTCATTTCTTCGCCATTTACATCATATCCGGCAATATCAAACGGAACTCCATTTTCTTCACCATCTGCACAAGAATCAATAAATTCATCATCAAAGTCAATCTCTTCTTCCTCAAGAATCTTGCTAGAATATCCAGTTCCATAAGAACTTATTCTTGCCTCATACCAATCTGTAACTTCTTCTGATGTCATTTTTCTAAACATCTTTAGAGGAATAATCTTTTTACCATTGCTTTCAATCTCTTTGAGTAGGTTAAAACCATCATCATGTAATTTAAGAATAATATTTTCACGATACAAAATATCAATATAAGTATCAAAATTCTGTGTATTGATAATATCAATCTGATGTTGAATGGTTTCCCAACCGCCCATATCTTCGTAAATTTCAATCGTTTCTTCCGGAAGATTAGAAAGAATTGTTACCTCATCTAAAGAATAAAACCCTTTAATTCTAAGCTGATTAAGCATTGCGAAATAAAATCTTCCATCGCTTGTTATAAAATCATTTCTGTCAAAACATGTGTCATCGAGTAATAACATGTCTTTAAAGAAACAACTAATTACATTTCCCTCAACTTCGATCCTGTTCTTTAACAACTGAGATGGATATTTTTCTTTAACTCCTGATATATATTCTGCCATATCTATCGTACCGCCTATTCTATTTCGTCTAATGCTCTGCGCTTATTTTTTCGTTTATAATGGATTTCTGGCATATCAACTACGACTTCTCTGATAGCAGACTCTTCCACATTGACTTCTTGAGCTTTCTTATAATCAGCAAGGTTATTACTTAGGACAACAGAAAAATACCTTATTCTTCCGTATTCTTTTTCAAAATCCCTACTCATCAAATTATGTAAATAGTCAAAATTCTCCTGCAAATATGACAGGATAAGTTCATAACCGTACACCTTTACAAGAGCATTTATTTCTTTATATATAGCCGTATTTGTTATAATGTATCCAAATATCTTATTAATGCATTCATATGTATCATCCTTTACTTTTCTTTCAGCAAGGACTAAATCATATTCTTCTTCATTGCAGTAGTAGGTATTAACCTTACCTACTACTACTTTGAAAGCTGTCTTTTGATCTATTTGAGAACCACATTTACGGCATTTAACTTTTCTTGCCATAAACACTTATTCTCCTATTTCATCATGTCGTAAATCTTTTTCAGACCATCTTCGTTAACATCATTAAGTTTTCCATACTCTGCGATTACAGCTTTAACCTTTGCTTTGAGGTCTGCATCTTTGCACTCTTTGAACATTGTTCTGATTACTCCATCAAGGTCTTCTGGATAATCACTAGATGCTTCTTCTGTTGCAGGCGTGTCGATGTCATCAATATCGTCTTCCGCAAAAGGAACTTCTTCTTCCTGTGCTGTTGGAGTTGGCGTTGACTCTGTGGTTGCTGCTTTTACAGGTGCTGTAGCCTTTGGTCTTTTACTAAGTTCTGTCTTAGATTTCTCCATACCTTCCTCTACAGTTTTTACAAACTCGGATCCCATGTTTCCTTTATCAAAAACCAAATATTCTGGAACAGCTCCGTCTGCAAATCTTCCACCTGCATCAATGAGGGTAGTTCCACGGAAATAAAGTTTTCTCACCTCATCCGTTGCGTAACGTTTAGCGTTATCTCCTTCCCCTCTTATTTCTACATTCCTGTCGATAACTCCAGTAAGTGTTACATCAAAAATGTCTCCAAAAGCAGCTTCATATGCACTTACAAGATTTGAAGTTAACTGCTGATATCCATCTTCTTCAAGACCGCCCTTTTCTTTGATTGTTTTGAATTTTGTATGCGCAATAGCCCATACACCGATTCCTGCGTCAACAATTTCTTCAAGATAATCTTTAATCATATTCGCTGCGTACTTTTGACCTTCTTGATATCCACCCATCGCCGCATTAATTGTTTTAACCTTTTTACTTGGATTTTCAATATTGCTAATCCTAATTGTTTCTGCCTCAAAGAATGGTACTAATTCATCAACAGTATCGAAACAAACAATTTTGATATTATGTGGTGCTGGCACATACTTCCCTTTGACTACTTTTCCTTTTTCGTCTCTTTCAAATAATCTTTTATGTACTAAGTACTCTTTTAATTCAACAACATCTTCATAGCTTCTAATTCTTGTACTATTTACATTATCAAGAAGCTTTACTCCTTTTTCCTTACCACACTGGGCAAGAAGTCCATTACAAGGATCTCCGTATTTTGCAATAATCGTATCTCTAAACAAAGTTGATTTTCCAAACTTTTTAATAGAACGTAAATAAATAGTTAAATCCTTAATATCTGTTGAAATTTTATTAATTACTGGTAATTCCATATGTCAATTCTCCTTATAGTAAATATATTTTATTATTAGAGAGCATATAGCCCTCGTACTTACAGAATGTCATCATCATCATCATCGACAACTTCATTTTCAAACAGGTCTTCTGAATCCGGGATTGCTTCCTCTATAGGTTTAATAATCATATCTTCGTCAGTCCAAACCGTATCCTGTCTTCCTTTAGTAAATCCACGAGCAGGTTTTACAAGCTGATATTCACGAATTCTATCGCCATATACATTTCCACCAATCTCGGCTCGAATATCATCCATTGTAATAATCCCTAAATCCAAATCTTCTCGCTGTTCGTCAGTAAGCATATCCTCTGTTATTTCTGTTTTCTGCGCTCCATTAAGCATATTAACAATCGCACCATACTCTTTATAAGTATCGTCATCTACCATAAATTTGTGCCTAAATGCTTCAGCTTTTTTCTTTCCTTTTTCATCATCTTCTGGAACAGGAATTACAATTGTAACTGGAACAGGAATATTAGCCTTACGATTCTGATCGTATTCCATCATATGACCATTCACATAATACTTACCTTTTTCCTCTACGCTCATCTCATCAAGACTTTCACTATTGAAGATGATGTTGATTGTTGCTGTTGAAGACGGTTCTGCATCATCTGCTGCAAGATAGATTCTTGTAGGAATATAAGACTCATATACTTTCTGCTGGCTATCTGAATACTGATATTCACCATTGCCACGAATAAAGAACAACTTGTCTTTATATTTCTCAGAATCAATTACTTTCTTAATGAAGTCGATGTAATCCATTTCTGAAATAAACTCGTGTCTCTTCTTATTGCTCTTCTCAAGAGCTGTTGTAACATCATCTTTTGACTCAAGACCAACTGATTTAAGCTCTTCATCTGTAAGTTCTTTGCCCTCATGAAGTTTGTCTGCAATGTTCTGAAGCTTATATCTTCTTCCTGGGTGCTCAAGATCAATGATGAACTTCTTAAACTCAGCAATCTCTGCAAGTCTAGGAGATGTAAGTCTTTCTTTAAATGGAATCTGAATAGACTCACCTTTTACTTTATTACCGTTCTCATCTACTCCACCTTTAGTGAATGAATAGATATCACCGTGTCCATCAGCAAATGCACCTGCTGTAACAGTTAACATATGTCTGTTATCTCCACATGTTACATTGAAGAATAACTGTTTTCTTACCCAACCTGATGGATAAGTCTTCTCAGTATAAGGATGAAACTTCTCTGTCTCTTTACTGATGCTTAGTTTTCCTGTCATTTCAAAATTCATAAAATTTTGACCTCCTTAAAAATAAAAATTTATGTAAAATATTGTTAATAAAACAATCTATCTAAACGTCCAACCGGACGGAACACAAAAATAAATTTATGTAAAATCTATATGAAACAGCGATTTCATGGTACAAAAAACCAAAGGTACGCTGTACGACCATATTTTTATTCTCTATTTAGTTTTGATTTAATTTGAAATTGTGAACCGATTTGGTTCTTGATTAAGATGTTTAATGAAACTTTGTTTTCATCAACTGATTTTGTATGCAAGTCTCGTACCTGTAAAATGCTCATTGACTATTCTGCAATACAAATGATACTCATCATGCTCCAAGTCCTCTATATTTCTATCTTCATAGATACTAGCACCAGGATTCTTTGATGGAAATACCACCCTTGATCCATCATATTTTTCATATGCTTCACAATAACTTTCCCAATCATCTGCAAGAACTACTCTTGACTGATGATCTCTAATATCTTTATTCTCATCTATAGCAAGATTAGTTTCTATAATTTCTATCATTGGCTTATTCTCCTATTTTGATTCAGGTTTTAATGTTGCTTCTAGTAATAACAGTATTAACCAAATTCCAGTTGCAATTGACCATTTGAATGTCCACCCAAAGCAAATTGTAATCAGTTTTATAAATCCACATGTAACAATCCAACTAAGTGCAAGTACAATGAAGATTCCGATAATAATACCAAGAATTTTCAAGAAAGGTTCTTTCATTTATTTGCCCTCTTTTTACTATATACTATACAAACCAATCTGCTTCATCTTCTTTAAGAACAATTTCATCTCATATCCTGTAAGTCCAACACCAACGTTTCCAATTTTTGCTTCGTCCATCAAATCTTTATCACAAGACTGTAAAATATGTCTACCTGAAGCTTTGTGAAGAATTGAAACTACCTGTGTGTAATTGAATTCATCATTTTTTCTTTCGTACTCAACACCGTACTTGTCTTCATTCACTTTTACAAATCCGATATCATTCAATTTATCGTCTACTGTTTCAAAAAGTTTCATGTCTGCCTCCTATCGAAATTAATCCAAAATGGCTTTTGCAATCGCAAGCGCAACATTCACAATTACTTTTGCAACAATTGGCGCAAACACTAAACATTTGATAATTGTCCATCCAATCATACTCCCTGTAAGTGTCCCTGCATCATATGCAGTGCATACAATAATAATTGGTTTAATGAATAATAACCAACCGCCAGTGTAAATACCAAGTGCAATTCCAACAATAATGGTAATCCAAAATAAAGTTTCTCTCATTTACTTACCCTCTTTTTTGGACTTCTTCTTTGCAGCAAGTTCAGCTTTTGCAAGCTCATTGTCCAACTTAGCAAATACAGAAGTCATCTTAGCGTAATGTGGTTTCTTAGATTTTCTTTTCTCTGATCTAGCAAGTTCTTCCTTAACCCATTCCTTAGTCCCTTTTTCATAAGGATTCTTCTTATAAGTGTAAACCTTACCTGCGTCTCTTCTTTTCTGCATTCTTTCTTCTCTCGTCATGTTACTTATCTCCTTTTCTTATTTATTCTCTCCAATGATATGGAGTTCTTCATCGCAATAATGACCCTGATTGTGTAATCTATCAAGCATTCTCGCGATGAATCTCTTGCACTGCCTTGCAAGAAGTGGCTCAAAATCTATGTCGTATATCTTAGCCAAAGTCTTGCATCTGCGAATCTGATTGGTTGATGGTCTTCTATACTTATGTGGAATCTTCCATTTTCCATCTACTTTCTTGATTCCACACTTCTTACAAATATGTATTTCTTTCTCCCATGAGTCATACGGATCATCGAAATTACAGAAGTGCTTAATCTTGTACTTCTTAATCATTTCTTTGTCACAATACGGACATCTCATAATTTTTCACCACCTATTAATATTATTCTCCACTTTACTACCGAATTTTAAGTCCTCGTTTGAAAGTGGTAAGTCAACCAAGACTAATAGATTGTACACGACTCGAACGTGTTTCTTCCTATTATAATGCATTACATCGTTGAGAAAGCGAAAAGAACAGGACTGCATTATTTTTCAATAAGATGTTCTACCAATGAACTAACAACCTACTTTGCACTTTAAGAAAGGAGGTGTGCAAAACATGAATGCAAAAATCAAATGTCTTCTGCGACGAGTTGACTGTACAGGATTCGAACCTGCGACCCTCTCTTGCAATAGATACTCTCCCATCTGAGCTAACAGTCAAACCATTTTGTAAAATGTAAATACCCTATGTTGGGGTAATGCCATATGTCATTCGTGCTGCTCGCATAACACACGAATGTAAAATACAGAATTGAGCATTTTTGTACCGATTTCATCATTCTTGCTCAAGGAATGAAGGTCTCATATGGCTAATACTGGCAACGAGATTTGAACTCGTATGGTGTTTTCACCGCTTGATTTTAAGTCAAGTGCGTCTGCCATTCCGCCATTCCAGTTCGATGTGCATTTCTGTACATCTTTTGTTATGCTATATATTTATGTAATTCACCATATCTATAAGGCAAACCATATTTTTTGCACCATTTTCTAACAGCATTATCTGAAACCCCATATATCTTACCAATTGCCACAAAAGATTTTTCATAAATCAACTTTTCCAACTCTTCTTTTGGCGGTATGTTCTTTGCTTTTTCTTTGTTTCTACAATCAATACACATCTTGCTTTCAAGATGTATTTCATTAATATTACATACTGGACAAATTTTTTTCTTTGCTTTTCGATCTTTCATAGGTATATAATTTATTCTTTTATTTAAATTTCTACCTGCAAAGGTTGGAAGCTGACTATTACAATTTGGGCATATCCATCTTAAATTTTGTAACTGATTATTATGATTATCTCCATCTATGTGATCTAAAATCATTGTTAAATCTTTATTGTTCCAACATTTTAATTGTCCACAAATTTCACATCTACTATCATCACTAATCCGTTTGAACCACCTTCTTAACACACTCTGTGTTACTGTGCTATTAATACAAAATACATTTTGTGGTGTTCTTTCAACACATCTAAGATTTCTAAAATGATTTGTTGATATATTATATTTTTCTAATCTTTTTTTAACTGTTTTATCGTTACTGCCATTTCTTGTTTTATAACCTAATTTACTAATAACTTCTGCCATAGAAAATGATTCATTTACAATTTTTTCTAATTCTTCTTTCGAATAATTGTCTACTAATGCACTTATTGTTATCACCTCACTATATAATATAATTGTATTTAACTAGGCTGATGGGTAACGCTCCCATTAATGTAGCTATGTGTTTACTTATTCACCACAGCCCATTGGATTTCCACAATGACCTTTCATAACATTGTGGCAATTTGAGCGATTTCTATTTCTGTTTCATAAGATTTTTTCAGCATTTCATTCTTTACTTACTTTTTTCACTCAAAAACATATATCTTTTCAGTTTATGAGCTATCTTATAACGGTACTGTGTCTAGGTCTACTCCAGAATCTTGTACTTCGATTCCTTTTGTTTTACGTTCATTTAAGGCTTTTGTTCCAATTCTCTAATTATTGCTCACCATACAGGCTGAACGACGGGTTTTGAAATTAAAAGATGGATGGTGGATTCGAACCACCTTTATAAGATTCATTGCTTCGAATGTGCATCTTCTTAACAACTTCACTTACAACCACAGCGTTCCTACTCATACTAGAATTTGTCATGCACAACAAATTTCGTTCCGTTGCTGTCATCCACCATATTTTTATTTGCAACTTTTTTGTCTCCAGGGTAAGTTGCCAACCCCCAAAAAAGGAAGTTATGAAAAACATTGCATCTGAACTAGAATGTTCATAGAAAGAAAGGAAACGAATAACACATTCTGTGAATATTCAGATACAGTACACCCACTCCGAGTCGAACGGAGAATCGCTGGATATAAGCCAGGTGCAACGTACCGCATCACCTTGGGTGCTTATTTGTCAACCCACACGACAACTATGCATATTATTATGCAGGCTGACACTTATAAACTAATTCACCATTTACCAGCTTCGCAGACAACTTACAGCCAAGTACAATCATACTGAAAAACTGTTAATCGAAGATTTTATAAAACTTTATATCTTTACTATTTGTTACTTAAACTTTACACAAAACATAATCTTTGAATTTTGAGCTTTACTACTTGACATTTGAACTTTACTCTTTACAGTCATCTTGTAATATAACGCTTGACACTGTGCATCAAGCATTCTCACATATTTTCTACTTACCTTTTATGCTTTAGGATGTTTTCAAGTTTCTTTATTATTTTTATTCAGGCTATACTTGCAAAAGTCTGAATGATTGTAGTTCTAAGTTTTCAGCAAACAGTGAAATAATTTCCTATCTATATATTCTCTAATACTCTACAGTAATTTCTGTAATAGCATTACTAACACTCAATACAGCATCTACTTCTGTTTTGAAGTTTGAGATATATTCTTCTAATCCATCAATCTTCTTCTTAATATCAAGTGGATCAATCAGATCATAAGAATTCGCTGTAATGAAATCTTTCTTTGCTTTCTCAAAATCAGCAGTATTTGTTTTACCCTCTTTTGATCCATACATGTCAATGACAAACTTATCTGCTCTTTCGCTCAGTTTTTCGCCATTCTCTGCTGAGATAGTTCTATTAGCGTCTGCGTATTGACATCTCATTTCATTTAAAAGAAGTTCCTCAAAGTCAATGCCATGATTTTTCATCTCAATTGCTTCTGCAACAGTATATTCTCTGTCTGCAATCGTAACAATTGTCTTTGCGTTAGAAAGAACAACCGCTCTCTTGATTGCATTTCTTCTCTTAATAAGATCAGATGCTTTATCGTAGCTTCCTACCATTAATTTCTTAGCATCTTCAACCGGAATACCATTAATTTTTTCATTAGAATGTTTGTTTGCCACACAGAACTGTGCATCATCAATTGATCTCTCTATTCTGGAATCAATAATCTTTAACTCCGCCAATGCTTTGTGAACCGTCATTTTCTCAATTGTACTCATATTTTTCTCCTTTAATCTTTGAATCTTTAAACTTTATACTTATATATTCTCTACTCTTTATTTACAAAATTCGAAATTGTATCTAATGTAGAAACAAGTGCTTTCAGATTTTCATTTGCAAAATTTATGTATCTTTTTACAAGCTTATCGTCATTTTTTATAGATGAAACCATGCTTTCATCAACTTTTTCTAGACACCCATCCGCACATAAAATGAAGCATTCATTGCTAAAATTGCAAAAATCGACTATAATTCCGATTGTACCGTCACGGTGTTGAACAACTGTACCTACTTCTAATTTAGGCTGATATAGCTCCCAATCGTTAGCGATAATATCTTCCATAGAGAACATTGTGCCTGAAAAATCTGTTCCATCACTATCAAAAATTGCATCATTTTCAAGTTTGATGTAATAATCTTTATACCATTTTAATCTTCTTATATATTCTCCATTAAGAAGATACTTCGTTGCTTCTGGAAAATTCATTACTACAGACTCCTTTCTACGAATGGTTTTACATTAGTAATATGTAAATATGTAACTTCATTCATTTACTTATTCTCCATATAGTTCATCACCACTCTGCAAATTTTATTTTTTCACCACATGTTGCGCATTTCAAAAAACCAAAGCCAACCATTGGATAACACACAAATTCATAACTGAATTTACAAAGAGGACATGTTTTTCTATGTTCTTCACGGATCTTATCTATCTTTTCTTGTTCTTTAACAGTAATTGGAAATCCTCTAGTACAGTTGCCCTGCAACTCTTCAATTTTTTCTTGCAGTTTTTTTAGTTCTTTATCTTTGTAATGTTCATCCTCTAATTTTTTATTCTCTTTTCGCAACGAATTGATAATCCTATCTTTTTCGTCCAATGCGTCAATTACCTTTTGTAATCCCTCTATGCACTCTTTTGTTCTGCGTTCTTCATACCATCCCATAATCTTATTCCTCGTATTTCGAATTTAACCACCGAATACAATCTTCAAGAGCATCATCGTAATGATCAAATTTATTACCACTTGGAGATAACCACCATGTTTCATCATGAAAATTGAAACATTCTTTTACAAGATAAGGTGAAAGATCATCTACACTCATCGCTCTGATTGCATCCAACCATCTGAATTTTCTTCCCATATGTATTATTCTCCCTACTTGTGATAATCGTAATATCTGTAAATTGATCTCACATTATCTTTATTCTCCATACTTCCATCGTAGAAAACATAATTTGCAATGACCTTTGCACCAGTAGATTCCATATATTTCTTCACAGCATTTAAAGTTTTTCCTGAGTAATATGAATCATCTACGAATACAAATTCCATTCCTTCATATATTCTCCCAATGTCATAAGGAATTTCTTTATCGTGTCTCAAGCCACCTGGCAGTAACAATAAATGAATGTCATCGTATGAATATAACTTAGAATACACAACACCAATTTCACCTGACATTACAAAGTTGCGACACTTCGTTTCTATGACAATGCGATTAATAAAAGACTTCAAAAGATTTTCATCTGATTTAATTGCAGCATCTAATTCATTAAAATATGCTTCGCCACCAACATGTGTTTCTAAACACTTTTGTACTTTTTGTATCATTTGTGGTTCTAAATTAACCACATAATCACTTCCTCTCATATTATTTTTAGAAATACTCTGCATAGCTGTGACACTATGCAAAGTTAAAATGTATAAAATTAGATTATGTACAGATTATTTGTCTGTAGATTCAGCAATTTTAGCACCTGCAAAACCTGCAAGAATAGAATTTAAGTCGATTCCAGTTGACTCTTTCATACCATCTGTAACCTGATTAAGGGTGTTCATGATATCTTTCATCAATTTTGAAGAGTTTCCATCTCCATACATTGTAATTTTGTCAACTTTGGCAAGAGGTTCTGCAATATTCTTAGCGATTTCTGGCATAGCTTTGAAATACATATCAAGAACTGCTGCTTCACCCATCTGTTTCATTGCTTCTGCTTTCTTCTGAATACCTTCTGCTTCTGCAAGAGCTTTTGCTTTGATTGCATCAGCTTCAGCTTGTCCTTTACTACGGATACCTTCCGCCTCTTGTTCCATTGCATATTTGTTAGCTTCTGCTGTCGCTTTCATAGCTTCAGCTTCTTTCTCACGCTCAAACTTCTCTGCTTCAGCATTTTTCTGTCTCTCAAAAAGACTTGCTTCTGATTTTCTCTGTGTTTCATACAGCCTTGCATCTGCTTCCTGCTGTTTTGCATATTTTTCTGCTTCAGCTTGTTTCTTTACAGTGGCTTCAAGAGTTTTTTCTGTAAGTGCAATCTCTTTCTCCTTAATCTCTACAGCTTTTTCCTGTTTGGCAAGATCAGCATCTGCCGTTGCAATCTCCACAGATTTTCTTTCATTTTGTTCCTGAATACTATAAGCTACATCCGCTGAAGCCTTTTTTGTTTCAGCATCTTTCTGAAGTTCTGCTTTTTTAATTTCAAGTTCATTTTCTTTCTGCGCAATAAGTGTGTCTGCTGCAATTTGAGCTTCTCTTGACTCTCTATCGGCATTAGCCTGTACAATTGTTTTCTTTTTCTGTGCTTCAGCCTGAGCATTTGCAATTTCCAATTCAGAAGCTACCTCTGCATCATTTGCTTCTTTTTTAGCCATAGCACGAGCCTTAGCAATTTCTTTTTCGCTATCAGCTCTTGAAATAGCTGCATTCTTCTGGATTTTAACAATGTTATCAACACCAAGATTTTCAATTACTCCATTTTCATCAACAAAATTCTGTACATTGAAGCTCACAATGTCGAGTCCCATTGCAGCAAGATCTGGTTCAGCATTTTCTTTTACGAGTTCTGCAAACTTCTGACGATCAGAAACCATTTCTTCCAAGTTCATTTTGCCAACAATTTCACGCATATTACCCTCAAGAACTTCTCTTGCAACCTGTCCAATGTAGTCAGTTGGTTTATTAAGAAAGTTCTCTGCTGCAAGTTTAAGTCTATCTGTGTCACTACTAACCTTTACATTTACTGCTGCATCAACGTTAATGTTGATGTAATCTGCTGTTGGAACTGCGCTTGATGTTTTTACATCGATTGGAATTAACTGAAGATTTAGCTCGTCTTTCTTTTCAAAGAATGGAATCTTAAGCCCAGCTTTTCCAATAAGAACTTTTGGATCTTTTCTTAAACCAGAAATGATATAGGCTTTATCTGGCGATGCTTTTACATATCCAGAACCAACAATTCCAATTCCACCTGCTCCTACAATCACTACAGGAACTAAAACACCAAGTCCATTAATAATCTCATTTACCATTTTTCTTTCTCCTCTTTTTTAAATATTTATACAAAAATTAGTTAGTTTAATTAAGCTAATTTAAGTTCAAAAAACACATCATATATTGCTTACTATTTAATATATACACATAGCAAATTCAGTTTTTTTATTTTTCAGTATCCAATTGTTAATCTTGAACGATTACGGCAAGAATTTGTCCTCATATTTAACGTATACCCATAATACTATTACTCTTTTATCGTTCAGAATAAACTCCGAATTCTTCTCCTGAATCTTCATCGTTTTCATTCATCAATTCATCTTCTGTTAAGAATTCATCTCCAAGAATGAATCCATCATCCACATTTGTATTATTCTCTACTGACATCTCAAAGAGTTTCTTATGTACTTCATCTGAAAGTTCTACGAATTTTTCCAATAGAATTGAAAATGCGATTAAAATTCCGAGTAGTAGTGCAGTCAAGAAGATAATCATAATATTTTGAAATACTTCCATGTCCATCCTCCATTTAATTAGTTGGTAAATAACTATAAATCATATCAAACACAACTTTATCTGGAAATGTAATACATTTAATAACATCATTTGTATTGTATATAATAAAAAGGATAGCAGTTATAAATAAAAACCAACCTAATATTCTGTATAAATCTTTACATGTATAATCACTTTCAGTGTCAACAGTGGAATCTTTTTTATATTTTATATATCTCTCCTTACACTTATTGGCTTTTGACAAATAAAATAAACCTATTCCGATTAGAATTGCTCCGATTACAATCCACATAATAGACGTATATAATTCATAATTTACAGCTTTTACCACAAGACTTTCCAAATAAGGCTGCACGTTTTTCTGTGACCAATCAATTGCAATTCCGAACTTACTACACAATTCGTTGATTACATCAATAATCTGACTTGATACCATATTAAAACTCACCTCCTATCACTTGATCACACTTGAAACATTCCAGTTTGATTTCTGATAACTTATAATATTCAATGCTATCTGCAAGTTCGCATTCATATTCCCCATCTTCGTGTTGATTCACATCAAGAACTTCTCTGAATCCAATCAGAACATCTTTGTCCGGTAGTTCAATTACATCTTCAATAAATACTTTCTTGTACTCATTGTTTACATACAACGATTCATCACTAAACTTATTCTCCATCTCATATGGTGTGTACTGACCAGGCTTTCTGTAAACTAAGATACGAAATATATCATCTTCGAAATCATGCAGCCAAGTCTCTAAATCTGTATTACATCTCATGCGTCTCACCTCGCTTTATCACATTCATGAAAATCTAAAAGCATCTGATATTTATATTCTCCAAACCTTTTCTTCCAACGTTCCTTAGATTTTTCTGTTGTCCAATTAAAGGGCATCATATGATAGTTGATAAGAAAACAAGCATCAATGATGTCGTAATGATAGAACCTATCAAGACTTGTCAAAATAACATAACTTCCAATCGAATTATGGTCAAGGTAACGAGCAATTCCAGATTCATCAAAAGTTTGACAATATAGTTTACCAACATCATGAAGCAACGCTCCTAATTGAAAACTCATTGGATATTCTTTGTCAGCGAACAATTTGTATGTATAATCACTATGCTCAAGCAAACTCATAGTGTGATGTGGATTCTTTTGGTCAAAATTTTCCATTTTTAAAGATATATCTGGAATTGTTATCTCATCATCTCTAAGGAAGCCACAGCTTCTAATAAGATCCCAACCTTCCTCATAAAACACAATCTGGAATTTTCTAATCTGTTTGTCTAACACTTCTTTAGGCACAGGATGTTGTCTATTCAGGTTATCAATCTTACATTGATCAAACGGTTTTGGAATCAGATAAGCAATCTTACGACATTCAATACCTTTAATATTTTCAATAATTGCTCGTCTTGACCTCATTGTAATGTTTGTAGCATCAGCAATCACATTAGTATTATTCTCCAATGCCTCACGGATTCTTTTGTGAAATACTTTGAATATTTCTTCGTTTTTAGATTGATCTTCTACTTTACTAGTTAATTCTTCACGAATATTGTTTAATGATATAGTAACTGTATCAGGATTATTCTCTGCAATTTCTTTTGCGACACTTGATTTGCCACTTCCAGACAAACCGACCATAACCCATAATGTTGGTTTATTCATTTAAAATCTCCTTTAAACATAAAAATTACATAATCACCTATTATCCATTATGTTTTAACAAATACTCACGACTTACATTTTTAAAACTCTGCTGTCCGTTCTGTGTCCTGTATACAAATCCTTCTCTCTTGACCTTTGGATTTAATTCGCTATATCCATCAGCTTCAAGCTTCATTTCTTCCATAGTCTTTGGGAGTTCATAAGCCGTATCAATAATTGGTACACTTGTTAAACCGTGGTTCTTACAGAAATCAGCCATTTCCATTGTTCCGACTCTTACACCATCAATAATCAGATTGAATACAAACAACTTATTTTCTGTAAATTTATATGGATTACCCTGAACTGAACCAACACCTTCACCTTGTAATACAACTCTGTTATAATTGTTCTCTATCGCAAACTGTGTGAGAATTTTTTCAATATCATATTTATCGGATAATTCCCAATAAATATTTGATTCGTGATAACGATCCTGTTCTCTATCAGCCTGTCTTACATTCCTGCTGCATACAATAAAGTCAAATTTGTCCTTTCCTTTCTTCAATCTATCAACGGCAAATGTACAACTTGTTCCATCGCATTTCTCAGTTTTAATCCACTTTTCTGTAGTCTGAAGATAGAATGGTGCGTTCTCAATTCTAGTCTCATCAGTCTTAACAATCCAATCTGGAAATTTCTTTGGATTATCTTTCTTACGACCAAACAGCATAAACATAATCTTTCGACCAATGCTATATCTCATAATCATTCTAACAATTGGATTTGAAAATAATTTTGGTCTACGCCTTGCCATTGACTTATATTTGGCATTTGGATCAATCTTATTAGTCTTTCTTGCGGCATCCTCTTCTGAAACATAAGTAATTTTTAATGCTTCTGTAACATTATCACCAATCTTTTTGTCCTGTAATTCTGGGAAAAGTGACAATGGTAAAGCTAATCCCTGACTAATCACTTTGAACTTTCCAAGTTTCATAGTCTTAACTTTGAATTTCTTATTTGCTAAAAATGCAAATCTTTCATCTGTTTCTGGACATTTGCTGTCAATCTCAATATAAACAGCCATATCTCCTACGTTAAATTCATTCTTTTTGGCGATACAAACCCACCCCAAAACTCCAATAAGTTCAATATTATCAGCTCCTTCTATCGGCTTGATCCACTCAATCTTTTCTACGTGTGCTAATGCTCTTTCTTTATTTTCCAAGTTCCTCTTACCTTAGTAAGTAGTGCGCACTTTATCCTATAGGAACTTTTCTATTCTTTCCCTTTCTTATTTAATCTTCTAATTTGTTACCTTTTGCTTCATTACAAAGCTTACACATTGTTTGATAGTTACTAATATCATTAATACCACCTTTTGAACGTGGTAAAATATGATCTTTTGTCATTAAAATTTCATCACCATTATCATCAACTGCATACAAATTCAGATGATAAATTTTATCCTGTAAATGTCTTTCTTTTGCAAAATATTGTCCTTCAATTCCACAAACTGAACATTTACAGCCTTTTGTAAAAAATGTCTGATATCGTTGACTATTACCTTTAATCAAATCTCCATCAAAATCAACTTTTGCATTTCGCTTGTCTTTTTCAAACAAAACATCTTTAACCTTACTGTGTACATATTCTATGGAATATGTGGACTTTCTGATAAGATCGTCATGTTTTGGTTTAATCTTATGCAACCTAACATCTCTATTTGAAATAAAAATGTTTTCTACATTTTCTTTGCTTAATAAGTCAGTCAAATCCTTTACTGTGTGAATTTTGTTGGAAATAGAAATAGTGCTGCCATTCCATTTAATTCCCGTAATCTCTGTATTAAGAGTAGGTGACAATGGATTATCATTCTTAGGAAATTCTGTTGATAGAAAATCATCAATCGTTTGATATTTATCCATTAATACTTTTCCATCTATCTTGTAATTAAACCTCAACCCCCTATATCTTGATTTATTACTTTTTTTGCACATTTTCATTACCTCCTAAGAAACATTCTCCAACGAAACTCGCCATTTATTCTCTTACCACCACAAATTCATATAATACTTAGCAAACAACTGTAATCCCTCATTAATTACTACTTGTCTTCTCTTTTCTTCGTCAAAACAATCATATTTCGGATTGTCTGCCCACCAATCAAATTCATTTGCCACATACTCAAATGCATGAATCATCTTATCTAATGCTTCATCCCACTTTTCAGGCGTGTTCACTTCCTCTATGCCTGGATAACCATTATTAAGCTCTTTAAATTTCTTTAATCTTGGAATGATATACTTGGCGAGTGTTACATCCAAACTCCATGTTTCTTTTGGGTTTACATATAAACCCTGTTTCTTCAGCCATTTCTTTCTTTGTCGATTGTTCATTGATTATCATCTCCACTTATATATTCTCTCCTAATGAAATTCGCATTTCGTTATGGTTCGCTATACACTGCACGAGATAATGCTTCGCTAAATTTTTTCGACTCGTCGCATACAATGTCAAACACATATTCTCTATCGTAGCTTGTTGGTATAAAGTCATAACCCTCTTCTATAATTTCTGATTCGAATTTACAAATTTCAAACAGTCTGTCAACTAAGCACCAATCCTGAACAACTACATACTTATCACCAAGTTCTTTTTCAAGAATATCTGACCAATACAAAGAACCATAGGTTAATGGATGATCTTCCATTTTAACGATTCCCTCTTTAATCAGAATATCTCTACACATTTTTTCAAAATTCACATTCACATCATTTGGAATCTCTATCTCTTTTAACACACCTTGCATATGTTTCATACTAATCACCTCAAACCAAAGCCATTTTGAATTTCTTTAACGCCATACTTACAGTGGATGCTTTCATATCCATAATTTCTGCAACTTCATTGTTTGTGTAACCACGATATTTGAGAGCAACAATATTTTTTACTTGGTCTTTCAGCTTGCTATATTCTTTCTGAAACTTAGTTTTAAATATGTATTCTCGCTCAATATTCTCTGAAGAAACCATTAATGAAGTTTCAGCAATAGGTCTATTGTCTTCTTCATCTAATACTTCCATAGAATATACTGTGTCATGTCTAAGATACTTTGCCGCATTAATCTTTCTAAGATAATTACCAACTTCATTTCCCATACATTTAAACGCAAATGTTGAGAATTTTGTCTTATCTTCATCATAGTTTAATGCAGCTTTGCATAGTCCGATAGAAAGCAATCCACTGAATTCTTCCAAATCTAACTTATGTTCTTTGGCATATTTGTAAATAAGTTTGTAATTTTCTTCCACCAGATTCTTTTGTTTTTCATTAAGCATTTCTATACCTCACAATCATTATTTGTATACTTACTTATTCTCCAAAAGAATCTGAACAAAACTACAAAACTACAAACACAACATCTTTCATTGCAGATGGAATTGTAAAAACATTCTTCTTCTGTTTTATTTCGTATACTTCTTTTCCATTTTCGTTAATCACTACTTTTGCAGTAAGAATCTTACCCTCTTTAATTTTTACGCTATCTTCTTTTTGGTCTTTGAAGATCACATCTTTAATAAATTTAATTGTCATAATTTTATTCTCTCCAATCTTTTGTCCATTGATCTGTCATTGGTTTTGCAACTCCTGGAAATGTTTTACTTCTTGCTTTAGCAGTTCTTGGATCGTGAAAATGAATTGATTTACCATTCTCATCGTAAACTTGTCCAATAGCGATTGTATGCTAAAAATTTTAGAGTCAATAAGTAAAGGATCAACTCCAATACACTTAGTCATTGTATTTAAATCCTCTTCTCTACTCGGTATTACGTTTTCAAACATGAAATATTTTGGCTGAATTGCCTCAAGACATTCGATGGCTTTAAAGAAAATTCCCGATTTACCATCTAAACCATTGTTAACTTGTTTGTCTTCTATTCTGATTTTGCTCAAACTCTGACAACAAGTTCCTGCTAATAACAAATCAAATCCTTTGAATTGATTAAAATCCGTTTCATATAAATCACCATGATGTACCACAAACGGAAAATGGTACTGGGAAACTGCAATAGCTTCAGGCAGAATCTCATATGTATGATACTCTTTCACAGGAATATCCAATTTCTGTAATGCGTATAATCCAGTTTCTACACCACCACAGAGACTTAACACTCTAAGTCCATCAGTGGAAGTTTTTCTTTCATTTGTATTGCTCAAATTGCCTTATTTTCAATGCTTACGTAAGCATATTATCTAGAATTACTCTTATTCCCTTTCGTATGTAGTTAATTATTTGCTCTTTCACGCAGCATTCATTACTACTGAATGAAAGAAAAATTTCAATTTATTCAAACTGATAATCTTTGTTGCTTACAAATTTGTCAATTTTTCTATCTTTGATAAATACAAATTCTGCATAAAAATCATCTGTATTTTCTGACATTGCACATGAAACATACCCATCAGATTCCTCATCATGTTTTTTAAACCATCTCTTAACGCCATCATCAACTGTTGTATTTTTAAAAACAAAATATGGAAATTCATTTTCGTCAATTAACAAAATATCATTTGCTATTTCGGTAAATCTTTCAATAATATGTTCTCTTTTTAAAACAGGGATATTATCTTCTTCTGATACATCATAAGTATCATTTTGCTTTAAAAATTTCATAATAGAATCTGAAATAATCTGTTTGTCAGATGTATGAAAAATCTGTTGATTTGACATTTCCCAACAAATCCTATCAGGTGTGTTATCACACTTATTAATGGCTTTGTTAGTTCTTGTCCATACATCATTTCCATCCATTCCAATAATTCCCTTTTTAAAGCCAAATGGTGTTTGAATGTAATCATGAATATATTTATCTGGCAAGACACTCCAAATTATAGGAGAAAACCACCACGAATTTTCATACTCTAATATTTCTTCTCCTGTATAATCTTTTCTTATTCCATAAATGCTGCTACTACTCATTTATTAGCCTATCTCCTCTCATAATTCTTCCTAAATATAATCCCACCAAAAATCAAAAATTTTATGAATATATTGATAACCATTGTGTAACTCACCTTTATATCTGCGAATTGTTTTATTGGACTGTCGTTTTAAATAACCGCTTCTTTTACCACGATATAATCTTTGATAATATGGTTTTGGATTTTTAACATAACCAACACCCTTAACCCATACTTCATCTGTGTATCTAACAGGAGATGGATGATAACCACCAACAGTCTCATACAAATGTTTGATGTGATTCTTGTGCTTTAAGTTTCTTTCATATTTGGTTTTCTTCTTTCTTCTTGAATGATTATTATGTTTTTCTTCATCCTGCTCGTACCAATCACTACAATGTCCAAAAGAATAAACCTTACCACCAACTTTATCGCACCAAACATAGTCGTCAATATCTTCCTCATCAATGTATGACTTGTATTTTTCGAATGATTCACATCCATAAGGACATTTTCTACATTTCACCAAACCACCTCTTGTGTCTTTTATTCTCCCAATTTTCTTCCACAATAAGGACAATACAAAATATATTCTCGTTGATGAACAAATCCATCATCGTAATCATCCCATTCAAAAGTTTCTATATCCAAATAATATTCATTCGTCAATGGATCAATATATATCTGATTGTCAAGTGAGTCATAATCACAACGATTACACATATTTATTCTCCTAATTCGTAAAGCCCACACAATTCTCAATCAAATAATCCATATCCAAATTCATTCCATTAAAATCATGCTCTCTGCATACTACTTTATTATCTATTACAATTCCCGCCATCATAGTATTTCACCTCTTTTTCGGCATCCTACTTTTTATTATTCTCTACTTTAATAACATATAGATTGCATATGGGTAGTAAACGTAATCCAGAACCAAGTTAAATAATAACAGGAATCTATGAAACTTATGTTCTTCAATATTATAAGAAAATGCACTCTTGAACTCGTTAATGTTCACACATAAACTCCATAAGCAAGCAAATACCTGTAATGCAGACATAATAATAAATTCAGTTGTCTCAATCTTGTTGCCTAACACTATGTAGAAAATAATTAAAAACAGTTCAATTAAAAATGTGAGAAAAATTGTTGCGCCTTGAATTTCGTCACTATAAGGTTTACCACCATTCTGTTTTTCATTATTATTTAACTGCTTAATCATCTTGTTCTTCCACAATGTTTTGCTCAATTCACATGGAGTACTCTTTACTCTAAAAAATGCCAAAACGAATAAAATTGTTAATGTTAAAATCTTCATATTGTAATATTCTCCTATTTTCTACACTTAACGCTACCTCCAGCATCAATATCTCCTGATACATTTCCACAAGTTACTGAGCCACCTGCATCTATATCGCCTTTGACATCACCACGCACTTCGCAACTTCCACCACAATCAATATTTCCTGAATTGCCTTGAACTTTTACCGATCCACTGCAATCAATTTTATTTACATCTCCTTCGATGACTACCTTAATATCACCACTACTACATTCCTGAATAGTCTTGCCATCAACAATTACTTTTTCATTATTGATGACTACATTACTTCCTGCACAAGTGATATTTTTGCCATTAATCGTAATTCTGTTCATGCTCTTGTCCTTTCCTTATGCTTTTTTTCTGTCTCCTTTTTATTTTTTTAAAATGGATTTTCCATAATACAATGATCAACCATATCTCTAAACGCAAAAGGAGAATCTACAACTCTGTCTGAATATCTAAATCGTTTCAGAAAATCCAATACATCTCGTGCGTCTCTGCGTGATAATGGAATAAACTTTACATATTCTGGATGACCTTTAATACATACAACCGCCCAGGAATGATCATCAGAATGAAATCCTACATCTGTCCCAACATCTATCATAGAATCTATAAGCTTATGACAATCATCGACTAATTTAAATGAAGCACTATGCTGGTCTGCTGCTCTTGATAATTCTGCATTAGAATATGTAAGTAATTCCCTGGCTTCTTTATATTTATCTTCAGCTAAATCAAATTTTAATAATTCATCTGCCAATAACCACTGTCTTAATTTATCTCGTATCTTATCTTTAATTTTCACTGGTTTACCTCCTGCAACCTAATGAAATATCGCTTTCATTACTTCAATAGATTTGCAATCTCATCAATTTCAATCTCCGTTTTCTTGTCATCAGATAACAGTTTATCCAGTTTACTCTCCATCTTCTTCAAATCTATTTCCTCTTTCTTTAGACTAGATACTTCTAATTTGCTCTTAATGTCCTTAATCCAATCCGTTACGCTGTAGCCTGAAATCTCAAAATCAGACATTTCAAGATCGACTGCCGACATAAGATATGAGTTAAGTCTGATAAGTAATAGCACTAATGCATCATCTGAACATACGTTAAGGTTGATATTCATTCCATCCATATTAAGAACACAATTTGTCTCAGGAATAAATCTAACTTTCTTCTCATAGATAGCTTTCTTCTTAGCCTCAATCTGCTTCTTTAATTCTAAAATTCTGTCATCATTCTTACTCATTAAATATATACTCCTTTACATATTTTCTACCATTTGCTAAATACTTCTGCAAATAAACAGGTTTTAGTTTTTCATATATTGTTTCAAGAGATACTGGAATCATATGTAGTTCTTCTTTTTCGTTATATGGATAATAATTTGATTTAACCAACTTTTTCATAGTTGGAAAGATACTAATTTCTTCAATATCCCCATAATAAAAGTCTGTTGTGCTATATCCATATACTATATATTTTCCATTCTCTTCTCTGTTGTATGGGGTTCTTATCTGATATTTCACATATTTACCTTTTATATTTGCCATAAGCTCAATATCGAAATATTGATGTTCTCCATCGGAATATGTTCTAGTAGCCTTTTGATAAAGTTGTTCAAAAGTCATACTATGTATTTCATCTTTGTTGTTGTCTATTGGGGAAAATTCATAAGACGACTCCATCTGATCATAAATATCTGAATATTTATCTGTACATTTCTCATCAACACAACCAATAAGTTTGTTTTTAGGAACACTTTTAACTTGCTCAAATCTATATTTTTCGCCACTTAACCTAGCGAACCAATACATTTTCCCATATGGTAAATTATAAATTGATTTATAATTTATTTTTGCATAACCATATCTCGTAAGTTTACTTGGAATATCTTTGTATGATTTACATGATTTTGTTTCGCCATTTTCACCCCATGCATAACCACTTCCATATGTTTCAAATCGTCCCATATAAATCCAATTTTCATTATCTTTGGTTAAATATGTAGCACCTATAATCAAGTCTTTCGCTTTAATATATTCATTATTATGGACAATCTTATTAAACTCACTGATCTCTCTATAATCAGGTGATTCTACTGGCATAAGAACTAAATCTTTGCCGTCCCATCCATATACAAATTCTCCTTCAAGTCCCTTACCCTTGATACAATTTACATTTTCAAGAATGTATAATAAATTCTCAATAGTAATCTCAAATTCAAATCCTCGTGGATCATATACTCTACAATAAGCATGTCTGTGATCCCAACCTGTAGAATAATCACCTGCTTTTTTATTAAGTACAAATCCTTCAGTTGGAATATTATCATATTCGTTATTTGGAATATTCTTATCTCGCCAACCATTCCATGAAGTCTCTTTTCGCAGTTTACCTTTCTCATCATAGTAGATTACATAAGCAAGCTTTCCTGTATATGTTCCCGAACGATTCTGATAACCAACATTAATCGTCTTTGGAATAAAAATACTACTTCTCATTCAGTTTCTTCCTTTCACTTTCTGATTCAACTTATCAATCGCAGTACACATGCAAACAAAATCTTCATTATTCTTCATATTTCTCACCATCTCATTTAATCCGTTATCTTCCAATTATCAAACTTATCTGTTTCACATCCAGTTAGGTCGTATCCAACAACTAAATAATAACTACTTTCTACACTCATTTTGTATCACATCATATATTTCTCTACCGCAAAAATACTTTAAATCTATCTTCCCAATCTTCTCGTTCTGACAATAAATCAACAATACTATAAGTCATATACGGAATATCTGATGGATCATATCCCAAACGCTTTTCATGTTTGCATTTTGGACAGACGACACTATAATCTGGAACTTTTTTAAAAGAAATCCTAGAGTCTTCTTGTATTTGCATGTTTACTAAGTTTATCTTCCAATCATCTCTTGATTCAACATCGTACACACATCCACAATTTTCGCATGTAAATCGAATATTTTTACCAAAATAGCCGTCTGATTTAATCTTCATAACACTCTCCTAATGATATCCATACAATTCTTCATACCTTGGATCAACAAACAATTCCTCTTTCGGTCTTGGGTTTTTCAAATCATGACTATCTATTCTAAGCCGATTGCCATAATATCCACTCCACGACCCACAGCCTCTTACGTTTACATATCCATCGAAATAAATACAAATAATTTGATAAGCTGGTTTATCACAACATTGCCAATAACTTATTCTGAAACAGTTATCCTTATTTATATTCTCTAAATGCTCTGGTACGTAAGCCCAAATCTCACACTCATCGTTGATTTGTTTTAATGTGTATCCTTCATTAAGCATTTCGTTAGCTTTTTCAATTCTTTCGTGTCTTATTTCATGTGCTAATGCTATTTCAGGTTCATCAAATAATTCTCCACATTCAGAGCATTTATACTTAATTACTTTCTCCATACTTTATTTCACCACTGCTAAATTTCCACATTTCTGGCATACTAAAAGTTTTCCAATAATACCAATACCATCAGGTGTAAAAATCTTATTTTCTAATCTTTCAGTACCATCTTGTTTTCCAACTTTATAAGCTGCTGATTTCATAATTGTCCTACAAACAGGACATAATCTTGTTACCTCTGCCATTGTTAGTTCCCTCCTTAAATATTGTCCAAATACACAACATACCCATACTGCATTGCATCATGATAATACCAAGCATAAGGATTAATTCCTTCGTTCATAATTTCTGCCAGTTTATCTGCTTTTTCTTGATGACTGTGCGCTCCGTTTATCATTGCTGTTTTCTGTGAGTCGAAATTAAGCTTATCAACTCTATCCATGCATTCCCTGTATAACTCAGACTCTTCTATATATTCTCTAATTACTTTTAACATTTTTGGAATATTATCTTTAAGAATCTGCTCATGTTCCAACTCTGATGGATATAAAACGTACAAGTCTTTTCCACATAGAGATGAAAGGATTCTTTCATACACTATGCCTGATCGTAAACAACATTCACGTATTCTTTCTTCAAACGTCAACTCGTTTCACTCCTTTGTAATCATATCCAAAAATAACAATTCATCTCTCTTCAATGTAATATCATAATCTTTCCACTCTTCAATAAGCTCTCTTGTATTAAAACCATGTGGAACTACGATTGCATAACCATGCGGAGTTTTATATGCTTGTATATCTGATAATGGAATACCAGAAAATATAATTACATCATGGACAAAATCATACATTAACGACTCGTCATCCACATCAAAATCGAATAACCATTTACTCTCATCACGGTTCTCTGCTTGCTGTGCAACTGAAGCTAATGTACGATTCAGCTTTGTCATACTTGGTTTATCTTTAAGCAATCTAATAATGAATTCTTCTCTTATCTTTTCTTCATTTCTAGAATTTACAGACCGATATAATCTTGTTTTTTTCGCCATGAACTCCATCCGCTGCAAATTTATGAAATTCTTTAATTACTTTATCTTCGTTTTCTTTATATTCTAAGATAGTTTTTGCACGTTCTTTGAAATTAGGAATATCTTTGTTGTCCTTATTTCTTGAACGAATTAAGTATATATATAAATCAGACATTATTTCTCACCTCTATTCAATTGTCTTTTTTGAAATTTTGAGCGAATCGCTCTAAGATTTTATTCTCTATTCATACTTGTCTCTATAGAGTTTCAATACTCTAACGCCAGAGTTATCTTTTAACCAATATATCCGGCATTTAGCAGACTCAATTGCACGTTCTACTAAATCATATTCCGTATTATAATTCCGACAATCTTTACAAGAATCTGGATGACCGTCAGAGTTACATCTATCTGGTGGAACTAAATTATCTTAAAGTTCGTATCCAATGCTACATCTGTACATAATACTTATTCTCCATCTTCTAAAATCTCAATATCAATACATAACATATCATGCAAATTCTTAATCTGTTCTTCCGTTGGTTTTTCCCATGACATATAATCTGTGACAGTAAAAGTCATTGCTCCACCACATAATTTAATTCTTGCAATTGTTTTTGGTTTGTAAATTTCTACGACTTTCGGCATAGGAATATCGCAACTTGTTTTTGGTAACTTACACATACTTATTCTCCAATATTTTCAAGAATTTCCAACTTATTTATCATACCAATATACATTTGAATTTTCTTCTTTTTCTTTATTGTAGTCGCCAATCCAATGATATTGACCACGATCTCTACAAAAATCATGACATGCAGATAACACATTTGAAAAATTAACAATGTTTGGATTACTAATTAATAATTCTAAATCTAAATTTCTAATCGCATCAATCAAATTTCTTTTGAATATATCCGAATATGGAATATCATTAATAATCAAAGTTAAATTTTCTCTATCAAAAGAAACTTCTCCACATAAAAACTCGTGAACCTTCTCCTCGATACCGTCATGATGATAATAATGCGTTTGATTTTTTAAACGTTTGACTTTCCCAACGCATATTTTCTCAATAAATTCTATACAAGGACTAGTATATTTTTCTTTATCTATTATATATCTAATTGTATATGTACCATCTTTATTTATATCAAGAGTTTTTGTTCCCATATACATTTGAATTGGTATTTGTTTCTTAGTCGCCCATCCCATTTTATATGCGTAATTTATTAAATTGAGATGCTTTTTATCTACATCAAATGGTATTCCGCAAATTACAGAAAATGCAGTCCTTGCATCAAGCCAGCAACTTTTCATATATAGAGTTCCATCTTTTCTAATTCCTACATTCTCTGCTTCTCCTTGATTAAATATTTCTCTTACTTCATCAAGATTAAAATATTTCCCTGATTTTGAATCATACCAACCAATTTCCTTATATTGATTCGTCCACCCACCCATATAATCAGTCATTATATAAATATTATCTATAAAATAATGTTTCATATGTTTTATCACCTTCCACGTAAACTGCCACTAAACTAAAGACCTAGTGTATTTTTGCTTTCTTTTGAAAGAGAAATTTTCTATCTATTATTCTCCTAAATATTTCTTATCCAATCCTGCGCACAACATAATGCTTTTAATCTGCTCCTTAGAATAGTCATATTGTTCAGGATATTCATGCTTTGCTACTTCATATGCTAGCGATTCTATCACTTCCATAAGTTCTGATCTACAATCGTCAAATCCTTCTTCGTATCCACAATCTCTACCATTTTCATACATTATAGTCTCATTGCTATCTATCACCAATATAACTCCTTTCATTCTTTAACCGCTTGAAACAAAACTTTCATAAACTTACAAGCTCTTTTAAGATAGCTCCTATCGCTCCAAGACATGCAAATGTGAGATAGAAATGATCCGAAGTTAATTTAATACCATGTACAAATGGTTGTAATGAATCTATAAAAATATCATCTACTCCGAATATTGATAATATCAACGCACTTACAAGTCCGTACACTAAACCGTCGATTATCATAGCTTATCTCCTATATACTCAATGTGATACGACTTACCAGTTTCCAATGATTCAAATGTTATTGAAATATCTTTATCCATCATTGGTAAAATGCAATCAATTAGAAATTGTATTTTTCTTGCACAGTTTTGGCACACATCTTTTCTTTCGGATGACATTACTTTTGTTGCAACTATAGGAGTGCCATGTCCATCTCTTACATAACTGTCTTTCATAACCGGAAGAAAATATTTATCTGTTACAACTTCTTTACCACAAATATCACAATATTCTTTAATCATTTTTTTCTCCTCCTAATTGTTTTTTATTAGCTGTGATCAACCTAAACTATGAGATGGAGACCAATGATATGCAATAGCCTTATATGGTTTTAAATCAGGATATTTCTCTTTTAAAAATTCTCTACATTGATGTTCCGTGATTATGTTTTCTTCTAACCAAATAATGTCTGCATCTTCATGTTTTTTATAATACTTTTTTTTATTAAGTTTATCGATCCAACAAAACCATCTATCTTGGTAATGCATATAGTGTAAATATTTATTTTCTTCCATTGTTTCCATTGTTACTCCATCTCATTAATTACTTCCTGCAAAGCATCACAATATTTCTGTGCAGCTTCTTTATCCCAAACTTTTACATTACATGGAACAATAGCAACTACACAATTATCAAAAACCCCAGCACCTTCCCATGCCTTATAGAATTCAAGAACAGTATCAATATCTATATATTCATTGCCAGGATCAAACTGAAGAATAACTACATCACCTATATCTGGATGAATCTTTCTCAACTTAATCATGTTCTTTTTAATAAATTTCTTTTTCTGTCTTTTATTCATATATTCACCTACCTACATAACTTCCAAATAGTACTCATTAACATACTTTCTTTTCTTCCAAAACTTCCACCACGGAAATTTTACATATTTTATTCCATTAATTCTAAGCATTTTGTCTTCACTTTTATCTCTTTCCAACCTTAAAGCAGGTGAACCAGATGTTGCTTCAACTAATTCGTAAACAGAAATATATTTTCCAATCTTATACTTTTGTTTATGTGGTTGTGGAGGCTTGTAAGAAATTACATCATGTTGTTGTAATTCGTATACTGCCATTTATTTATTCCCCACTTGAAATATTGTATTCATACGGTATTCCAACATCATCCGCATCAGTAAAAAGAACAGCAAATTCATCACAATGTTCTGCACTTCTTTTTATTACATATCCTTTATCTATGAGGATTTTAATTGTTCCATCAGAAAGTCCTTTATACCATTTTCCTACGAATGATTGATTAATTCCTCCATATTTAATATATTTTTTGATTTCACTAATAATCATTTTCGCAGTATTTTTGTCAGAATATTTTTTATCAAAAATTTTCTTCATTTTCTTTGCATTAATCATTTTACTATTCACCTTCCAGTCCAATCAAATCCTCGAACATACTAAGACCACCAAGCATTGCATTCATCTCATCACAACTACCATTCATACAAATATCATTTGCTACGTTTGACGCTGCAATTCCACAGTTAAAATAGAAGTTGTTGTCATGATCGCAAGCTTTTAATCTTAATTCCAAGTCTTCTATTGGAGTATCTTTATCTACTTTCATACTTTCTGTAATAATTCTATCTGCTTCTCTCACAATGTCGTCATAAGACTGTTTAGGATTTCCCATAACATATCACCTTCTTATTCATAGTCAATATACTTCCACTTAACTACATTCCCATATTCTTCGTGAAAGCATTCGTCTTCATTCAATTCATTAAACCATTCGCCTGTGCTTAAATTCATACAAGCAACCATTAATGTGTCATATTTGTCTGTTTTTACAAGAATTTTATCTGAGAACTTACCATCTTCAACTTCATAATCTATAAATACTTCTGGCAAATCGTTTGGATTGTTTTTTAAATCGTGCCATTTATATCGTTCTTCTTTTTCTAACGCAGAAATTGCTTGCTCAATCGCATAATCTTCAGGGTCTGGATAAACATATTGTTTTCCATAAGCCCAACACGGTGCGCTAACCCATTCTGCATAATCTTGCAAAGGACTTTGAATACACTTAAGAAGATTAATTGCCTCTTTATTTTCCACTTTACCACCTCTCCTTTTTACATCCACATTCAGGAAAGAATCCTTTAATATCATCTATAAATTCTCCCCAAAAACATACACCATGTTCTAAGTCATTCATCCAATTGATCAGCTCATGTAGAACATTGAAAAATTGTTCTTTATTTTCTGCTGTGTATATACAACCAATGTCAAAGTCATCATTGTCACGAATTCCTACGCCAATTTGATATTTCCGTCCACAATAAGCGTTCAAATGAATGTATGGTCTTCCACAAAATGCAAAATTACAATCAAAATGGATATTCCCATTGACAACTAGAGCTTCACCTTTAACAAAATGATACTTCTCAATTTTCATAGAACATTACAATCTCCCCTCTTCTAGCAACTTAATTAACCATTTAGAAAATGGATACGTTGAAAACAACATAACAATCACTAAGATAAAGAACCATTCGTGTACCACCGGAATCAGCGCAACAGATATAATAATAGGTACAAAATACACTGACAATGTTACTTTGACCACATTGCCAGTTTTTCTAGCTGCGCTCTTGAATGGTTCTGATTTTATAATTCTCTCAAACATAATTCTCCTATCTCAAAATATAAATATCCTTAATCTCCTGCCATGTTCTCGGACAATAATTGATCCAATCCATCATTGCACCAACATTATAAGCATAAGGAAGATTCTTGAATTTCTTCACTTCTTTATTCTCTATATTCAATTGTCTTACTTTATATCTGAGCTTTTCCAGAGATTCCTGATAGATGTCATCATCGAAATTACCATGTGTGTGACCATAGAGAAGAACTGTATCTTTGTAACAACTATTCCATGAAAAGATAGGATAATGCGATAGGACAAGCTTTTGATTGATACCATTGTAATTATCAGTAAGTTCAAAATAATCACATACCGAATCGAATAACTGTTTAACCCTATGATCTTTCAAACCGTATTCGTCATGATTTCCAACTATTAAAATTTTCTTTCCTTTAAGTCTTGAGATTACTGAACATAAATACTCATTGTCTTTGTTATTTCCACATCTGCCAATATCGCCTAGAATAAACGTTATATCATTATTTTTAACCACTGAATTCCAATTTTTAACAAGAATCTCATCATGTTCTATTTTACGAGCGTCAAATGAATTCGTACAACCGATGTGCAAATCCGCAATATATCTATACATTCTTATTCTCTCCTAGAATTCTATCTCTTAATGAATTCCAACCATCATCATAACCGTCACAATACTCATCATATTTATAATCATTATGTTCTTCTTCAGGAACTTCTTTCAATGGACACCAATTTGGTTTACTCTGACAATAACCGCCATCACACTGAATATCTCTGCATAGACTTTTATCATTTTTATCAGACATAACAGAACAACAAGCGTTAATTCCTTCATCTAATTCGAAACAAAACATGTAGTCCAAACATGTTTCTGGCGTGTCCATAACTAATACTGACTTGCTCATACTTTACAATCCTCTCTTAAATACTTCATCACAATAGTTAGTTAATATACATTCATTTGCAACCTGTGCTGCAATTCTTGACACCATTTTCAGTGACTCTCTGATTATTGTTCCGTTCGGAGTTCTATGATTGCATCCATAACCAGAATAGAAATCACGTCCCATTGTATTGTCATTTTCTTTTCGCAAGTTGTATTCCTGTGCATACTTAATTTCATCTTTTGCAAGATATAATGATTCAATCATATAATCTATTTTGTTTAACTGATCCATATTGTCACCTATAAATTTATTAGTGCAATTACATCCTGCACTGATATATTCTTTTCTTTTGCTTTTCTGATAATACGATCATGATTTGGTGAAAACGCTTCATGATTACTACAACCATCTACGCAACCTTCATATTCATCATAATATTTGCAGAAAAAGCATTTATAAAATTCATTTCTCATATCATCACCTCAATATATTTTTAATGAAACATGTGTTTCATCTGTTTAATTTCTATCTTCTACCGAAATAATCATATCTATGTTCGTTAGAATTTGCCTGATGTTCCAAGGTTCTCCATGAAATTCTTTATCTACGCCAACAAATCTCCCTATTAAATCTCTAATCGGTACTGTTTTGTTTTCGTCAAGCATTTTCTTTTCGTAATACATATCAACGTCTGTATTTTCATACAACTTAGTTGACATCAAATAATCAATAATTTCTTCGTTTTTCATAATTATTATTCTCCGTCTTCTTCGCAAAGACCGTTTTCTATAGCCCATTTTTTATTAAGATCCAGAAGTTTATCAACCGTCATATCATCTTCTCCAAGATATAACACTTCGATGTCCCCAAATCTTTTTGTAAATTTTTCAATTCTTTCTGGTCTTCTTTCGTATAAATCACCTTTTGCAAAATATTTACAGGAACAAAAATGACTTGCCAAGCATTCACCTGTTTCTGCTATAAGATAATACATTCCATCAATACTATCTATTCCGTTAGCTGCTCCTGACATCACATATAATTTCATATTTTTCTCCTCCATTTATCATCTAATTCATCATCAGACATTCCAAATATTTGTGGTCTATGACCAGTTAATGCTACTTTCATACTCAATCCTCCAACTCATATTCTTCTACAATAACCGGAACTTCCAACCGATCACCAATAAAACTCAAGATATACTTCTTCAAACTATCTGGATATCTCACATTTTCCTCAAAGAAAATCACATCCAAAATTTTCTTTTCATTCCACGTTGTCTTGATATATGCAGTAATACAAGAATCGTTCTTCAGATAAAACTTATTCAGCCATCTATCATGGTAAATATAATGCAAGTCAAATGTATGTAATGACACCTGTTGTGCTAAATCACACGCCAAGTACGTTGTGAATCTTGTACTTGGCAATGCGTCGTTGTGTGTCAATTCCATATAGCGCCCTCCCTCATATCATCGTGCGTTTCTCCGTTAGAATAATAAATATTCCATCCTTCAAAGATATCTTCTAATTCCTCAACATCAATTTTGTATTCATTACAGTGTGTTATAGCAATTGATTTCTTGTCTCCAAAATTCATCACATCCTTAGCACATCGAATATATAAATCTTTCAAATCAAGCGTTCCGTATCTTAATGTGTCCTGGAATGGATTCGGAACATTTGTCTTATCATACATTGACTTATTTATTCGATTCTTGCGACATTCAGATGGAAATTGTCCTGCTCCATGTCTTGTTAAATATGTCCTTGACACATAACATGTCTCAATGTTAATATCATCGTCCCATTTCACATTTTCAATTATTTTCTTTGGATTTTTTATTCCTGTGTTAGAAGGTGTAAGATGTGGATAATATTTCAGATTATTTTGATCAAGTAAAAGACCTTGTGCAGCTTCAAATACTATATTCTCATACTCATTGAGAAAACATTCGTCAGAAATCGTTGTTGCTACTTCGTTCATAAAATCCCAATCTTCTAAATAATGATCGTAAATTCCTGAATCATTGAACAAATCTTCCCATTTCTTTGTTAAGACAATTCCTTCTCTGTTGAAAATCTTTAAGTAATAATCTCGGATATAATCGGAGACATACAAAGTAGTTACTCCGGCTTTATATCTTTTGATTGTCTCATAAATTCCAAGACCACAACTTCCATGCTTATTCTTTCCACGATTTTCTTCAATAATTTGATTAGCCATCATATCATATGGGGTTGTTACCATACAGTTTTGATTTATATAGATGTTCGGATAATATCCCAAATGTTTTAGTTCATTATATTCTTGTCTGAAAATAATCGGATTGCAGATAAAATCCTCTGAGAGATATGTGTCTGCCCCATTAAAAGTTCCAGATCCAAAATGATGAAAGACATGTCTGATTCCAGTTGAGGTAACTACAGTATGTCCTCTTTGCGCTCCACCATTAGAACACACAACAATACTATTCGGTTTTTGAGAGAAATAATCCGCCATAAGACCTTTGCCTTCATCACCAAAGTTTGAACCGATTACAATCTTAATGTCCTTCATCTGTTATAATTCTCCTTTTTCTACCAAGTTATTTCTTCTGAGTTAGAAGGTGTTGTAACTGTATCTGGTGTATTATTCTCTGCTTCATTGATGATAATATCTACAATCTCATTTGCAATATTGTCTATAGTTACTTTTCTAAAATGAGTATCATCAAGATACTCCTTATAAGATTTTTCAACTTCATCTTCGTCCCATCTATGATAATGATTCACATCTAAATGATAAATGTTAAATTTTTTAGAAGCCTCATCGTATAAATCTTTTGTCTCTACACCTGCCTGAAGATTGTCACCAGTTGCATCAATTAAGCCACTTTTCATACCTCTCAATGGAAGATACGGGTTAAGTTGTTCATCTCCAATAGTAATGATAATCCCTTTTCTTCCACGATTTAAACAATCAAGCTTTGTATGACGTGAACCAAAATACCATGCCGCTGTATATGATTCAAAGCTATTTCCACCTCCACCAAATTCGAAGTAAATTTTATCCAACTGTTCAGCAATACGAATATCTGATTCAAATTGAGATACCTGAATTGGACAAGCATCATATGCCAAATCTCCGATTCCCATAATCATAAATTCTACATCTTTTACGTCTTTATAAAGTTTTGTCATAATTACATTTAACTTTTTAGCAACTTCGACAGCTGCTTCTCCCATGCTCCCAGTTACATCTAGAGCCAAAATAACTGGCAATGTATTTGGATGTTCTTCTGAATCGCAACACTCTCTAATAACATTTTTAGGATCGAGTGCCGAGTCAAGATGTCTTGCTTTAAACATTTCCTGATTGCTATAATCAGAATTGATAGCTCCTGACTTAGAAACCGACCTTCCTACTGATTTTGAATAACTCTTAAAACTATCACTTGTCCATGATCCACATCCCATATTATGCATCCTCCTCTTCTGAATTCTCTACTTCGTCTCCGTCATTCATATCAAAATCAAACATACCGTCAAACATTTCGCCCATATTTCCACCCATCATCATAAATGGTAACATTGCACTCATATTGTTGTTTGAATTAGCCATACCCACTGCATTGTTATCGTTTCCATTCATCATCTGAGAAAGCATCATATATTTAAAGATATTGTTTTTTCCTTTTTTGCCTTTTACTGCATCATTTCCAAACATTGAAACAATCTTTCCATAGAAATATGTATTACCCATAAACACATGTCTTTCAGGAAGAATTGTGTCAATTGTGGAATCTTCGTAATTTATCACAGTAATTTTATTCTTTTCTGCTTCAATAACACATTTTGGTTTCCCATTTACAAGGATAATGTCTCCTTCTGAAACTTTATTTGTAGGAATCACAAAGAAAAATTCCTCTCCAATATTAAATACAAAGCTATCGCAATTTGTGAGTCTTCCGGTCTTTAAATTGTATGTTTTGTATCCACTAGATGTTTTTACTGCAATGTTGCCATTCATTGATAGTCTGCACATTCCATTTCCAACTTTCCCAAACATTCCATTCAATAAATTATTCATCATCTTTTTATTCTCCTTTTCATTATAAAATTCTTCTTTGTTTCCTTTTTCATATGGAATAATTGTTTTATTTATTATTATTTTATTTTGACAATACGGACAAATTATATAAGTAAACTCTTCTGTGTTTTCAATATATGATTCATCCAATTCAGTTGAATATGTATATCTTGTTTTAGACTTTAAATCTTCAATTCCATATTCAAGTTCGCACTTACATGTGTCACATTCTATTGTTTTACTCCATTTTTTTAATATTTTCATAAATTAATTTTTTCCTAGTGTATCAAATAGATTCCATTTAATTATTCTCGTTTCGAATCACTTTAAACATCTCATCCACAGAATCCAATAAATCATACCTTTTATTAAATGGCGCAGTTGAACTTTTGGCAAATTTACGCTCTACCATATCAATGTAATAAGTTGAACTTCCGTCTTCTCCTTGGTAGAACTCTTCCCATTCGTCTTCAGACAATAATCTTTTTACATTAAGCTGCCCAATCGCAAGATTGTCAAAACTTACAACCTTGAATTTATTTGTAATATCAGCTAAGTTCCCATACAGCCATTTCTGATTTGCTTCGATTCTTTCTTTCTCATGTTTAAAATAAACATCACCTCTTCTAAGATGTTTGTATCCTAGAATAAGCATCTTTATATTGTTATTCTCCATAACCTTCGCATCAGACGCAGTTAATACACCATTGATTACATGAACAACTGCATTAGGATACTGATTTATAAGATTAATAAATTTTTCTGTTGGTTTTACAAGAGATACGCCAAGTCCATAGATTAATTTTTCATCAACAAGTTTTCTGATCAATTTCTGCTCTTTTTCAAAGTGAACCTGATTAACTGTGATATTTGCAATAACCTTCTTTTCTTTGAGTTTTTCTAAGAATGGAATTAAATCAGGATGTTCAAGTACGTTTCCACCACCGATTGCTGCCTCCTGAAATGGATACAAAGTGTCAACAAACTTTTCGTTTAAAATGTCTCCATGTTTACCATCTTTCATTGAACCCTCGTGGCAAAACGGACAACCTGCTGAACAAGCATTCGTAATTTTTATATCCATGTTTTCAGCATGATCAGAAATAAACTCATCATCATTTGTCTCTCTTATTCTCGTTCCATCACTCAGAATAGTCGTAACATAATTGCCATTCTTATATCTTCCTAATAATTCCATTCTTCATTACCTCTCCTAATTATCTAACCATAATATCCAAATGCCACAACCTTATCTCCATTTGGGGTTGTCAATGTTTCTTCATAGTCTTCATAATCTTCACAATACTCATTCCAAAAATATTCATAATCATAGAATTCGTTTTCACGAAGGATTTTATTTATTTCCTCTTCATCTGTCCAATTAACATCTTCTCTTTCATATTTGTTTGTCTTCTCAAATTCAATCGCTTCTTCTCTAGTATAGAAATGATTCTTTTCAGGTTTGTTATTATCTGGATAGCACCAACCTGAACCTGTAAAAAGATATAAATTACCTTCCTGCCATCTGTCATAATCCGATTCCATACACATCACGATTACATGCATTGAGCTACTATTTGTTTCGAAAGTTCCACGTCTAATCTGTTTCTTCATAATATTTACTCCTTAATATTCTTTTGGATATTCATGCTCAATCACATCTAAATTGATCAAACCACTTCTTTTGAAGTTGCCAAACTCGCAATATTCATCACCATCCTGAATAACAACATACTTTTTATTGATTAAATATTCCTCTAATGATATATTCTCTTTCTCAAGAAAACCGCCTAAGATATTTTTGTCAACACAACCCATAAAAGGTTTTTCAAAATGAAAATATCCATTCTCACTTTCCCAATATGTAAGTGTATCAATACCCCATGCTTTTTCTTTCTGTTCAAGCCATTCATTAAGCTCGTCCTCTGTTTTACCATATTCCTGTGCATAATCATTATCTTTATTCTCTGGATGGTTTTTATCAGCGAATGAATCCGAAACCATAGGAATAACAACCTTTTTAAGTCCTGGAACATGCTTTAATGCAATTGATTCTAATTCTTTATATGTCTCATCATTATATTCTCTTACTAATGAGGCACAAGCATATAACCATTTATCATGGAAATTACATAATACTCTGAAAGGACTTCTGCCAAACTCTAAATCTCCATCCCAAATATGCCATTCACACTTTTCTTCACCTGTTTCTTTGTTGTTCCACAAAAAGAAATTCTTAGAGATTTCTTCTGGTGTATAATATTCATCTATTTTCATCACACAAAGAGAATGCATACTTGACGAATTAGTCTCAAATACACATCTTCTAATCTGTCTCTTCACAATTCATTACCTCACAAATTCGTAAATGTATTCATCATTTACAGTTTTACACTCGTCAATTCTTCTACCATCGGATATAGGCAACATACTGTTATAACGATTGATTGCAACTGTAATGTTATTAGCTAATTTTCCTATAGTTTGATTTTTAGTTTCTAAAATTGCAGATTCGTAAGAATTTTTCTTTATATCTTTTTCTTCAAATTCATTTAACGCAACAAGAATTCCACTGATTTTAGCTAAAACCTGCCAAGCATTAAATCCATATTCTTCATAATCTTCCGGATTTTCGATAAGATCAAACCCATTCTCAATAATATTTTTAATGAGGAACAATGTTCTCTGATTCATTTCTTCTGTGGTCATTAGCGTAATCTCCTTTCTATACTTTTCTTTAATGTGTCCAAAACAAAGTTACAATTTTCGTTATCATCAAGCCAGTTCTCAACAGTTTCTTCGATTGCTATTCCCAAAGAACTGAAATCTATTTGCTCTTCAATCTGTTCTTTAATTTTTGAGCGAATAATACAATCCAATTCTTCATCTGTAATTCTGTTCGCAGCTTCTTGGAATCTTTCTGCAAGTGGTTTGAGTGATAAATAATCTTCTGTTTGCTTTGCCATAATTATTATTCTCTCCATATTTGTGAATAGCTGCGCAATGTTTGACTACCACACAGCCCATCTAATTATATTGTGTACATCGTGTAATATTTCTTATTATCAAATGAACTGTAGATATCTTTCACAACACTAACAGCTCTATCCATACTTCCATATGTAGCCATGTGGTATCGTTCGCCATAATATTTAGCATAGATATCTACATCGTCACTTCCTTTAAAACTTGTTGGCTCAATTGTAAGCACAACATTGTCATAAGGAACGTCAATTGTTTTATCCTGGCTAATAATTCTCATATTAATTATTCTCCTTATCTGCAAAAGTAACCACCGTTCTCTCTGGAATAATCTGCTGTGAAATTACTTTCTGAACTAACTGATCTACTTGTAATGGTACGTACTCATAGTTATATTCAGAGAAGTAAGAACCACATCTTGTGATATATTGTGTGACTGCAATATCATATTTTGTAACTGAACCATCTTCTGAGGTTTTACACAAAATACCTGTTACATCTTTGTACTGATATTTTCCTTGGTCGTCCCAATCACCATCATCTACAATATCTAAACCATATTCAACACCATTAACGGTTGCTCCAAGTTCTTCATACCAATCTTCATTGTTGAAGTGGCTTACGATTTCCTTAGCTTCCTCTAAATCCATGTGTTCCAATTCTTCAAAATTTACATTAAGTTCTATCATTATTCTTCTCCTTTTAGTCAACTGACTCTCAATGACGAGAGCCAGCTAAAATGAAACCAAAATTTTATATATTATCCATATATTGTTTGTAGAAATTCTCTTTGTCTTCAGTTGTAATGAATTCATTGCATACATCTAATGACATGATGTTTTTACAATTAGGACACATAATAGTACAATATTCAGGCTTCGGATTAATACATCTTGGGATAGTTACTTCAGACCTTTCAAAAACAAAGACTGTGCCACATTTACTGCATGAACAACAATATTCTCTTTCTGTTTTTATTTTCTTGATATGGTAATTATGTACCGCTAATATTTTCATTATTTATTTTCTCCTTTATACGGTTTGCAAAACAATTGATCCCACCAGTTAACATATCCATGCCCGTAAGTTGAACATTTTTTAGACTGACAAGTATTGTTTTTATCATGATAATATAAACATTCTCTACATTTATTTACCTGTTTTAACTTCATTATTATTCACCATCCTGTTCCATATCTATGTACACATTACCAAGAATTTCGTCGTGATTTTATCACTATATATTGTATATATGTATGCTCCAGTATACTATATATACTATTAGCAACACAACATATAGTGGTTATATTTTATTTATTCTCTATATCTATACCATCTCTGGATTCTCATCAAACATCTTGAGAAATTTCATCTCATCTTCCTTATCGGAACACCACAGCTCAAGTTCATCACCATGCTCTCCGACTAACGCTGCAATAGCTACATACTGTGTCAATGCAGATTTAAGATTGAATTTATCTCCATACTGTGATGTAAGAGTTACATCGCCTTTGCATTCATTTACTACATTGAGAAATGTTTCTACGTCTTTAAGGTTTTTAATTTTCATTATCTTATTCTCTCCTTCTCATCCATCATTTTTCTAAACTCCACATACTTTCTTGTATATTCATAAGAATCCTTGAAAATATTTGTTACTGCTTTATACAGTTTAGGTTCATACTTCTTAATTACATCTAATTCATTCTCAAAATCTCTACCATAAGGGCAACCACAGCAACCAGTGCGCTTTAAACCATATTCCGAATAACAATCACTATGAACAATTCCATACACTTTCTCATAATCTTCTTTATCTGAATCTTTGTACCAGAATAGAGGTCTATAATTGTCAATGTCATTATTGTCGTCAAAGCATGATTTGTACGCTGTTGATCTAGCACCACCTTCAGCTTTCCTAATACCTATAATCTGTAGATCAAATAATTTACCGTCTATTCCATACTTTACAATGCTATGTGCAACATCTTTTTTTGCATATTTACAACACTTGTTTGAAATATTAAATGTTGGTGGATTAGCAACCATAAATTCTTTTAACCATTTGTTCCTGGTAATATTAAAGCAACTGTCATTACCTTTGTTACAACACCACCACTCTAAGGCAGACTTACATTTTGGATATTTCTTATATAATGTGTTGAAATCTTCATCTTCCCATTGAAAATTATGTTTTTGTAATCTTTGGATAAATTCACTGACTTGTTTTGATAAAAACGGTTGTCCATATTCCTTGCAGGACGTTGGAATAGGTTTTATAGCCCTATAAGAATGAAACGTAATATCATATTTTTCTTCAAGATATTTTAAATGCTCTTTTGTGGCTCGATATTCTAATCCAGTATCAAACCATACATAATCTACTTTATTGTCTTTGTCACATCTCCAAACGATATCTAACATCACATCACTGTCTGAACCGCCTGAAATTGAACAAATGATTTTCTCATATTTATCATTGTTGATAATTGCCCATGCACGAATCAAATTATCACAAATCGTTTGATTTACAGGACAACCTTTTAATAATTCCTCAATTGTATTAGCTTTCTGTACCAATATGTACTTTCCTCACTGAAATTTATTTCATTTCAATGAGGCAAAGCCATACTTCGTGAGTGTCTTTTTACGTCACTATCACATTGCTTTTTCGATTTATATTAACCAATGATCCGTCTTCTATAAATCATCGTGACAACCTTTGCTGCACAAAGGTATTAAATACATATGGTGAAAAGCTAACCAATTGGTAGCACAGCTTCGCAAAGTCTTTCAATGCTGTTTATTTCACAATCTACCATCTTATGATTTGGATTATTACTGTTATAATCTCTTATAAGCATATCAATCCAGAAATCAAAATACTCATCTTCTGCACTTGAGTCCATTACTGCATATCTGTCAACTGTTTTGTAATTATCTTTTTCAGTACGATAGGATAAATTGACTTTATATACTGGCAATGTGATTGTTGTTTTTAAGAAATTCTTTGGATGCACATTTTTTAATTTTTCTTTTAAATCTGTATCATAAATTTCAAATACGTCAATTCCTGTCCTTAGAGAACAATTCTTAAAAAACTCACTCGGATACACTACTTTTCACCACCTTTCTACCAATAAAACCTAGAACAACGCACAACCTTGAGCCTTAAACGACTCCACCTGCTTGTCCCAATCTTCTTGTGTCCAATCGAATTCTTTCATCAAACATTTCTTACAATAGAATTTACTAACTTGTCTTCCATGTATTTTTAAGTTCATTGAAAGAACTTCCTTATGTTTTATTCTCTTATTGCACTCACAACATTTCTTATTAAAATATTGCAGCGCAATCTGTTTATCAATTCCTGTATACTTTACAAATTCGTCAATCACTTCTTGTGTTGGCTCACTTCTGAACACGCCACCATTCCATGCTTGAGTAAGATACTCTTCGAGTGTACAGTTCATAATCAACCATTTCTGATTGTTAATAAAATCTTCTCTTAGAATATTTCTCCATCTTTTATATGCTTTTGGATACCAATATCTATCAAGAATCCATGTTGACTTCGCATAGTACGGGCAAGCACAATGGCATCCAACTCTTGAATATCCTTTTTTATATTTTGGATTAACTTCAATATTTCTCCAAAATATATAAAGCCAAACATCCAATTCCGTCCACTTTCTAATAGGAAGTATTCCTTGCCAACATGTGTCTCCCCATTCTGAAGTATTAACCCATTCGTCTTGATAATTGCTTCTTGTATTTGATTCTTCATTTCTCATTCCCATAAAAATTAAATACGGATGCTTATTATCAAGTTGAGAAACCATAACTCCAACTTTAAAAATCCTACAACAGAATCTTGAAAATCTTGACGGAATCATAGAATCAGATTTTACATATTGATAGAACCCTTTGTCTGGATTCATAATTTCGCAATTCGGAAATCGTTTAACCATCTTATATGTGTCAGTACAATCAAGTGATGTGTTGTTAAATATTGCTTTTGTGTTTGGATATAGTTGTCGAACTAAATGACATGTAACCATAGAATCTTTACCCATAGAAACAGGTATTATTGGAGTATATACATCATAATCTTTGATCTTTTCACATATTAGGCATAAAGCTTCATGTTCAATTTCTCTCAAATGATTTTCTTTGATGTTGATCATTGTTCTCCAATCTATTAGGTCTACTTCAGATGGATCTTCATAAGATTTTAATTTTAGAATTTCTACTTTTTCTAGGTTATCTGATACTTTAACTCTGTAAAATTTATGTTCTACAAATTGACTATCAAAACCTTTTATAATCTGTTTATCAAGCCAGAAGAAACCTTCTTTTAAATAAGGTAATTCTTCGCCAGAAGTGTCTTTTAAAAATTTAATGTATTCATCGTATATCGGATTCAATTGTAATCTTCCTTTAACTTTTGGATTTTACCAATTAGTTAAAGGAGTTTATCTTATTCTTAGAATCCAATTATTTTAGGTCATGGTGTAAGATTTTACGTTTTAACCTTATGTCGCTATGCTGCTTGGGTAATACAAGCCATCTCGCTGTACAACCCTGATTACAGGGATTTGATTACAATTGAAAAATATTTATTATTCAAGTTCTAAATAAAGTTTTCCGAAATAAACTGCATCAAGAATTTCTACGTTTGATGCCATTCTTTCCGGATGTTTTTCGTTAAGTTCTTCTATATAATTCATGAATTCCTGATCGACAGAATCCCAGGCATTCTTATCTAAGAACATATACTTTACTGCTTCTTTTGGATTTCCACGAGCAGTTGTATACTTATATTTAATCTTCCAAGTTGGAATAGGAATTACTTCACTTGCAATCTGTTTTGGATGGCAGTTTTTAACTTCATCCATTTCACTGTCATCGTACTTACAAACTGCTTGTAATTCAGATATTTTCATTTCAACTTCGCCTCCTGATTGTTTATTCTCTACTTCGACAAAAACCGAATGAAAAATTAAATTCATTAATTTTTATTCTTATTCCAAATCAACCGAATATTCTTCTGATATACTTCCATTTGGAATATAAATCTTGTTATAAGTTTCTTTCTGTTGAAACCACAACCAATGGCGTTCTTTTTCGTACCATTCAACTCTAAAATTATCATCAGAGTAATACAAAGTAGCATTGTTTGATTTCACTTTGTTTGCGACAAAACCACCATTTAGTTTCACCATATATTGATAATATAGATTCTCTTCTATGTATCCTCGTCTAAGATAAAACCTCCCTCTGACCATATTACTATCATTTAATGAAGCAATATATTCTGTAGAATAAGGCTTATCTGAATAATTCCATGTTGATTTTTCGCATTTATAACAGCCAAATATGAGAAATACAAAACTTGCAACCGTAATAAACAAACTTGTAATAAATGTTTTAAATGACGAGTTTATTCCTGTTTCATCTTCTTCTACGATTAGAACAATAATAGACAAAAATGATGAAAAAAGACAAATTGCACTACCAGCCATTATGATCACATGGATGAATACCCATATATTTCCTTCCAATATCTTCACCTCCATATTATCTTTATAAGAAGCACGTTCATTTTCGTACTTCTTAAGAGCATCCTTATCCCTGACTTCGTGAGGGTTGCGGTTTGTTCCAGAGTATTATATTCTGAATGCACAGGTTCAACTCATACGCTCATCGGTTGACTGGAATATTGCTAACAGTCTTCACCTTTACCTTTTCACCATCTCAGGCTTTCAGTTCTTTTCACCGCATTAATCTTTTTTATTATTTTATTCTCCATTCAAAATACGGAGTATATCTTCTACAGAAAAGATTGCAACATCTTTCCTTATATACAAACTTATTATTCTCAAACACACATTCTCTAACCATAGGCTTTCCGCACATCGAACATTTCTTTGTGGTTTCACTGTTTTTATTGCCAATCTTTATTTCTTCCATAGCAACTACTAAGAGTAAAGAATTCTTTAATGTGCGCACAAATCTCGTACTCCTTGTTTTAATCTAATGAAAATTCAATTTCATAACTAGATGTTTGCAACCATCTAATATATTATTCTCTTGTTCCAATTAGAATTTTTGAGCAGAAACGCTCTAAGAAATTGTTTTAAAATTACTATTTGATATCTCCATTCATTTTTGCGTTGAAGATAGCTTTCAGATATTCTTGTGGATTATCTTTTGCAGCCTGGAATTCTCTCTTCTGTCTCTGAATATCATCTAGTACGGGCTTGTACTTTGGACTGCTACTTACTTCATTTCTATATTTTTGTACCTCTTCACGAGTTACAATTTCTTTATCCACTAGAATTCGTAACACTACTTGTACATCAACCAATGCTTTCATAATAGTTTCCTGCATCTGTAATTCATGCAAGGCTTCGTCCGGTTTATAATAAGAATCATTGCTTACCGCCAATATTTTCACCTCATTCCTGAATCTGTGATCATATCTACAATATTATTTAATGCATCATATGAATGTTTTCCAATTCTTTTTATTGAAGCAAAACCACTATTTCTATTCTCAGCATTTTCAATCAATGTTTTAATACATTGATATGTTACATAAATCAGTGCTGAATTATTTGCTGCTCTCGTATTATCAATTTCTGAATCTCCAGTTGGTTCTGTATATCCAATTAAACGAGATAGTACTTCTACGATTGTTCTATTATCCATCTAATTCCATTAATCCTCCTAATCTACATAATCTGTGAATTCTTTGCCACAGCAAAGACATTTAACAGTCTGGCATTCTACAATACCGCTTGGCAAGAATTTATATACAAACTGTTCACCGACCGTTGCATGTGACACGCAGCCATTTTCTTGATGTCTTTTGCACCAATTGTCTATTCTCTTACTTGTCTCAAATGTCATTATCTTACCTCCTATTTGTTAATAGAATACAATCTCCAATGTAAAATATCGGAATCATCAGAAGATTAAGATCAGAAACATCCATTCCGTTACCATATCCATACATAAGGAATATAAACCATAATATACTCAATTTATTTATCATCACTTTCATTTATGAATTCAATAGGATACCATTTTTCATTTATAAAATTGAATTCATATTTAATTGTCGCTGTTTCTAGCCATCTTAATTCTTTGCCTATTATTACTGGAAAGAATAAAAATTCTTTTTTTACTTTTGTATCTCCATGATTTGGAGTTTTGAATATATACCTCAATTATTTTACCCCCAATATTTTTATGTGATTCTATCCATGTGTATAATTGATCAGTTGTATAGAATGTAATTCCAGCGATAGTTTGCGAAGTACAATTACATTTGAATACTGATGATTTATACATGCAGTTAAATTACATTGCCCAGTAAAAATATTCCTATTGATACATCCGAAATTATTACACATAAACATTATTCTCTCCATGAAAAACATATTTCATACTATTTATTTAGTCTAGGTGTAATTGCAACACCTCGTCCGCCTGTAACAACGATATATTCTACATCTTTTCTATTATCTGTCATAATATATGTATAGAGTCTAGAGTGGTCATTGTCGACTTTTTTAAATTCAGAAACATCTTTTTGCCCTGCTTCAACCGTATTTACACAAGATCCAGTAATAAAACCACATAATACAAATCCTGCCGCAAATACAATTCCTTTAATTTTCTTCATCTTTTACCTCGCATTCTTCTTGCAATACTTAATAATGTTCTCTTTACATTTGTCACAGATTCGCATCTTATAATTTCTTTCTGTTCTACTAGGATGAACTCCTGCAATAAATTCCAAACCGTTCCAATCGGAACAATTCACTGTAATACCATTTTCTTTAGATACTTCTCTTCTGCAAATATCACATACTTCAATTACTGCCATTTAAGATCTCCTCATATTTTTCACACTTATTTTGTAATATACTAGAATAATCTTCTAAGTCTGATATTTTTTCATTCAAATCATCTACTTGCTCTTGTAATCTGTCTACTTCATCTTCGGCATCTCTCAGATAACCGTCAGACTTTTCAAGTTCTTCCTCTAACTCATAATATTCCTCGTCTGTATGAGCCGGAAATAATTCTACAATCTTGGCAGCAAGTTCTTTATTATCTTCTTCAACAAGATTAATACATTTATCCAATGTGGAAACTGATTCCCAGCAATCGTTTATATAAATCAATTTACATCACTCCAATATTTTTCCATATAATACACACTCTATCTATTTCTTGTATCATTCCATCTTTAATAAAACCATATTCACTTAAGTCTCCCTCCGTATCGGTTGCACACATATCAACAAATCTCGTATCTATTACTTTTTTATATGTGTCATTTTCATCAATTAAAGGAGAACCTACAACGCAATATTTAGCTCCTTTTAGCGGTTGTTCCATGTAAGCATTTGTTTTTAAATCTAAAACATTGAAAACCCAAAAGGAAGTTGTTCGTACATTTTACCGTCTACATAAAAATTTAATTTGTAAATTTCTTTAATCATTTTTTGCCTCAATCTTATGTCATTCGTTCCATCTCTTCGTCAGAAATCTCTTTGCATTCTACTTCATATCCAAGATATTTTAAAAGATCCATCCAATCATCATTGTCAATTCTATGTCCTTCTCTGAAAAAATCTTCATAATGAAGAACTGCATAATCATCTGCTGTTATAAGTTTAATTTTGTTACTTGCCATAATTCACCTCCTAATCACATGGCATCCATTCTGGATCTCTATAAACTACTCCATTTTCACAATACACTTCGTCCATATCAAAATAACCATCACATCCAGATAAAGCCCATGATAAACAATTTATCATTTTCATTATTTCTGATTTATTGAATACTGCAAACAATTGATTCTTGTCATAATCTGCAACAATATTTAAATCATCAGTAGACCAATTTGTTTGTCTACGTATATCTTTTTTTGTGCCATATTCATATGTTGGAACTAAGTCTAAATTGCAATTGTTTCCGACTTTAATATGTAAATTTTCTTTTATGAACTCAGATGCATACTCTGCATATACTGTTCCACTAGGCTCTTTTAATAATTGTTCTTTTGTTAGAATTCTCATATATCTCACCTCGCTTCTTCCTTTCTTTTGCACGTTGCTCTTTTAATAATTTACAACTTCCACAATTGTTTCTGTTTTTACAAAACCAACAGTTATCATTGTCTAATGTCCACCACCAAGGAGGTTGAGGTCGTTGTTTTCTTTTTGCTTTACCCATTTTATTCCCCTATAAAAAGTAAACGAGTGATACCAGATAATGCAAAACTTGGTCAGTTACATATGATATTTTTTGATATCTCGCCTTTAGTGGATCAATAATACAGTGCGTCAAAAATACAACTCCAAACTGCCATGTTAATCCAAAAGCAAGGTAAAATGGTAAACAATACAACGCACAATGTACAAGCAAATGATACCAATTACTTCCTTTTGTCTTTGCAATAAAATCATTTTGTAAAATATAATCACCAACTAAGTGACAAAATACTAATAAAATTAACTTATTCATATATTCCATCCGTCACTCCAACCGGACACATGCGTGCGTTGTAATAATCCACAATCTCATGCTTCTTTGTATCGATTTTCGCATAAGCACTTGCATGCGAAACATTATCGAACCCTTTTACATACATATAGTTATCAACAGTTTTAGTTCCTACAATCTGAAGATGGTTTTCTGCGAACCATTTTCCAACATTTAATTCTGCATAGTCTTTGAAAGTATTGTGATAATTATAATCTTCGTACATACCAATCATATTATTACCTCCTAATATTCTCTAAATGAAAGAGTGAATTCATCACGTCCTGCTTTTTACAAAATCAATAATATCGTCAATTACTTCTTCATTAAACTCTTCAAAATCATTTACAGTAACCGTTCCACATTCAAACGCAGATTTATCTCTAGTAAGATTGTAAGCATAACAATCGACACCAATTCTGAAATATTCCATGAGAAGTTTCTTTATAAAATCATAATTAAGCTCAACAGACTGTTCAAATTTCTGATCTATCATTTCTTTAATTTCTTCTTTTTTAATATTTATAGTTGCAATACATGGTGGTTTAACTGTTGGTTGCTCGTCTAATAATTGTCTAATACCAGGCAAACAAGAGCCGTTTCTAACTCCAAGTGCCATACGAATATCTCTATTTGTAATTTTATCTACGTCAATTAATCTCATAACTTTTATTCTCCATCTTCGATAAATTCAGTTCGTGAATATCCATTCCAATAATGTTCATTTCCACAATACTGTTGACACACTATATCGGAATCACATACATGGTCACATCTATTACATTTTGGTTCTTCATCATAGGCTGTATATATTTTTACGTTGCTCATTACTCTTTATTCCATTCCCACATACTGTAATAATCATCTGTTACAAAACTTAAACATATGTCGCATGTATGTGGTGGTGGACAATCCATATTGTTTACACAGTTATCACAGTTTTTCTTCACTGCATTAAAACCAATACATTTTCCATTATCATATTTTACACTCGTAATAAAATATTGATCACCATCTACGTATACATTTGCGTCTTGACGATTTGTAATGGAAAGTGGCTGTTTCCCTAATTTCTTCCAAATTTTATATAATTTCATACTTACTCCAATTCTTCTGCATCAAACACTTTATAATACCTTACAATTCGACCATTTACATCCAAAATCTTAAATCCATCTGGAACTTTTTTGTAAGAAAATCGCTCGTCTTCGAAAACGAAGTCTTCAGCTCTTTCTACCGCATCCTGCCATGCTTCTTCATATGTATTCCATATCGTACAGCTCCCATTATAATCTGGTGTAATACAAACACAGGCATAACAAGTTCTTTTTAAACTCCAATATTCATCATTCACATAGGGTTCCTCTTTCCTTATATTCTTCTATATGAAACGGACGTTTCATTAACTTTTTACTCTACATAAACGCTCAAATTTGGCATAAATTTTGCCACCATTTTCTTCATAGTATTGTTTTACCAATTCGTTCATTTTTTCATCTACATCTTCTTCATTTATATCAATTTCATAAGCATATATACACGTTTCATCATCACACACTTCTTTCATAACTTTAATAAAATCTACAATTTCTGTCTTGATTTCTTTCTTCTCATGGGTTTTCTTCTGCTGCTTGAGGATTTCAATAACTCGTTCTGGGTATTTCTTCGAGAACTCATTGCAGGAAATACCCGTACCATTATTACGACCACTGAGTTTACAGTCGCAACAAGAAGTGTTGCCACACATTTCAGATCTGAGTATAATTGCTTCTTCTGCTGTCAGTTCATCTTCTACTAATCCTTCAAACATTTCGTCTGTCCACATGAAAACATCTTCTTTAATTCCGTAGTAACCATCATACACGTATGCAATCGTTACAGTCTTTTTCTTTATCATTTCATCTATTGCGCATAATAAACCATACTTCTCAGCTTCTTTTAAATCTTCTCTAACTCTTACCTTATCTCCAACTTTGTATTTCATACCACTATCTCCTTAATACTCGTCTACTACTTCTAAGTTCAGCAAATCTGCAATGCGCCAAGGCTTCTCGTCACTCCATTTAACCATAGGGAACTCGATATCAAGCTTAGAAATCGTACATGCAGTGCCAGCACCGCCAGTACGCCAAAAGTCATTGGATTCACTCCTAATTGGAACCGCACTATATACATATAATGCTTCATTCTCATCCCTTGCCATCCATTTATAATCTTCAAGCAAGTACCCAAGAAAATCCCTATCCCGTTTGCTAATAACAAGGTGCTCGATATACTCCTGTTCAAGCCATTCTAATCGACATCGTTCGCACTCTCTGTCATCATCATCAAACTTACAACTACTACAGGTGATACCACTACAAACGCCTACCATACCTGTATCCTTATCGACACCAAAACTACTCGCACACGCAACTTTCATCAATTTATCTATATACTTTTCTTTATTCTTCATCTTTATTGCTCCTATCCTTATCGCACTCATCACAATCACCATTCGCAGCTCCGAAGCAACCGCAACAAGCATTTGTCTGCTCTTTATTTTTCATCTCTTCCGCCTCGTTCTTTTCTCTGTAACGTATGTTTTTCTCTGAAATCCATAATTGCATTACCGATTTTTACAGTTGGCAACAAATACGAATACAACTGGATTCGGTTCAACACAACATCTAATTTATTCTTCATTTGTTCCACCTCGTTTTACAATGTCGATAGCGCACGCTATTCCTCTTGCATACCCTTTTGCTTCATCAAATTGCAGCATATTTTCTACTGTACATCTACGCTTTTCTTCATCAGCAAGTTTTAGTTCTTTGTTTAGTTGTTCTACAACCTTTTCCACGTCAAACACTGTCGGCAGACTATCAATATCTTCCCATGTGATGATTTCTCCGACATTTTCTTCTCTTTCTTCTTCTGTATCATCAAAGCCTAGATTCTCCATTAATAAATCAACATCAATTAGCTTGCTCATCTATCTCACTCCATTCCAACTTTCTTCCACAATACGGACAGAAATTTATATCCAATCGAATATGTACAATTTCATCATAATATTCATCCCATTCAGATGTTTCTACATCCAGGTAATACCCATTGTCTCCACGGAAGACTTCACATTCGTATGAATTTTCATCACAATACCTACACATAATTATTCTCCATTATGAAAGTTCGATTTCATTCGACCTCCAAAATATAACCACCACTTCTTAACTTTCAGATTAATCTTATCTTCTTTAAGCTCTCTGATCTTTTTATTATTCTCTTCATATACGGAAATTTGTTCCTCTACCAATTTGTCTGATTTTAACTCTGGATACATAGAAACTAATGTAATAGAACTTTCTGATTTGAATTTCTCATATGTGTTAGATTCATAATTCATATAATTGGAAACCAATGTGTCGATTTGTTTTTCTATTTTATTATTCTCTTCTTGATACATTGTAATTTTTTCGTCTATAGTTTTTCCATTACTTACAGAAATCCCTAAAAATACACCAACGACAAGCAATATAACGAAACACACTCCGGAAAGTTCAATAATTTCTTCTGTGTCAGCGTCTTTATCAGACAATTCATCTGCCCATATCTTAACAAGCATTGTTTTTCCAGAACATCTTGGCATACTAATAATCTTCATAATTATCAAACCTTTACAAAACTAACAACTTCCAAAACATTTCCTAAATCTTCATAGAATTTTTCTTTGCATTTGTCACACAGATGTCTTTTATAAAGGTACTGTTTTCCATTTACAACAATACGTTGAACAACATATCCGATTTCCTCATAATATCCATCATCGTATTCTTCGTTCTCGCCTAAATATTTTCCGCATTTATCGCAATAGAATTTATGATTTTTTCTTTTAACTTCTACAATCTTCTCTTCTACCTTCTCCATAACTAATCCTTTCTTCCAACCGTGAATATCCAACGAATCAATCTGTAAATACCGTGTCCTATCGAAAACGGAAAGACTAAAATATAAATCACAGAAGTTATAAATCCAACACCAAACCAATTTAGGCTTGTCCATCTTTTATAATTTGCTTTATAGCTAAAATATGTAAAATTAGAATTCATAAATCCCATGAAAATAATCTCAACGGCACAAATATACATCAAAACAAAAAAGATATATTCTATAATAATCACCTACTTCCTTTCTTACACGACACATGCTATAATAAACACATCCATTTTTGCACAGTGCGCAGAGTTATATATTATTATTCTCTGCGCACTTCTCTATTACATTCTTACATTCATATCTTTTACAATCTTGTCTGTTGTTTCGACAGGAATATCATACCCTGCAAGTACAGATTTCAGTTCTTCAGCATAAATCTTCGCTGCTTCTTTTGTTTCTTTTAGTTTTTCTTCCGCAAGTCTCTCTGCCCTTCTCTTTTTCTGAGCAATTTTCTTTCTTTTCTTGTTAGCTCTTATGCGTTCTTCCTCTTCGTCAAGAGCTTTTAATTTCTGCTGAATCTCATATACTTTCATAGCCTTTTTGAGTTTTTTCATATTCGATTTATAATAGTGGAATCTATCTGCTTCATACTCAATTCCTTCCGGTGTTAAATTAATGGCTGAACTTTTTGTATAAGCAAGGATGATTGCTTTCTCAAGACTGAATTCATCTTCTTCGTGACACTTCATTACATATGTAGAGTTAACAAAATCATTCATAGTCACTTTGACAACCTTGCCAGGAACTACGATCTCAATTGAATACACGTTTGAATTACCCCGATACTTTTTCAACTGTTCTTCTAATCTTTCTCTCTGTGTTTTCTGTTTTTTCATTTTTTTATCACTCTCTTTCTGCGTTTTTGGTGTTTTTAATGATGGTGAAACTACGCCCTCAAGCATATCATCCGTAAAATACCATTTTTTAATATATGGTTTTTTATTACTTTTTAATTCATAACAGCGACCATAAACTTTAGCAATTTCGTATATCAACCCACAATATACTTTCATTGAACTTGTAAAAAAGCAAAATGGCGTGTCTATAGCATCAAGACATTCTCCGAATTCTCTTTTCATATCGTCCCACTGTCTGACACGGACTTTATCTCCTACTTTGTATCTCATACTATTCTCCTCCTTATCCAAACAAATATATTGCTTCATTCATAGCCAATGCAATCCAACAAATCATTGAAGTCAAGCATAGAATAAGTTGTATTTTGTCTTTTCGCACATCCCAGCAAAGCAATGCTGTGACTACCACAAGCATAATGTGAAAAAATAGTGTTAATTTTGTCATTTGCGTTCTCCTTTCTGTTTTTATTTTTTATAATGAAAGAATGTTTTTATTCGCTTTTTTGTACCTGTACTATTTAACATATATCTATCTTCTACCTGAAAGTCGCTTATACAATTCAGGAGGTTTTGTACCTATGTTATTTAACATACTTCTAAATCTCAAATTATAGATATCAACATAGGTTCTAGTAAGTTTTGTATCAATGTAATTTTATAAGTCTCTCAAACCAGAAAGCGTTAGCTCAATTACAGGAACAGCGTTTTGTATCAATGTAATTCTATAGGTCTCTCAGACCTCAAATCTTACAATCCATACAAATTATTACATTGATTCCGACAAATGCCATAAACATCAGCCATAGCTCCAAAACAAGCTATTATATTTTCACACTGCTTCTTTTAGCGAAATTCTTTCTGACTCAAAATAAATATTTTTCGCTGCATTTTCATCTCTGTCATGATGTTCACCACAAACCGGACAAGTCCATTCTCTAACATGAACATTTTTTATCTTTGGATTTTTATACCCACAAGAAGAACATATCTGGCTTGATGCAAAATATTTATCTACTTGAACTATCTGATTCCCATACCAGTTTGCTTTATAAACTATCTGTTCCAAAAATTGTCCAAGCCCTGTATCCGAAGCAACTCTTCTAAACTCTTTTTGATTATGTAATTCCATGTTCTCTTTATGTGAACGATTTTCATTTTCACCAACATCTTTTTTCTCAAGAAAATCCTTTACTGATAATGTCTCAAGTCCGATTGTTTCATAATTGTCTATGATATAATGCGACCACAAGTGATTGTTTGCTTCTCTTTGTCGCTTGATTTTTCTATTTAATTTTTTACGTTTCTTGTCAATAGTCATATACTGCCTTGATGGTGTCATTGTATAATTGCTTTTCTTATTAGCATCTCTAAACTCTTTGTTTACATAACCCCATTTTCTTGACAATATTTCATTTAAATTTTTCAACTCTTGATCCAAATCACTCTGTTCAAAAGTTCCATTCTTATATAAGAATGTTTTATTTTCAATACTTTCAAACTTATCTTCTGTTGCATTGTAAATTGTAGCTTTTGTTTTAATTCCAACATCAATACCACAAGCAGATTTTTCCTTTTCTTCAATTTCTTTATATACATAAGGAAGTGACACGATCAAGAAATAATCTCCGCAATTATCTCTTTTAATGCTGCAAGATAATTTTGATAAGTTATTTGTTTCTTTTCCATGTTTGTCTATTGTTTTGTAGAAGTTTTCATCGCATGAGAAAAATTCTTCCATACTCATTCCATTTTCTGAAAATTTTAATTTTTTAGTTTGTCTTCTACATTTTATTTCTCCGATTCCTTTTCCACAATCAATCCACATTACCTTGCTATTATCTGAGAATCTAAACATTTCTCTCTTTCTTGCATTTAAAGCAAACGATTGTCTTGGCTTACTCTTTGAATAATAATGTGGTTCTACTGATTCAATAGGAATATTTCCACCATTTTTGCCAGTTCTTTTAAATGCTTTTGCAATATCATCTACGATTGATCCATTTCCAATAACTGACCAACTTGGAATGTATTTTACTATTTCCTGATTTCTTTCTTTTAATAATTTAGACTTAAAACTTGCGTTTAATTTGCTTTTATCTAAATAATGAACTGTATCAAAAACAAATTCGCCATTTTCATCTTTAACATATTTTCCATCTTTATCTTTCTTTTTTACTTTGATTTCTTTTACCAATCTATCATCAAGATTTTTAATAGCATACATTGTGTTATTATGGTATGCTTTAAGTTCCCAAAGGATACTGTCAATAATATCTGTCTGCTTTTTGTTTGGGTAAATTCTTAATTTTAATGAATAGTTTTCAATTTTTTTATACGACATAATATAGCATTCTCCTTTGGTTTATTTCGTTTTGTACCCATGGGTTTTGCACCCATGTAATTTTATAGGTATATAAAACTCTTATCTGTTAGTCCGTGTGCCACCCCCTGTTTTGTACCCATGTAATTTTGAAGGTATCCAAAACATTGTCAACTGGTCGAGCTACATTGAACGGTTTTGTACCTATGTAAATTCGTAGGTATCCAAAACCTCAAATCATCTTACATACCCTTTTTACACAGGTTCTGGCTTGTATTTCTACTCACCATCAGGTGCAAAACCACCTGTTCAAATAAGAACATTACATTCCTATTTTCGTTTTACATTGAGTAGCCAAACTGACTACTCAACCTCGCTAAAAGAAATCCATATTTCATCATTAGTTTTATTCTCTATGCAGACTTCATTCTTACCTGCATTGTTTCAAACTTCCCATAATTCTTCTTCATATACTCAAATCTTTCTCTCTGAGACATTTCAGACATTGTTTTATGAGTAATTGAAAATCTCTGTAACCATGTTGCAATATTTTTATCATCCTTTTCTGACCAAGCCAGCATTGCCATCATGGAATTCTCATTTTCAGGTGCAAGCATTTCTGAATTTCCCTTAATGATTCTAGTTCTTACCAAACCATTGATATAATCCCAATAATCATCTATATCTTCTTCCGTTATATCTGGATCTACATACTTTCTAACAAAATCCAGTGTTTCCATTTCAGTATCATCAATAGTTTCTTCGACTTTCTTTTCAAACTTTTCTGTCTGAATCTCATTAACTTTTGATTCTACTTCATTATTCTCTACTGAATCTGTAATGGATTCGTTAGAAAAATATTCTTCCATAAGTGTCTCAAGAATATGAAGTTTATTATTTACTACACCTTTATCTTTTGTAGACTTTGACTCATCTAATGCTTTATATGTACAATGATCGGTTTCTTCTCCATAGATTTTCATAGGGGTTACAAGTTTTTCGTCTTTTTCTCTCAATTCGTTGATAAACGCACTAAGAAATTCAGAAAACTTTTCGTCCGGAAGATTGAAATTCTTTGTAAAATAATCAAACATCTTAATCCAAATAAATGTATTTTTAGAAGTGAACAAACTTTCATTTTCTTCTGTAATCGTATTAGCAAGTCTGTCCAATATTTTTTTCAGTCCATTGAAATCATCTTCTGTTGCTTTTTCCTCAAGGTACAATCCCTGCTTTTTATTGTCTTTTGTCCAATCTTCAAAATAATTAAGAATCATAAGTGTCTCGATAACAATTTTGTTTACAGCACCCTTAATTTTTTCGTTCGGGCTAATTTTTGTGCAATTATCTTTGAAGAACTTATGTGCAGAAATTTCTTTAATTGTCTCTGCGATTGTATCAAGGTATGTAATGGTCTTTTCAGACCCATTCATGTTTGACTGTTTGTTATATCTGCGAATATGATATCCAACCTCTTCGTTTGTACAATCAAGCTGCTTTACAATTGGAAATGAATAGCTTTCAAAATTACTCTGAAGCTCTGGTGGCAAATCTTTAAATGCTTTTCCACGAAGATCGAATTCAATTTCATCATAGATTCTTCTTTCGTTTTCCATAACGAATGATCCGTCCACATCTTTTCTTGCTCTCATAAAAGTAACGATTGGAAATTCAATGTCATTTCCAAGTCTAAAAGCTCCAAGCATATACTTCATCGGATATGTTAATCTCTGCAATCCATCAATCAGCCAATTTTCAATAATCTTCTTATTGCTTTCTTCATCAACATCAATCTGCTCACAAATTTTGATTGGATCAATGTCTTCTCCTTTGATAATTGTGGCAATTTCTCCATCTCTATAATCAGTATTCCATCTACCAGGTTTTCTCTGTAATGGATGGTCTGCTCTAAGCTCTCCACGCTCAAAATCTTCGATTAAAGTTTTTAACATACGGTCATCTTTCTTTGTTCTTTCAATTTTTGGCATTACATTGTCCTCCTAATAAAATATGTACATTTTCAAACGTTCCAAATTCTCTAATTGCGTTGTTATATTGTTCTGTAGTTATACCTTTACATTCAATAATCATTTCTTTTGTGTAACCATCAAGTATGTATGTAGCAACAATCTTTGCATCTCTTGATATATTCTCTAAAAACGCTTTAACTGAATCACTGTATTCTTCAGCTGGCATTTGTTTTTCAATAACAGCATTTTCAACATTATCTTTTGCTTTAAAAAATTGCCAAATCTCTTTTTCATTTCCATCTTTCTTTTCTACCGAATACATTGATATGTCAAATACAGGCTTTTTTACTATGTTTCCGTTCTCATCTCTTTTATAGCAATGATGTTCATCATCCCAAACCTGTTCCCAATTACATCTGGATTTTCTAGTTTTATCTCTTCCATATGTATAAAACTTTCGTAACAAATTCCCATAAAGAAATGTTTTAAAACTGCAATTTGCTTTTGGATTGTACGTTCCGAGTGTCAAGACAAAGACCTCATATGATAAATCTTTCAGTTCATATCTCTCTCTATCGTCGAAATTCGTCTTGTCATTTTCCAATCTACCGATAACAACATTTGTAACTTTTTTCAGTTCTTTCATTTTATTGGAAAGATAATGCTCGCAATATCTTTCGCATTCTTCAAACGACAAATGTATCACTGTGCGTGACTTATCATTTGAACGATCAAGCATTGCTAATGTTAGTCTGTCATACTGTTCTTGTGTAAAGTACATCACCATCACCACCTTTACTTATAGAGAATATCAATCGCAGCTTGCCAATAATCTGTTCTGCCTTTATATTCTCTATTCTCTGTCTTGCTAAGTTCCAGTTTTAACTTTTCGATGGTGTACTTATATGTATGAGCATCTTTAAATACATCAACATACCTCATACATTGCTTTACACGACTTCTTTCATATCTTATGTTGTCGAGAAGATATCCAAATTTTGCCATTTTGTGAGCTTGAGCTTTCTTTCCGTTATGATCCATTTTGTATTTCTGTAAAGCGTGTTCCAAATCAGACTCAGCAGAATCATAATAAGAAAGATATTTATTAAGTTCATTCTTGAATGTATCCAATTGAATATCACTCCAACCGGCAAGTCCAAGCATTGTATCTACTTCTCGCAAAATATCATCTAACATTTGATGATTGATCGTGATTCCTTTATCACCAATGTATACACCTGCATTACCCTTATAATTGCTATTAATCTTTTCTTCATCACCAGTTTCACAGTTTAAAGGTTGGAAGTTTCTAAACTTTGTGTACTTTTTACCTTTTCTCTGTGTTAATCCTTTCGCTTGTTTGTAAGAAAACTTCTTAGCAAACAATGGTGATGTGGTTAAAAGATATTCACCAACTTTTGTAGGGTTCTCCATTACATAATTCTTTCCATCTGTCAAAATATAGTCCATCTCGACCACTCCTTTCTCTTTAACTTCTTATTCTCCATTGCAAAATCTAAAAATGAGTACACTTAATAGACCTTTGAAAATGCATTTTCAAAAATTAGAAGTTGGAGTATGTTCTATGTTTATAAAACAAAAAACATACAATATTCTGTTTATAAAAATTTAATGGGAAAATTATTAAAAAGATCATCTAAAACTTGACTATCGCACGTCAGATGTGCAATAATGTAGGCACATAGATATGTCGCCAAACATATTTATGTGTTTTGGATTTCAAGTCTTTTTGAAATCTTGTGCTATGTATTTGAGGGAAAGCTGTGATCGCCAAATCATAATCAGCTTTCTCTCTTTTTTATTTCCCTTACATGTTCGATTATAAACCGAACGTTTGTTCGTGTCAATGGTTATTTACGAACACTTGTTCGAACATTACCATTTTACACGTCCAATAAAAATGTCTTATCCACCAAAGATGATATCGTGCATAATCCCTTCACGTAAGATATTTTTAAAATCCTGCTTGGTGGAGAACAATTGCATATGTGGAATGTAAGTATCTTCATTCATAATAATTGTTTTCGATTTTCTCACAAGCAGACATCCCTCTTCCGGCGTTGTAATCTTTGTTGACTCTTCGTCTGAATCAAAATCAACCGTACAGATAATTACTTTTCGCTTTTTATTTTCCTTTTTTAATCTCTGTAATTTCTCAATTGCCTTATCACAGTCCATGCATTCAAAAGTTTCTCTCATTGTTACGTCCTCCTTACAGTAATGCCAAACTTGTTTTGATTGCTGTTAAAACTTTATTAAGATCATTTTCGCTTAGTCTTCCGACTTTGTTTTCTAATCTCTTTTTGTCTATTGTTCTTATCTGCTCAAGCTCTACTGTAGAATTGGAGTCTAAGCCATTACAAGAATCTTTTTTGATAAACACATGAGTAGGTAAATATTTTTTCTTTTTAGAAGTTAAAGTCGCAACGATAGTTGTAGGACTATATTTATTACCAGTGTCATTCTGTATTATAAGCACAGGTCTGTACCCCGATTGTTCACTCCCTAGATTCGAACCGAGATTAACATAATAAATTTCTCCACGCTGTACCATGATATAGCCCTCCTTTCTATTAATATGTACTCCACAACCAACATTGTGTCTTTTTTGTTTACTTTTTATGTTCTTATTGTAATCCTAAAATAACATTATGTCAATATAAAATTACATATTTGTCCATATTTTTTAACGTTTACATTTTTGAATGTTATGTTATAATTACACTATATCCTCTACATAATAATAAATTGGAGGGATTCTATGAAATTATGTATAAAAAATTTAGCAGATCAAAACGGTTATACAAAAATAAGACTTGCCAAAGAGCTTAATATGTCCAGGCAATATATTTATTCATTGTATGACGGTTCTGTAAAATCTATTAAAATAGAGAATATAGAAAAACTATGTGAAATTTTCCATTGTACACCAAACGATCTTTTCATAAACGATGAACCAAGCGAAAAAGATAAACTGTTAGAACTCATACTAATGAATGGTAGGCAGCCTAGATTAAAAGAACTTACAGCCAAAGAACCTGATCCATACCAAATAACAACTTTGTCTGATACAAAAAATATTATTGATGAATTACTTAGCTCTAATGTTTTACGTGCCTATGTTGATGGGAAAATCGAAAAACTTTTTGATGAAAAAGTTAATAACAAAGACGATACCAAATAAGTATCGTCTTTTACTTTGCCTTACCATTTTTTTATAATTTTCATAACTTCTTCTATTGACAAATCATGTTGTTTTGCAATGATTTGTGCATACATTTGAAATTCATCAATAACAGATCTTTCAATCTCTGTAGTTACAGTTTCATTTTTTTCTTTTGTTAAAAATGCCATTCTCTCTTTTGTTTTTTGTATGCTTTCTTGTTCTGAACATGCATATCGTTCTGTGATTCTTATATCACTATGTCCAAACAGCCCACATAATTCTTGCATACCATCATATTTGTTTGGACTAAATTTAAGAAATCTATTAGCCATTGTTTTTCTGCATCCATGATTTCCAATTTTTTGCCTTATTCCGGCTTCTTTTCTTGTTTCTTCTATAACTTTATAATATGATTTTGCTGTTATATGATCGTTTGAACCATCTGAACACTTCTTTTTTTGACTGTCAAAAATATAACCATTTATGTTTTGAGTTTTAACATTTTCGTTTTTCCACTTAAGCCACCTAGACATTACTTCTTCAAAATCTGAATTCCAAACCAAATGAACATATTTGCGAAACCTTGAAGTCTTTTCTGGCATAAAACTAGGGTTAATTAAATATTCCCATTCTCCATTGTTTCTGACTTCAAAAATATTATTCCATCGCAATGAGCAAAAGTCTTCTCCTCTTAATCCAAGATTTATGTTACATACAAAAATTGTTAAGTTCCTTAATGCCAAAGTTTTTTTGCTTATTGTTGTTGCATTGTTAAATTTCTCTTCAAAAACATCGTAAACAGCTTGAATTTCTTCCTCAGAATGTAGACAATCCATTGCAGTTGATTTACAATGATCTCTTTTTATATCTGTTTTTTTGTTTTCATTATTACCAACAACTCTCAAATAATCTATAATATTATTCTGTTTCTCTTTTTCATTTTTAACCAATACATAATTTACATTATTCATAAAATCTACCTCCTAACATATTATTCTCCTGAATTTTTTGCAACAAAAAAAGGAACTAGCATTTAACTAATTCCTTCTATTATAATTAATGAAACTAAATTTTCATCCTATAAAAATCTATCGCATACTTCTTCGAAAAAATCCATCTTCGCCCAACGTATTCCTTCAGCCAAAGTAAAATCCCCACCTATATTTTCTTTGATTTCTTTTGCGTAAGGAACAAAACTTTCACACCTTACTCCTTTGTTTTTAGATTCTGTATAATCTTTATAAATCTTAGACAACTCTTCATTCGTCATAGATCCATATGGATTTTTCATATATTACCACCACCTACTTTAACGATTTAAAACTCTCTCCATTTCATCAAGAGTATATTCTATCGATTTTCTAAGATCTTTTACATACCCTTTGCCTCTTTCGGTTTCATATCCAGCTCTAAGAACTTCTGATATAGTATTAATAATTTTATTGTCGATCTCGTTTCCTTTATTCATTAGAAGATTTACGACTTCATTTGTTGTCATTTCTGATTTGTCCATCAAACCACCCCTTTATCTACTCTCAATATTCAACAATTCCAATTTGACTTCCCTGAGTTAGAACTATTTTCTTTTCTTCTCCATATTCCCAATCATCTACCGTTAGTTCATCTATATCATCAAGTTCTGTAGCGAAATTAGAACCATAAGTCTGTATCATTCCAATACATATCGGAAGATCTTCGTCATAATCTTCTAATACAGCTTTTAATTCTCCTACTGTCATCATAATATCACTCCATTTGAAATGTCTGTTTCAATCAACTTTTTATTTTCGTCAATTCTCTTTCGTGGATGTTATTAACTATAGTTCCCCAGTCATCTAGTTGTCGAATTTTATATCGTATTTGTCCACCCTTCATTGATTTACCTATAATTTTTGCTTTATTGGTTCCGAATTTTACCAGATCTCCTTTTTCCATAAAACCTCCGTTTTAATAACTTATTTATCATATGAAAGATTCTTGCATAATTCTGCGTCCCTATAATCTATTTTCTTATTCATATAATAACCTCTTATAATGAAACAATTTTTCTATTATTTTCCTATATAACATTTACAAACCGAAGATATATCTATATTTTCACAATCATTTATTTTGACTATATCATAAATTTCGCTTTCTTTTATTCCACGTTCAATAATGCTGATCTCCATATCGGTAATATCATCAAACCAATCAAATCCCTGTTTGCCATCCTTAATATATGTTAATAAAATATTTCTATCTCCCATCTTTACACACTCCATGAAAACAATCTTTCATTGCTTACATATTATCAACACATTTCATAAATGTTTTAGTTTCCATATCAAATGGATTGCAATCATAGTAAAAAAGACATTTTGTAAAGTTCTCTGTGCATTGCAATATAAGTGTATCAATATCTGTTGTATTTGAGTCAAATAACTCAATGTCAGCTCCAAATACTTTACAAATATGTTCTTTTTTATTTTCGTCCTCTGTTATAACCAGCTCCCAGTATTTTCCTTCTGGATAAGTATTTAAAATAAATCCTTTTTCTTTCAATAAATTACTATAATTCATATTCTCACCTACCTTGAAAGCAATTTTTCATTATGCTAATCTTCTTCCGTTTTTTGCTTGATACTCAGCCCAACATTCATTAAATCTGTTTGGATTTATGTCTTTGCTCCTAAGAAATCTTGCATATTTTCTTTTTAATGGCTGCATTTCTTCTTTATAGATATCTTCATTAATCCAATTCCAAATATCCATATATGCCATGTCATATTTTACACCACGTTCAGGCTTCCATTCGAATACATCTGCACATATAATATTGACCTTTTCGTTAAAATCAAGCTGCGATGCAACCAAATCAATTACTTCTTGATTCTTTTCAATTACAGTTATGCTTTTAACTTCTGGTTTATCTTGTATTGCCATAATAATCATTCCAATTCCAAGACCACCAATGATAATATCTCCATAAGCCTTTGAGCAAAATCTTAAATTTGTGCGTTGTTCCATATCCGTGTCGGACATAACACATTCTCCATTATGTGTCAATCTAATATATTTTCCAGGCATAATACCATCAATCATTGCTCTAAAATTTCCTTGTTTTATTTCAAATTTCTCTAACTTCCAGCCGTTATTTTCTCTTTCTTTTAACAACTCTGACATATTTTTATACATTTAAACACCTACTCTCCGTGTTAATGAAATCGTCATTTCAACTATTCATTATTTTATCATTGACTTTTTTTCTTTTGATATTAAGTAACTCTTTTAGAATAGCTTCTTTAATATCAAACACTCCATGCTCCCATGCATTCATCCCTCCGTATTCATTAAATGTGGATGTATGAACTTCTCCATTATCCATACAAGTAATGCATTTTAAAATATTATAGTTTCCAGTTCTTGCTCCCCATAGTCTAATAGAATCTAGCACAATTTCAGAATATGTAGTTATAACTAAATCTTTATTTGCTTTAAAATACATATCACATAATTCCAGAATCTTTTTAGACAGTTTATAAGGATGCAATGTTTTTTCTTCTGGAAAATACTTAACATGTTCATATTCTCCTGCAAGATGCAAATTTCCATTTTGTTGTCCTGTAATAATTATTATCTCCATTTATATCACCTCTAAGGAAAGTTAAATTTCAAGTCCATCTTCCATGCATTTTTCTGCAAATTCACTTGAATTATTTCCAACAATCTTTCTATAAATATGATTCCAATCAGTATTCCCAAATGCTATTTTTATATCACTTTCAAGATATGTATTAAATACATCTGCTTCATCTTTACTTAAAACGCAATCTTTATCATCACAAGCATTATTAAGCTGTAGCAATAATTTCAATTCTGCAATTTCTGTTTTCAATTTTTTCATATATAATAATATATTGATAGCATTATCTTCATATTTTGACTGATCAATGTTCTTTATATCAACTTTAAAATATTCTTGTTGATTTTTTAAATCTTGTTTTTTAGCAGCTAATCGCTGTTCTAACACTTTTTTCATGTTATCAACCCTTTCTAATGAAAACTTGGTTTCATTCTATTTTAATCTGTATCTCTAAAACACTCATATTTTCCATTCTCAAACTCTTCAATAAAAAGATTTGTAATGTCATTGCCATAATTCAATTCATCAAGTGTTGTTCCATCGCCAACTCGCAACTCATCAATATCATATCCTTTGCCTTCAAAATATTCATTAACTTCTCTATCAAGTATTGATGCTTGGCGTGTAAGTTTTGCCAATCTATGCATTTTATTCTGTATTTCCTTAGATACCTTCATCTATATCACCTCAACTATTTCACAATCAATTAAATTGTTATAAACATTGGTATCCATCAGTGTATCCAATGCTATTTGTGCGCCTAAATATGTTTTAAATGCTCTCGCTTCTTCAATTGTTCCAAGAACTTTGTATTTTTCACCACCTACAATATAAGAACCTTTGCAAATATAATCTGTTCCACATTTTATATAATACATTTATTATCACCTCAATATTATATTCTCCATTATATCAGAAATGGAACTGCCTCTGTTGGTATACTATATAAAACCTCTCAATTTATATCCGTATTTTGAGTAACGAATATATTTCTTCTTAAATCCTTCATCAGACTCGTAATTTCTACTGCTTCTATAATATTGAAATTCTCTCAATCTGCTCTCTTCTTCTTTTACATCGTGTTCACTTGAAGTTGTTTCAAATAAAATTTTAGATTCCTCAAAAATATTTCGAATAATATAATTATAAATAAGGATTATCATCCAATCTCCTGTGTTTTTATATTTACTAGGAATTAGATCTTTTAAATTAACAACACATGTTTTATTTAATTCGCTTGCAGTTTTTACCAGTATTGTATTTAATTTTTTCTCAATTTTTTCCTTGTCTTTTAGACATTCCTCGTATTTCAAAATTTCTTTTTGAGAAAAGACATCATTAGTCGCAAAATTATATGGGTTTACATATTTATCAAAAAGTGACAATCTATATTCGAAATCAAAATTATTAAAAAGACTCTGTATAAATTTATTCTGATATTTTACAATTATTTTTTCTGAAGGTAATTCTTTAATTCCGGTATAATAGTCTTTTAAATTTCTTTCTATCACATCTCTAATATAAGAATTACTGTATTTTTCATAACTAAATACTTTACAAATACCTTCAATGCTAAAATAATCACAACTTTCTATATATTCTCCTATCTTTAAAGCAACATTTTTTTCATATTCATCTTTTGATTCTTTCATGGCATCATTATATGCATTCTTTATCATTTCTCTATCTATCATATTATTATTCCTTTCTTAATAAAAAACGAGAACTGAAATAATCAGTCATCGTTTTCTGTTTTTTTATATTCCCATCTTAAATTTGTGTAAAGATCATTTTTTATTAATTCAATTTTTACCAACATACTATAACTTGGCAAATAATCATCACTGCAAGCTAATGTTATAGCTTGATGATAACAGAATTCCATCGATTCCGAACAAGTCTCAATTTCTTTTGTTGAAACAGTTTCTTCTACTGTGTTGTAATAAGTTGCTTTAAATTTCCAAATATACGTAAATCCTCTCATTTTTCTCTTCTCCAATTAAACTATTATTTCTTTTACAATTCTATGGTTTTATTTTGCAATATGAATCACTCATTTTTACAATTACGTCTGTATCATATTTTGCATAAATGAAATAATTCTTTCATCCTATAATAACATACTCTTCTTTCCAGTCTCCGTACTCATCAAAATACTTATCCTGGTTCTCTGTGACCTCTTCAACCAACATTTTCCATGCTTTGCGTTCTGGATCAGCAGATAAATCATTATTAAGTCCTCTATAATATGCCAATCTAACCATGTTATTCAACGTATCAATTCTCTCTTCTATGCTGTCTACTGTTCCAGATATACAAAATACTGTTGGTTCTGTATACTTTCCATTCTCTACTACATGAGCTGCATAATATACTTTGCATTCTCTGTTGGAATAAGATATTATTGATTTTCTATCAAAATCTACCTGTACACGATCTCCGCATGTATTTACTACGTTCATTATTTTCATTTCAGCTACCTCGTTTGTTGACAATACCTTATTCCATTATATCAGAACTATCAGTTTTCTTCCATCAATTCCCTGATTGCTTTTACAAATTTTGGCTGTAAAGATTTTCTTGAATTAATTAAGTCTTTCTTGGATGGTTTTCCACCAACTTCATTGATATATCTTGTTTCAAGGTTCTTCCAGCAGATATTAGAATCCTCGTCCATTTTTCGATAGACTCTTCTATAAGTAACCATGTGTCCTCTACTTCTATCGTGATACTTCCGTACAAGCTCATCAATCTTCTGATCAGACCATTCAACATCTTCTTTCTTCTCTGCGTTTTTATTTGCCTTATATTCCATATCAGTTAGAATGGCTGTAAAAATACTTTTCAGGCTTTCATTGTCATATACAATATCAATCGTATTTGGTGTACTATGCAAATTGTTCTTCTGTCTATAATCCCTCATTTCCTGTTCCCATACGATACCATAATTCTTATTCATGTAGTCATACACATATTTCAAAACCATAGAAGTTTTTCTGAAATTTGTTCCACATACGATGTTTTCTGCCTTTTTGTAAATACTTTGTTTCCATAATTCTTCATCAGATAGTTGAATATGTGGTTTGTCAACTGCTACTTCAGAAAGTTCTTTAGTTTCCATTTTGTTAGCTATATCCAAAAGCAGCTTTGCCATGTTTGTCATTCCGTTATACAATTTGACATTTTGTTCTTCAAGATCATTCATTTTTGCATATAAGATTTCAAACTCTTCTGCATAATCAGGATATTTAGGAATTGGAATCTGGATCATATTGTTGTTTACTGTTGCAAGCTCCGTTTCTTCCTTATGTAAAAATGCTTTTGCTAATACATCCTTTGCTTTTAACTGATACTCTATAAGTCTTTCCGCTATCTCCGGTGTTTCTCTTCTCATTGTTGGTGTGATAGAAATTTTAGCCAACCATAATGGAAGATAATCCAACATAAGACATAATGTTTCGCTATCAGAATTACTATTTCCCAAGGGAAGAAATTTCTTCCCTTGGCTTAATACGATATCTTCCTGTATTTTCTTTCTTTCTGATTTAACTTTTCCTTCGTTAAACCCTAATCCCTGACAAATCCATCTAACACCAACATAAATGATATTTTCTACTTCCGCTGCTCTAAGCATAGCACCGTTAAATTCTACATCCTTTATGCATAATCCTGTTCCCATATTATCTACGCTCCTTCTCTTAAACATTCTTTTCCGTAATATTTATTTCTAAGCTCTTTTGCCTCTTCCATTTTCTCTTCGTAATCATCAAAGTACCTAACTTCTAGTGTTTTCACTGTATCTCTGCATCTACAACACCATAGGTCTTTGATATGATTCTCATTCCTTTGTCCATGTCTACGCTGTATACCCTCGCCTGTTACAAGATCACTCTGCAAACAATTCAGACAAATAAACCTTGAACTTTTGCGAGGGTTTCCAGCTTTAATCTTTGATCTTCTTGCCATTTTATTTACAAATCATACAATAAACCCAGTAGCAAAAGATTGCTACCACAATTGCCGGGAAAAGCATAACCTCTACCTCCTGTTAATAAAATCTTCCATTGCACATCCAATTAAGTAAAATATAATTCCTACTATAATCACCTATATCTCCATTCCTTGACTTTAGAAATTCGTTTTCCATTCTTGAAGAAAACATTCTCATTCTCGTCATAAACAGCAACGGATTCTTTAACAATTCCTTTCCTGCTGCACTCTCTGATAACAACTACGCATGATTCTCTTGGCATTCTTTTATTCCACATAATCATCAACCACCTTTCTAATATCCAAAACAGATCCAATGAACAACTGCACACAGTATAAACACGAACATACATACAACAACCATATATGCTGTTCCATTATCTGTTATTTCATATCTTCTCTTTCTTCTTGGTCTCTCTTCTGGTATACTAACCATCTGATATCTTTTTGAAATATCAATCAGATCAATACTTTTAATAGTTTCTACCACCTGAAAATCTCCAAAATCCGCTAATACTTTCATTTTTTTCTCCTTTCGTTTGCCTTTTTGTAAGATAAAAGAGCTAGGAATATCTCCTAACTCTTTATTCTCTCTTCATATATTCGATTATGTTTGCAATTATATACAACATATACTGTTTTTATATATTTTTATTTACATTATATTTTTACTTCTTCTAATACTTCCTGGTAATATCCATAACTTGTGTCCTCCCAAAGTTTTTCTGCCTTATTAACAAGTTCCATGTTTTCTTCTGTTGGCATACCAAGAATTTCTCCAGCAAGAAAGCCTTTGCAGTATTCATCCCAATCATGATCTTTAATATCTACTCCATAGTTGTTGATGACACCAATATAGTATTCCGCAGAACGTAAGAACACATCTCTTATTGGATATTTGGTCGCTGCTGCTTCTTCGATAATATATCTGCAAAATTCTGCGCATCCTTCGCTCGCGTTCCAATCTGTTCTTTCGTCATTCTTGTATTTAGAATCGAAAAGAACTCCTATTTCCATTGATTTTTTATATAATTTAATATCAATCATTGTTTTTTACACTTCCTTTCATTTGAACTCAATTCCTTTTTCTTCCAACCATTCAATCAATGGATGAAAATAACACTTTGGCATTTTAATATTGGGAACATTTTTCTTCGCCCACTTAAACTGTTTGTCAGATAATTCTCCACCATTCATCAGATAATCTAATTCCAATCTGTGTAAACGATCAGCTATGTCCAAACTATAAGTTTCATACAGATATTTTGATGGCAGCATACACACCCATGTTTCTGCTACAGCATATCTATTTTTTATCTTGTTAATTTTTGACTTTGTTAATTCACTGATAATATCGATTCCATCAGCTTCTAAATCATTTAACTCAAAATATGCCTTGATTATCTGAAGGTCTGTCGCATCATTCCATGATTGTTCTTGTACTAATTCTTTCAACGTAATCATTGTTTTTACCTCATTAAAATATGATTTCATTCTGTTTTATTCTTTCATTGCAATATGAACAATAATTCCTTTGAACTGTATTGCCAAATCCTCTTGCGTTACTCCACTTCTTGCAAGTAATGTGTTTCTCTTTGCCATTTTATCAACTTCTTCAAGTAATTCTTCTACCTTTACATATTCTTTCATAGACTTTTATCTCCTGAATGCGATTTTCATTTTAATGCATATTTTTGATGTTGATATAGTAATTCTTCTAAAATATTTTCCGGGACAATATTTTCAAGAATATCAACATTCACTTTTATAAATTCAAAGTCATGTTTTAAATGGTTATATCCACATTCAATGCATGTACCACAATTAAATCCGATTGTATTTTTACACATTGGACATTCCATTTTATTTCCTCCTTTTGAAATTCGGTTTTCATTTACTTAATACTTTCCATTTATCAATATTTTCAGTATCAAAAAACGAATGTAATTCCTCTTCTGATAATGGTGTAATTCCATAAACACCATCATATCCAAATTTTTTCAAATCATCTTTTATAAACTCTTCTGCTTCTTCAAAAGTTGGATAATGATCTGCTTTGATTGCTATACTATACTCCGTATCAATAAGACCTCTATTGATTTCACATCCATTTTCTACTCCATTTTTAATTTCTTCTTCTGTTGCCTTTACTCCGCAATTTAATTCGTAATATTTAATCTTCATAATATTCCTCCCAATCTTTTTCGCTTAATGATTTCCATAATTCAAAAATCATTTTTTCACACGCTTCCATATCTTCATAAACATCTTTCATATTATATGGTGCGCCATTAATTCCATGTCCTGTATTATCTAGCCACAAATAAGCCTGGTAACTGCAATCATAACAATCATAATAATCTTTAATATCATCCAGTAGTGCGTATACATTATTATCTTCCATTTTCGCTTCAAAGCTGAAATCTTGACCTGCCGGACTGCCTTGTGAAAATTCATAAGAAAAATTATCTCCGTCATTTGATTCAACATCAACTTCCCATCCGTTTTCTTCTGCAATTTCTACAATTCTATCTCTCATAGATTGTAATTTATTCATATCGTCTACCTCCGATCAAATATATTGTTATTCACATTCTGTACAATTATTTTCAATTTCTTCTTCTGTTTTCCATTCTTCAAGTCCAACGCATCTGCATTCACAACTATCCTTTTCATCACAATAAAAGCAACAATTAGAGCATTTACTATCTTCTGGAACAGAAATATCAATTAAACATTTCAACATATTATCACCTAACCAAAATAATTAATCTTCATAATTAACTCTGTACATTTCCTCATATTCTTCTGACAGGCTTTTTAATATATTTTTATAGATGTAAAGTTGATTATTTTCTAAATAGTTACGCAATCCTGTTTCCGTATCAAAGAATTCCTCAACGGCTGTCGAATTCGCCCATCTGTCAAAAGATACCAACGCAGCTACTCTTAACATCCATTTTCCATTTGTTCCGTCGTGTGGTTCAACAACCAGGAATAAGATTGTATCTGTTTTCGCTTGTAGTGTGGTTTCATATTCATCAACTTCATAACCGTTGTTTTTAAACCAATTCTTTATAATATCCATGATTTTTTCCTCATTGAAATGTGCTTTTCATTGACTTATTTTTCTTTCCATATGTTCATATAAATTTCGTTTTCGATTTCATCATATATATTTTCAGATTCCATTGCAGGAATAAGAAAAATAAATTCGTGGCATTCATTTAATCCTGTTTCTTTTCCAATAACTAATGTCGTATTTTTAAATAAATCTTCATTATAAAGATCGAATGCATTTTTCTTTACAGTATCATACAAAACATCCATTGAAAGATTGTTGTTTTTTGCAAAATCATCATCAAATTCACTTATGAGAGCAATATAATATTTTCCATCATATTCAACTAAATACTCAAGACATCCGTATCCTTCTTTCCAGAGTTCTTTGTAAGCTCTCTGCAATTCCTCTGGTAATTCTGAAATATCGTTTAAATCATATTCTCCATAATGATGCAATTCTCCACAAGCATTGCTCCAATATTTTAAATGTTTATTTAATTCTAATTCACTGTTAAATTCATAGTATTCTTTTGTCTTACCTAATTTTCTTCCACATTCCGGACAAAATTTAATTGGAATATAGATTGTGCCAACTCCACCATTCTCAGAACCAAAACAGCTCTTATCTTTCAGTATCAAAACCGGCGAAGCCGTCTGATAGTCATGGATCACACCAACTGTATCGTCTGTATGAATCATATTTCCCGATATGTCTTCCGTAATATCCTGATTGTGATGCCACGGAAGTTCTGGCTGTTTCCAACCAAATTTTATATCAGTTCGTCTTTCACAATATTTACACATATCTCTTCCTCCCATTCTATAGAATTTTCTACAACTTCTTCCTCATAAAACTAATTCAATTTCTATGTTCTATGAATTTTCCGTTTTATTATCTTTTCTTAAAGATTAATAATTTCAACATATATTATTGCTGCAACCAAACAAATTAAAATTCCTTTTGCAGAACAAAGCTCAATTTCAAGTTCGTTTAGCACTTCCCTTAAAAGCATTCCACCAACCAAACAAGCAAATCCATTTAAAAATTCCATTCTTATCTCCTTTTTCTATTCAGACAGACTTTCTAAGATTTCATCTCTTACCATAAAGAATCTGAAGTCTGCTTCTTCCTGTGTCAACTCTCCGTCATCGACCATCTGATTACATTCTGTTCGCAGATTTTTTTCTAATTCCTTATATATTTCATAAAAACTACTCATAGTATTCTCCTTCTAAACCGCCAATTTCATTATTTCAATATAATTTCTATTTCATTGTTTAATGGTGTTATTCTCTTGATTTCTTCATCCATATATTCTCTAAGTGCCTGATTTATATATGGTGTTTCACAATCAACAAGAATATCATTTTCTCTTGAAAGAACAACGCTGTCAGTATTTAATACTTCTAATAAATCTCTTATTTTCATATTGTTCCCTCCATCCTATCTAATACAATTCATTAAAAGCATCTATAATTTCCTGTCGCAGCTTTTGTTTCTGTTTAAGACTTTCTCCACTGCACAATTCCATTCCGTGATCTGCACTTGTTACATAATGCTCTCCATCGCTTCGTAAGTACACATCTATTTCTTCGATTCTTTTATTGTCTAATCTCATTTTCATGTAAATATGAGTTCCATATGTATGTTCTATCAACTTTTCCGGCATATTATTCCTCCTAATACTTTCCGTTTCACGGTTATCTCCATCCAATATCTCTAGGCGTAATTTCTACATAACAATTTGGTTTACATGATTTACCGAAATTTACACCAATAAAAATACTTGTATCTATTAAAGACATTTCTGTGCTTGTAATTTTACAAAATCTTGTAATATACCATGGCAGCTTGTTCTTGATCCATGTCATTCTCATTGAATCACTATCTAAAATTTTCTCATAAAGCGAATACATTTCATTTTTCTTTGTCTCATATTCCCTTCTATCATTAATAATTTCATCCCTACATTCCTGATACATCTTACAATACTGTTCCTCAAGACTATTTGATAATTCAGTCAAGGATGTCTGTATACTCTTCAATCTTTCGTAACTATTTCTCATATAAAATTACTCCTTCTATCCTGAAATCTACGTTTCGATGGTTTAATTGTTTTCTTCCGTACTTCTTATGATTAATACATAGACCATAAATATTATGACGCAAGTGATAAGAAATATATTGTCTATATAATTTAACTGTCCTGAAAACGCTACTCTTATTAAATTTCCCATTAGAAAAAATAAAAATGCTTCACAAATTTTTTTAATTAATTTTATATGTTTCATAATATTTCCTCTCTAAATCATCGTTTCATTTGTTATCTTTATTTTCCTTTTCTCTTCCCCTTTCCCTGATATGTTCACACATTTCTTCTGATACGCCATGCTGCTTTAACTGTTTTGCAAATCTTTCATAAAAAGGAAGATCTTTCCATCTCGGTTTACTTTTAGACATTTTTTACTCCTTCATATATTCTTTATCTAACCAATCTTTGAATGGTGTCCAATCATTTACTGTAAATCCACATCCGTACATTTCTCCATCAGAAACTAAATAATAGTTACCGGCTTTACAGTCTCCAAAATCTTTTTTACAATAAATAACTTCGCTACCATCAATATAGAAATATGGCTTTAATTCTTCATAGCTATAATCTCTTTTCTTATTGGTGAATCTGTATGAATAACATTTCCAGTTTTTATATCTACCCATAATTACTTCCTCTCTTTCACTCTTTTCATTTCCAATGAAAATCTTGTTGTAATGTATTTGCTTTAATTTGCCTCCAATTAAGAAATAATCATTTCATGTTATTTGCTTTTTTTATTCAAAGCATCTATAATATCCTTCCCATTCTCCATACTAAATAATTTTAATTCTACATCAGCTATCGTACTAGCAGAAACCATTTTAACAAACTCAAATGATACTTGCCCGTTATTGTTCTCTGCTACTACTTCAAGTCCATGAATTAATGCTTCTAATCCAGCTTTCATACCACCTAAGAAAGCTAATTGAATATTATTATCAATTTTTTCCATGTCTGCCTCCATTCTTCAAAAGAAACTCTTGTTTCATTAATCTTTTCTTTAATAATTTTCTTCAATTACAATTCTAAATCCATATTTTTCTGCTTTTTTCTTATTAATGACAATTCTATTTACAACTCCATCTGCACAATCAACACTTTCTACAGATACGATTGCTTTTGAATTGCCAACCATCTTATCATAAACTCCAATCGATATTCCCGTATAAATTCCTGCATCATAATTCCATGCTTCGATGACAGAATCAGTTTTTAATTTCTTTTTTAACATAATAATTTTCCCTTTCTATACTAAATCATCAATCTCAATCACATCTGGATTATCACTAAACCATGAATCGTTTTCTACAATCTTCTTCAATTCGATGAAATCTCTTTCAGAATTGAAACAATCATTGTGTTTTAAATAAGCTGTTTTTACTTTTTCTCTTGCATCTTCATAAGATTCTGCCTTTACCATACCAACAGCCAATTCATCAATTCTGTATGCATATAAATTTGTAATATCCATATATATCACCTCCGTTTTCTAATTTGCGTGGTTGTAACTGTAATTATTTGCCTTTACATATTCATCAAGAGCAGTAAACATATCTCTTTCTAATTGCTCTTTCCAATCGTTAGCGTTCCAATCTACTTTTAAATCATAATCTAAGTAACAATCTGATTCCCAATCATCTTTACTATCACCGTGTTTTAAGCATGTAAAATAATTTATAACAGGAGCTTTATTTCCAGTCTGATCATTAGATCTGGCAACCTGCTCTTCTGTGTAGATGTTCACTTCTACATCCACATATCCAATTTCGAGAACTGCTGCACCTCTGTATCCATCTCCGTTCTCATATAAATTTTTCATATAATTATTTCGAATATCTTCTATTAGATCTTCAATCTCATTCAATGTAAACTTGTAATCTTTTCTCTGTTTGCTTCTGAAAATTTCATATCATCACTCTCCAATCTCAAATAATTCATCACCGGAAAAATCAGCCATATCTTGTAAAACAGCATGAGCAAATTCTTCTGCATATTCCGACCATAATTTATCTTGTAATTCTTCTGGATTCATTTCTTTTAGCCCATAATCTTTTATGAATTTCTTCATAATATTTTTCATTCTGTATTCATAATTTTCTTCAATCGTGTGGATATGCATAATTTACACCTCCTGCATTTCCAATTCACTATAAGGAAATCCGTATCTTTCCAAAAATGCTTCCTGCTCGTCCTTATACCCCTCTAATAAATCATTCAAATCTAAATGCTGCCAATCAACATAATCGAAAAGACTTTCCGCAAGATTCACATGACCTTGTGCTTCTTCTAGGAAATCATTTGTTGTATAGCAGTTGTTTAGTACATTTTTGATTTCCATTTCCGTCAGAAAATCCGTATCAATATCAATGTCATTTAAGAATATATCTGGAATATAGATAATATTCTCCGCATTGTCCAGATCAAATTTTCCTTTATAGATGATACAGTCTTGACCATCTGAAAATTCAAACAGATCTTTCAGACGTTTTCCACATTCAAGTTCCTTTCTTAAGCATTCCTTTGTAATTCCATTCATTTATTTATCCTCCAATCTAACTTTGTAATTCTTCTATCGTTTCACACAATCTGATCAATACAATTTTGATTGGATTGTCATTACTTATTTGTGACAAGCTATCATAAAGAAGATTTTCAGCTTCATCTCTGTTCTCTTCATCGTCATATCCATCAGATAAGCAATCAACAACTTTTTCTGCAAGTTCCCTTGTGTTCACTCTGTTCACTCCATTTTTATACTAAATTCGCTTTTGAGAAGATCGACAAAATCAGGATCTCTTTTTATATATTCTCTTAAAAATAAATCAGGACTGCATGGCGCAATCCTGAAATGTAAATCCTCTCTTGTATCATCATCCATATAGGATGCTATTGTATCCATTAAATCTTGTTTTAATATAAAACTTTCTCCATACCGTTTCATATCACACCTCTTTATAGTCTTCCAACAATTCTTTCAAATTGCATTTTCTCCACCGATGCAACGATCCATCACCAGTATAGTTTCGCACAATTCCAACCTTTCGACCTGCAACCTTCTGATTATGTTCTATATACTGACGAACAGAATTGTGATAATGTCCATCATTGTGTACTTCTATATATTTATGTCTATTTCTCTTGTTCTGATATATCTTTACTTCCATATTAATATCCCTCCAATCGTTTCCATCCACCATCAATCCGTTCCCATGCCGTAGGGTTTAAACCATACAAGCTTACTTTAAACAGCTCATTATATCTTTTGTCCATCTGCTCTTTAGTATCAAACCTTTCTTCATGATTTAAGTTCCCTTTATCTGCACCTGTTAAATTATAAATTCTTAACTTGTACATAATTTCTCCTAAATGCATTCTGCAAACAATTTACATATTATCTGTTTATTTCTATATTCTCTCCGTTTCCGTGTTTTCTTGTCTATAACAGTAATACTTAGTTCCTTTGTAAGAGGGTTCTGGTCAAGCACTATCTGTTTTCCGTTTTCATCTTTTAGTAACATCGTTATCACTCCTTCAACTTTGGACACAACCCAAGACCACCATCAATTTCTGGCAGTCTTCTATACGCTTCTCTATGAATACAAGCTTCTCTTTTACATTCCGGACAGTAACACTTCTTGTATTCTTCATAACTCATTTTATATGTTGTTTCTTTGAATCTTTCTCTTGTCATCATAAGTAGGATTCCTCCATTTCTATTCCAAATTTCGTTTTTAACACGCTCAACATTTTTGAGATAACTTACTTATATCTTTCATTCGTTTTCCTTTCTTAACCACTCTCTGTCAACGATAGCAAATAATTTAATTTCGCTTTCAACATCTTCATCATCAAGTTTCAACGATTTTAGTAATTCAGCAAAAGTTTCTTCTGTATAATCTTCTCTATACAGATATATATCATGTACTACTGGAGGACACCATAAGTGCAACCGAATGAATTCGATTATCTCAATCCATTCACATTCGTTGCAAATCCGTCTTGCACATCTTACTAAAGACTGAACAAAACGCTGTGTCATCAGTCCGTTGCCTTCCATTTTTTCAATTTGTTCATCCGTAATTTCTTTTATGTTTTCAATTCCCTTGTCCATCAGGTATGCAAAAACCATGTTCCCAGCACGAGAATCAAACTCTTCGTCAATAATTTTTCCAATCTTTGTGTCATAATAATTCATAATTTATCCCTCGCTTTCTAACATTGTTCTATACATTCTATTTTCCATTCAGGATGACTGTTTAAGATACTTTCGATTTGATCTTCATCTTGAAGCTCATCACACCAAAACATTACAAATCCCAATTCGTCAATGATTGCTTTTTTATACATGTTTTACTTCCTCACTTTTCGTTTGAAATCGTTCTTTCATTAGGACATAATTTCTTCCATTGAATCATACAATGTTTCGCTTATACCATAGTCTCTTGCAACATCTTCAATAAGTTCACTGCCATATTTACTATTGAAGAATCCCCAACAACTATCCGTTTCTTCCCAAGTATCATCTTCTACATCATATTCTTCTTCAATAATTCCATAAACTTCACCAGTAAGATATTGATCATATTCTTCAACTTCTCCCTCCATCCACAAATACGCTGCCTTCTTCCAATTGTTCTTTGTTACTTTCGTTGATTTCCCTTTTTTATTTCTATAATAGGCATTTAAATCAAGTATTGTCTTTCTATCTGTATAGATATAACCGACCTGACCGGAATCCCAACGACAACTGTAACCACAAGTATTCATGGTAATTCCACTGTGGTCGTATAAAAACAACGGCATAAATATAATCTGTGCATGTTTTTCAAGTAGTTTCCATTTGTCTTCCTGTGGAAGTGCTTCAATAATATCATCAACAAGCCACGTCACATCTTCGTATTCTTCGATGATTCCAAATTTTGCATCCCTGCTACTCATTAATGGGAATAGATAATATGTACCCCACAATTGCCACATTTTTTCGTGTCTGTTATACCGTAATTCAAGACCATTTGATGTCTTTTTATTTTTAACATAATTGATAAGAGTAATATCTTTTATATTTTCTCTTATAAGATCATTAAGAAAATCTTCATTATCTGCAAATTTATTTTCTTTGTAATCTCCAAGTGTGTATTTTCTATGCCAGCACATCATTTTCCCTATGTGACCATCGTAATCATATCTAGGATTTGGTGGCGTATTATCGGTTTCAACACTAACTCTTTTTATTTTTCCATTTTCTTTGTAGTATTTATATTCATCAAACATAATTAATCCTCCATATTATCTTCTTCACAAATAAACCAACCGTTTTTATTTCCCTCTTCTATTACATCATCTTCAAAATTATGTTGATATTCAATTATTTCTTCTTCACAAAAATTCTTTTCAAATGCTTTCATCATCACCATTGCGAATGCTCTGCTAAAATCTAAATCAGAAGTTTTAAGTGCCATTTCAAATTGTTCCCTTCCGTATGGGAAGAACGAAATAAAGCCACTGTAAGAACCATAATTCTGTTTTGTCCATTTAAAGAATTCGTCATTATATTCTGCGCTCCTTACATGTTTGATTGTTTCGTCTGGTACGATTAAATCAAACTCAATAGAATCATTTTCGTAATTATACCAACGTGGACTATTAAGACTTCCGTTTTCTGCTTTGCATTTTCCAAACAAAACAACTATAGAATCCTCAGATAAAATTTCATTTATCTTTTCAATTCCATATTCAACAATTGCATTTCTAAAATCATCGAAATAATTTTCATCAAGATTCTCCATTGCGTCTCCAAGATTCGTACCATACATTCCAGGTTCTATTAAATGTAGAAAATTTGTTGTCATTTCTAGTTTCATATTAATTTCCCGCCTTCTCTTCCCATAGATCAATCAATCCTGGCAGTACATATCCAAGATCAATCCATGAAAATTCATTGTATTCTTCAAGTTCTTTTAATTCTTCTTCTGTTGGAATTTTTGCTCCCATAATTCTCAGAATATCATTTTCGCTTCCACCAGCTTCTAATATTCTATGTAATGTCATTTCCAAAGCACCTGAAATATCAGTATTTCCTTTTTGTGTAATTGCGTTCCGTGTCCAATATTCATGACACATGTGAAATTCAACAATGACTTCATCTTCTTCTAACAAATCTTTTAACTCAATCATTTTGTTTACCTAACCTTTCCAATAATGTTTTTGCATTCTTAACGAGCTGTTCTTCTGAAAGACCTCTCATGCACATTTCTATAAAATATCCTGTAGGAATACCACATTCCTTTGCATCTTTGACGGATATTTTATTTCCCTTTTCAACAATTCTCCGTGCAAACTTTCTCCAATTATCTTTTGGTATTTTCATTTTGCGTTCCCCTTTCTAATAAATAAGACAGATACATTTCTGCATCTGCCTTATTATTCTCTGTTTTAATCAATCTCATCACATTCCATTACATCAACATCCCAATCAAGTTCATCAATCGGCTTATCCCATAATTGATTATCATCTGCAATGTAGTTCATTACCTTTGCAAAATCTCTTGCTTTTACCTTTTCCATTTCTTCTGTAAACTTATAAGTTGGTTTCATAGTATCATCTGTTTCATAGATGTACACTTGAATTGTGTTGTCACTTTTTACAAGTGCCTTAATAAAACCCATTTGATTTTTATGGAAAATGAAAAATTCACACAGCCTGTTATTACAATTCCAATCAAACGGTGTACTGTCATTCCCATTCATATAATAGATAGCTCCGTTTGTATCCAACATGTCATCGGTTACATTGAGATACATGCTTCGTGCCACCTTAAAAATTCTTTCGATTTCTCTTTTAAATTCATATCCATTCATATAATTTGCCTCCATCAATAATTTTCTTCATGATTATCACCTTTTACTTTTCTGTTTATGTACTTGAAAGTACTCTTTCATTTGTTCTTTAAGTTCTCTTATTCCACATGTCCATTACTGTATATTCTTGTTGTGCATAACCAGGATCGATCATTGCCATACAACCAGTGCAAAATATCCTATATCTTTCTCCAACTTCTCTTTTATATTTATCAATTACAATTTCTTTTCCACCACAAAAAGGACAAGGTTTTACCTCATTGTCTTTACATTTCCTAATTTTTCCAAGTGAAAAACTATTCTCCATAACTTTCTACCTCCTATAATCCAAGTACAAAACAATCTCTCTGATGATTCCAAAGATGTTCTTTTAAATCTGCAAGAGTTTTTGTCCCATTTTTTAATGCTTCATAGTCTGCCTTTACCATGTCTTTTGTATATTCTCCCCAGCTATAAATACTTGACCGAAACTCTTTACCTTTCTGTGAATACCACCCTTTACCTTCCGGAAAAGTATTTTTAGCAACTGTACAGAAAGTAATTATCATTCCGTTGTAATCAGGCAATTTATGTTCACAATTCAAGTCATGTAGCTCAATTCCCATTCCGTCTGGTGTAACTGCTTTATCAAGAATCTGCATAACTTTCCACCTCGTCACTTTCTAGTCTTAATACTAAATCAAGCACTTTATCTCTCCATTTGATATTTCTAACTGCTTTTCTAAGCGTTTCCTTTTCGCCAAATTCATCAGGAATAATATCAATTCCATATTCTACAAGCTGTTTTTCAGCCTGATGCATTAAGTCTTTTGCTTCTGCTTCAGGAATATAATTTTTACCTCGCTTATCTGCAATTCCAGCTTTTACATATTCTGGATAACATAAATCAATGAACCGTGGTAGTTCATTATCTAAATCCATCATATATGTTAAATCAGGATCAAGGATACGTTTAGGTTTGCCATCTCCACCTCTCTTTTCCATCATTTCTGCAACATCTTCTGTTTCGTAAAATTCATTTTCTGCAAGAACTTTCCGTTGTATTTCTTCTGCATTCTCTTTGATACATTCGTATAATGCCTTTGCATTGAAATAATTACTTTTTAATTTTCCTAAAAATTTCTTATCATACTGAATCTGTGGCAACATAATTATGCCCTCCTTACCTTTAACATCTGTTCTCTATATTCTTTAATCTGTTCCAATGATAACCACTCTGGCTTCTCATTTTCTGCAAATGAGTTCCATAATTTTTCCATTTCATCACAGATTACTTCTACGCTACCGCCACACAAGTGTCCCTCGTAACCATTTCCGTTTCCGAGAAAATAATCACAATCGCTTCTCATTCTATCTAACATCATATAATCAAATTCCCTTGCATGTCTTACGAATGGATCATCACATATAACTTCTTCTGTTACTCTATTGCAAGGTTCACCACAAATCTCTCCCCATTCTTCTCTATAAGCTCCTGTATATAATGCAAGTCCATTTCTACCATTATTTTCATCAAAATATAGCTTTCCGTTTTCATCTTCATAGCAAGGAACTTCCATGTATCCACCAAAACCAACATATTTTACTTTTAACATACTAATCAACCTGCCTTTCTAACTTCTCCAATTTTTTGTTATCGTGTCATACAAAGCTCCGTTTGCATCCTGGTATTCGTCATCTTCTGAATATGTAAACACATAACACTTATGTCCACTGATATTTTTCGTTTCTCTTTCTCCATGCAACACTGCATATCTTTCTCTAAAACTTGCACTATCACACATTTCTCTCATTTCTTCATCTCGCTTTGGATTTTCACAAGCTGCTTGTACACAGCCATATAACCATCCATTGAGATAATCAATGTTATAACAATACTGTCTCCATGAATCTGAATCATCAGTGAATACATAGAAACTTTCTCCGTCATCTCCTCGCTTAATCCGTGGTTTACCAAAGTTTGCAATAAATGCCATCAAGTTATCTTTAATAATTTCCATTTCATTTTTTGTGAAATCGTACATAATTCGTTCCTCCTTGTAAATAAAAATAGGCAGCTAGGTATTTATTCTCCTAACTGCCTTACGTTTGCTATACGGTTATTCCATGATTGTAATTTACACTGAATTTATTCCAACTCATATCCAGTGCAAAATCATATTCAAGCATTTCTACAATTTCGCTTTCCGAATATCCGAGTGGAATTAGCTCATCAATTACTTTCTGTTCATCGTCATAGATTGTGAAAAGATAATTGATAAGATATTTCAGATTTTTATCATCTCTTTTGTAAGAAGACAATTGTTTCCGTAAGTTTGTCATTTTACCACCTCCATTAAAATGAAATCTTAGTTTCATTTCTTATTGTCTACACCAAAAATCCCAAGCTGCTTCAGACATAAAACTTATTACAGCCTGATCATCTGTAAATACAGTTCCTTTTGGATTTTTCCATGTAATATAGCATCCGTCTTTTTCTACCAAGTGACAATTGTGATTTTCAAGAATTTTCTCATAATAGTCCATATAATATCTCTCCTGTCGAATCAAATGAAACACGTATTTCTACACTTCAAATACTCTATAATATGCACAATCCTCTGTTACATAATTTCTATCTTCTGTTTCTGTTGTATATCCTTCTGCATATACAAGTGTAATATCATCCTCTGACCATTCTAATACAGATGGATTATATTAATTTTCCGTCCTGATTGTTGTGACTTCCTCATCAAGATAGTCATGAAGCATTTTTACAGCTTCTTCCATTGTGTCACATTTTCTTGCTACATAACTTCCATCAAAATTATAAGTAATTATTACTATATACATATTTCTTACCTGCCTTTTCTTTAATCGTAATCATAGTCGTTATAATCACAATCTACACAAAATGTACAGCTTATTCCATCTCCAAAATTCGTAACAAGAATCCCACCACATTTAGGGCATTTTCCGTTATTTGGAAATATATCTTTTGTAAATTCTTCATTTTTACCTAATTTAATCTCATTTTTCCGTTTATGTTTCATAATTTGCTCCTCCCTTATGAAATGTTGCTTTCCTCTTAATCACAAAATTCTTCTTTCGGGTCTACAAATTCAATTTTCTGAACCTAGATTGTACATTTCCATTCTTCCCGTAAGCTTTCATACATATATTTAGCTCCCTCTTTCGTATTTGCTGTGCGCAAACACTCTAAACTACCATCTGTGTTGTAACAACCTAATCTGTATAACATTTTTTGTCTACCTCACTTTCCATTTCAATACCAAAGAATTCTAACTCATGCGGTTCCATTTCGCATTCACCTAAGAAGAATTCATCATATTCTTCGCTTTCCAAATCTGCTCCAAATAAGCCATCCTTAAATTTACTAGCAAGTTCACAAACACGATCAAATGTAATACCAGTGTTTCTTTCAATTTCAAGTTGCCTTTGTGACTTTACAAAGTCACTTCCAAGTCGTGAAAGCAACGTCGCCAATGCTGATTCTAATGAATAAGCATAGTTATCACTTGCGGAATCCCATGAGAACTCTTCTGCGTTGAAGTTCCGAGCAATAACGTATTCAGTTCCCATGTATTTTTTCTCGTAACTGATAATTGTGTAATCCTTATACTTGAGGATTACGTTATAATTTCTCTTTGTCATTTTCTCTTCTTTACCTTTCTTCCGTAAAAATGTATTCTGGGTATTCCGGATAAACATCTCCAATGTTCCATCCCTCTTCGAACCAACAATAGTCTGAAATTGTTGGAATATCTACTATAATGTGGTCTTCGTAGGTTTCTTTTACTGTGCCTTTGTAGAATACACCATCAAGTTTGCATCGAACCTTTTGACCTATTGAAAACAAATGCGTCAAGTTTGCCATTTCTAAACCTCCTAATCTTTAAGATCAAATTCTTTACTTAGTCTCCTTGCAATCCCACCACATATTTCTTTGCTATGTACTGGAATCGAAAGAGACTGTTTCCGTTCCCAAATCTCATGCCCGGTGTTTGAGCGTGAGAACTGGAAACCATTCTTTTTCAGTTTCTTACGAAAATCATTCGTAGAAACTGGCTGTAAACGTCTACTCATGTATATTCCTCCTTTCCATAAATTCTTTTGCTGCTACACAAGACCAATACTTTTGCATTGCATTTGCCTTGCGAACATACAGAAGAATTTTTCTTTCTCTTTATCTGTCAAATCAGAAACATTATGCTTTCTAACATTTCGACAGATGTTAAAGAAATTGTTCTTCTGCGTTTCCGTTGTGAAATTGAATAGATTGTATTCACTCACAACATTTTTTCTTGTGGATTTGCTCAAATCGTTCCCCATGTCAAACATGGCTAATAGATTTAGCTTTTCCAATGGAATTTTCTTCGCCATCAGACCACCTCAAATTCTTTGAGTATTATGCCTAATAGTTCTTTGGCTTCCGTTCCACCGTTCTCAGAATCCTCTTTAAGATTCTGAACTAACACGGTCATGTCTTCTGAAAGTTTTCCTCTCCTTTTCGACCGTGTGAACTCCTGGAACATCTCCATTGAAGAGTTGTTCAGCTCATGTTCTGTCATTTTGCATTTCCAATGGTTGTTGGAATATGATGCAAGCTTTTTAAAAAATGATAAGTCTAACATTTTAATCTCCCTTTCTTTTTGTGTTTGGTTAATAGTTACATTAATATAGCCAAGAGAGCTATATTGTTTTATTCTCCCTTGGCTATATGGTATCTAACTATTATGTATTTATGCTTTTGCTTCTTCTTTCAAATCATTTGAGTCAACAATAAATGTAACTTTATTATCTTCGAGCTTTCTCTTATGTTTTACGTTCAATTCACGAACAACGACATCTTCAATAAATAAACTGCAAGCAACTCTTGAATCAAGAAGTGGATACTTTACAACTGACTCTGACTTTAAGAATACCGGCTCAATTTTTCTAAGATATTTAACAAGAACATTTTTAATTTCCGTTCTGTTTTCAGGATATAATTTATAAATATCCCTTAATGATCGCATCACGTATGTACTATAACCATTTGACTTTCTGTCAAAACCAGATCTTTTGCAAATATTAAAGATATAATCTGCAATTTCTCTTCCCTGCTTACAAACAGACAACGCTTCTGTGTAACTTCCCAAAACACTTGCAGAACGATTTCCCTTCTGTGATGTGTATTCAAATCCATATTTATTTTTCATATCTTCGAGAATTTCAGTTCCTTTATCATGCATAAGCAACATTGCACCATGTTTTTGAACCGCTGTCATTTTAGCAACGTTCTTATTCTGAAACGCATACATTTTCGCTTCGTAGAGTCTGCGTTCGTTTTTCTCTGTTGGTGCATTCAAAATTACCATTACTTGTAGATCATTTTTTGGTTCTCTGATAAGCTGACTTGCAATCCATCTTCCAAAGCCATCAAACAAATATACTTTACCTTCTTCCCAATGTGGAACACCTGCCAGTGGAAGTAACTTATTGTCATCCCAATTACCAACAAGATAATTTAAACTTCTTGCAGTTCTCTCTGGTGTTTGATATGACTCATCAATATCCAACAGTTCTACTGGTATAGAAATAATAACTGCGTTCATTTTTGCGTCAACAGCAGCCTTTAACAAACCTTTGAGTTCTCCCTTGTTTCCTTTATTTTCTCTTCCTGTTACTTCTTCAAATAATTTACACATAATACATCTTCCTCTTTTCTTTTTTATTTTGCATTTTTAATTTACCTTGCGGAATTTTCCGCATAAAAATAACACCCTACGTTGTGTAAGGTGTTATAAAATAATACTGGATTTAATTTATGTTTCGGTTAAGCCTATATAAAGCAGTCAATATAGGCTATTTCCGTGCAGTCATAGGAACAAATTCTATTTTCAGAGCCATTCCCATTCCAGCAGCCAATCTCTTGAGCATTTTTAATGACGGATTTCTTGTTCCGTTTTCAAGCTTGCTAATATCTGCTTGGTTGATTCCTGTTCTTTCAGCAAGTTCTTTTTGCGTTAAATTTTGAGCAATTCTATTATCAATCATTGCTCGAATGACATCCATCTCTGGCTGAATGTCATCCCATTCTTTTTTAAATTCAGGATCTTTAAGCTGTTCGTTTAATAAATCTCTAAATTCACTCATTTTATTTACCATTCCTTTCTATAAAATCTATTCGACTTTCTTTGGCAATTTTGATTTCTCTTTGTGGAGTTTTTTGAGTCTTTTTAGTGAAACCATTCGTTAATATTATTCTCCCTTCATAATAGAAAAAATATAACACTCTTGTAATATCTGTTCCCAATTTACAACGAAGCTCGAATATACCGTCACCTAAATGTTTGCTGTATGGTTCTCTTAATTCATTACCATAATTTTCTAACATATCAACCAAATGAAACATTTTCGCTTTCATTTTTGGTTCTAATGAAAGTATGAAATCTTTCGCTGGCTTATTTCCGTTCTTTTCATAAAATTCTGCTTTAAAGTTTGTCATAAATTCCTCCAATGTATTTTCTGTAATTATATTATATGGTGTTTTTACCATATTGTCAACAGAATTATACATAAATAATCCGTGTTTCTTCTATAATAATACAGATCACCTCCCTATTACATTTCTCTTCTGCCTTTCCAGGTTTACAGAATTTATCACAGAATGCTTTCGCTTCTGCAAATTCTCTGTCCGTCATAAGACAAGAAAAATATCTATTCTTCTTGTCGTGTGCAGAGCTTATGGTGTCAATGTCATTTCCGAGACAGAAATATTTGAATAATTCTGCCTTTTTGTTACTGATAATAAACGTCCGTTCTTTCATTTTTATTCCTCACTTTCTTCTTCTCCATTTGCCAACATTTCAAGCTGGCGTTTCAGCCTCATCAAGTTTGCGTTTGCAGCCATGATTTTATTGTCGAGTTCCTGTGCTTTCCGTGCTGTCGGAATCATATCTTTGATCAGGCGGATTCCACCTATTTTATACAGTTGAGCAATTTGCGTTTTGCCTTCTGTATTTGAAATTGACGGATGAAAAGTATAGACGAACTCTATATCTTTATATTCCTCTTCTGTTACCTGACTGCCGAGTTTCTCTTCAAATTCATGCTTCATCATGGTTATTCACCTCCTTCTTAAATTCCTAAAATATACGGCATGATTAATCTATGGGCTTCGTCATACCGGAAATTTTCTTCGTTTCCATTGTAGAATTCCGGTACTACTTTGTCTTTTGCCTTTCTCCTCTTCTAAATGCATTTCGGATTTTCACCGAAATATTTCTTGTTACATTTAAGTGCTATAACATATATACTGTAATCACAATACATATGCCCCCATTTTTCTACGAACTCAGCTTTTGCCGAGTTCGCTTTCTCGCTGGAATCAAAGAGTCCAAGATTTACTGTGTGGAGATTCCAATCAGAATCACTATAGGTCATTGTCAACAAATACATCATTTTGCGTTTCCTCCTTAATTTTAAAATTTTAATTTGCGTTTTTATACGAGATTCATTGCGTTGAAAAGTATCACAATGATAACGTAACAAAGAATGAATGACACTCCGATCAATGCCATTTTCACGAGTTCCCTTTTTACTTTGCGTCTGAATCTGATTTCTTTCTTGGTCATTTCTTTTTCCTCCTATCAGATCTTCTACTGTGTACGAATTATCAGAAGACCGTTCAATATAGGCAATGTCAGAAATTTTGCTTTCCATTCTGCCTTGATACCGTGTAGAGATTATTACATCATCACGAATATCTTTTGTATTGTTATCATCCATGATTAATGCACATGAATCGTTAATCTCCCAATCTTCTGCACCATCGAAAGACCAGAGATTTTTGTTTAAATCTTCTACGGTTACTGTGTCGTTATTGATTTGCGTTACTGTTGTGGTGAGCGGATATAAGTGCTTCTGCTGATTTGCGTTGTAGAGCTTCGCAAGACTCAGATCTGTGAAAGCTGCTACTATGGCAAGTGATATGATCATGAAAAGTGTTTGGATTTTTGTAAGATTTTTCATGGTTCATTCCTCCTGTTTTGCATTTTGGGGTATAAAAATAGCACCTAACAGATTTTTAATTTCCGTTGGGTGCTATATAAATATGACACTTTATGAGATTATTTTTTTACAATTTCCATTTTATAGCCAAGTGCATCAATAATTTTTACAAATAATACTAAAGATGGACTGTGCATTTTGTTTTCAAACCGTGAAATACTTTGCTGTTTAATTTCTGTTAATTTCGCTAATTCTTTCTGTGAGATATTTGACTCTTTCCGTAATTTAACAACATCATCAATTAAGTTACTTTCTATATTCTCTGCCCGTAAAGTGGTGGCTGGAAAGCCACCTACTTCATTAATTGGTATTTTCCCTTTATCTATTGCAACCGCTTCTAATAAACCTTGCATAGTGTCATCAAAGAATTTACTCATTATTATTCCTCCTTTAAAATTTTCACTACTGCCTTTAATGCTGATTTTTCGCTTGGCGTAAGATCTGTCTTTTCATCTTTAGAATATACATTGACAAGATATATTGTTTCTTTTACATCTATATCTATATATATTACTCTTGCACCACTTCGCTTTCCCTTTCCCTTATTCTCCATCGGAATTCTAATTTTTCTTAGTCCACCAGTATGAGAAATAGTATCTCCTAGCTTCGGATTTTCTAAAAGAATATTTTGCAACTCTTTTAAATTTTCATCAGTCAATCCTAAACCTTTCCATTTTGTAGTAAAAATTGGTGTTTCAATAAAGGTTCGTGTCATATTTTTTCTTTCCTCCTTAGTTTATGCACCTATTCTACAACAAATTTGTTGTATAGTCAAGTATAAAAATAGCACCCTGGTTAGGTGCTAAACTTTTATAAGTTTTTCAGTTGTTCTTGAAGCTCTGCAATCTGAGCTTCGAGTTCTGCTCTTGCTTGTTGTTTTGCTTTTATTTTTTCAGGATAATCCATTTCTGGAATCCATTCCATTACCTCATCAGGCATACAATGGAAATAATCGCAGATTCGACAGATAGTTTCTGTTGTCACATTTTCATTATGTAACATTTTCACTAATGTGGCACTACTTATTTTTGCTTGTTCCTTAAAATCTTTTTGCCTTATATTTTCGCTTTTTAATTTTTCAAAAAGCCTACTGTAATCTATTTTCATTCTATATGCCTCCATTCTTTGTTTTCACCTCCAATTTTAGCATATAATCAAAATAATTTCCATTAAAAATGCACTCTACTTTGCATTTGCATTTCGAGTGCAACACAATCAGAAACCAAAACCGGAAAGAGTCTGTTTCTCTAAAGTACAGACCATGTAGCAAAATAATGCGTTCTGATAAAGTTCGTCATCTTCTGCTATGCGCATCCAGTTTGCGTTGGTTTCTTCTTCTGTCGGTTTCTGTCCACCGCCGTATTTTTTCCAGATAGTGTACCTACTGGCAACGTTTAACTCAGACAAAAAGATATCCATTTGTCTTAAGCTTTCCATTCTGCGTTTGACAGACCATTCATTGATTTTGAGCATAATGAGTTCTCCTTTCTATGGTATACTCATTATATCACCTTCTTTCTATATAATATAGTGTGTAGTAATATGCACTAAAGAAAAGCAGACTATTTCCTGTTTTGCGTTCTGCCTTCCTATTCACAGTATTACCTCTCTTTCCCTTATACAGCTATATTATTTCCCACTACACTTGCATTGCCCTTTCCATACCAATGAGCAATTTCTGTTACCTCATTCCAACGAAGAGATTCATTAATCTGATTCGTGTTGATTCTCGAACCAGTTCCCTTTTTATGCCGGGAATATGTTTTCATGAGTTCGGACGGTTTTTCATTCCAAACTTTTTTATCATCCACAACTGGAATAAAACCGAGTTTATTCACGGCATATTTTATCCAGTTATAGATTTCGCTATTTTCTCTTGCTACACGGATAGACCATTCTCCGTCTATATTTACGTAAACAGAAAGACTTCCATCCTTGTCTGTTTTAAAATAATCACACACCCAATAAATTGGATTCCCTTTGACATCTGAAAATCTGCCATAGATTGCACCCTTTGGTGCTGAAAAATCTAGTATATTTGTCTTGTGCTGTGCATAACGCACGTAGAATTTCGGTTCGTGTTTTTTGGACATGGTTTTATCCTCTCTTTCTGTTTTTTGCTTTTAAAGTTTTACAGAATCAGCCTAGAACATTCTAGTTTCCACCCTAAACCAACGTGGAGGTTTCTGTATTTTAGGGTTAGCGGATTAAGTCCGCCACACTTTAGAAACACTCCTCTATTCTTTTCTCCTCAAAACTCATCATGGCAGATGCCCCTTTCTATAATATGGTTGGGCGGTTTATCCTCACGCCCAGGAGTTACGGATTACTTATTTTCTTTCTTCTCCTCAGCTTTTTCTACTGATTTCTCAGATTTCTTTTCTGATTTTTTGGCAGACTTTTTCTCGGATTTCTTCTGCTCTGCTTCTACTTCTGCCGTTGTTTTAGCACCTGCTTTTTCAAAGTCTGATTCTGTTTTTTCAGGTTTTACAACAGTATGTTTGTCTGAACTGTCAAGAATGACAGCGCATAAGTCAGTGAATGCTTTAAGTTGTACCTTTTTGTCATTGGACTTGTCAGCCCAAGTATAAGCTCCGTAGGAATATCCTTTTTTCTCAGAACCTTTAACCTCACGTTTCGGAACTCCGCCGAAATTAGCAAGGAAGTGCTTAATGTCGTTGTCTGAAAAGTCAGAGTTTTTGACTCTGATTGAGTAGAAATATTCGCCCTCTTCCCCTAACAGTTTGTAGAATACTGGACGGAGCAAGTCTTTCATTGCTTTAACAGTACCCTTGCCAGTATAGAATTTTTTGATAGGCTCGGAGATATTAGCCCCACCTTTTTCAGTGTCGAAAATATCTGCTGAAAGCTGTACACGGTTATAGATTGTATGAGCCATAAGTATAATATGTACTTTATCAGTGTTAGACAGAGAAGTGTAATTGTCAAGTGACAGACAGTTATCACATTCTTCTGTTAAAGCTTCTACCTCTTTCCGTGCTTTCCAAAACTCGCCGAAGTCCACTCCAAGTGCAGTTCGGCAATCCTCTTCTGTCGCAACCATCACATCTTTTCCTGGGTGTGCTGATTCATATATTTCTTTAGCGTTACGGATAGCTTTTTTCTCAAGTGCTATCTCAAGTTCTTTGTGGCGTACTACAGACTTAACAATCCCAAAAACGTCAAGTGTAGATTTACCGTTATCCAGTTTCATTGCGTCAGATTTTACATAGAATTTTTCAGATTTAATCATAGTATTCTCCTATTCTCCGCACCTTGTATATAGACGAGTTTTGTGCGGTTCGCCTAATTTTTGTGTATGGTTTTTCTGTCGTTCTTGACAGATTCCCATGATAGGGTTCGAACCTATTCTTAAAGCGGTTAATCCGACACCCCCTTAAAAAAGGGTAGACTGTGCCTGGCACAACATGGGATGCTTTCTCAAACTTTTCGTTGCTTTTCGCAATTACTAGGTTGTATTGATTTATAATATACAATCCCGGGAAAACATTTTTTTGATGTACTGATTAAAAGACTTAAAAAATCTGATAACATATGCTATAATGACTTATGTATTATTTTTATCATTGTTTACCGCATATGGTACAATGTTTTTTGGGTATGAGCTTATAAAGCTCTAATTGTATTTTTTGGTTTGGTGTTATTCCGTTCATTCTCGTGTGATATATCCGCCTTGTATATCTCTACAATACTACTGTATATTGTAGTCATTGACTTGTGTCACTCTAACTGTCATTATCTCAAATGGGAAATAACCGTTTTTGTAATATTCGAATGAGAATATTTTTTTGAGTGTGTCCACCTCGGTACTCTTTTTTTATCGATGTAATGAGTATTGCCACCGCCATTTTTATAGAGTCGCTAACTGCGATTAATGGATAACTAATAGCTTTCTTTAACGTGTGCTATTAACGTCTTGCGAACTTCTCACAAGTGAATACATAGATTTTTAAGACGTTTATGTATTACGTCAACTGGATACTTTTTGATGGAGTCCATACCATTAAGTCATTGCCAGGAATTATGACAAGTTGGTGTAGGTTGCTATCCTATCTCATAAGCTATTCGTTACATCACGTGGTCATTAACCGCCACCCGTTTAGGATAGCTATACTATAGTCTATTTTTAGACTTATAGCAAGTCTTTTTATAGATTTTTATTGTTTTTGTTAATAATATATAGAAAATCAATGTTTTTTAATGTTTTATAGTGCATATTGCATAATTAAACGTGTTTCTTCTATATAATGCAAAAAATAGAAAATTGGAATGATGGTAGTTAGCTGTGTCTAACTTGACTGGTATGGAATCAGATCCGAAATATATAGACAGCGTGTCGAAAAATAGACAGATATATATTTTTTGTATAGTAATGAACTAGGTATATGATTTTTGTATAGTAATAGACATATTAATATAAAAGTGTCTAAAAAACGATAAAATAAACAAAAATGCCTACATATGAACCCATTTTCTAAAAATAGACATAATGTCGAGAAAAAGAAGTCCCATTTTTTTGCTTTATATAGAAGATAAAATTTTGATTTCATTAGTCAAAAAATGCGTAAAAATAACAAAAGTACTCATTTTTAAGGGATTTTTCATATACTGGGGGTAGTTAAAATCATAAAGACTAACTCGAGTTAGTCATAACTAACTATGTGGTCTTTCCACACACCAACTCAAAAATCCACACCCAAAATCCACCCAAATCACCTCTCTCCCACCCATTTTCACAAACCCTCAATTTCCACTTGTTTTTCAACGAAAATCGCACCTCGCCAAAAATTCACACCTTATCGAACCCCATATCGCCAAAGCCCTTATTTCACAACACTTTTCCGCCCTCTCTCACACAAAATTCAACTAAAAATTTTCACAAATTCACTCTCTCATCCTAACTTTCTTCCTTATATAAAAGGCATTTTTACGATGTACTATTTTTACGTCAAAAAATCACACTTCAGGAAATATCCAACAAGTACGCTATGGAGACATACCAGATTGCAAATATACTCAAGAATCATACAATCGCTATCAGCAAGAAACAGATCCACACCTATTAAACATCCTTTGCGCCAATGCTTATATCTATTCGCAGCATGGAGCTTATGACATCTATAAAACAATAGCAGGTGATATTTATTATCCATACGGAAACACAACAAATCCTATACGGTTCAATCAACATTCCATACAGAAATAAGCCTATCACATGTCATCTCAACCTTATGTATGGACTAAAAGCATTATCACTACTCTCATTGCGTGGAACAGGAAAAGTAAAAGGATGGTGTAACAAAGATGGACAAGGCTCACCAGCTAATCATCTAAACACAGAAGAACTAGATATAGAATAATCAAATCGGTATTAAACAATCCTATGGAAGATTATGGATATGCAGTACAAAAATTTATGCAAACAGCCAGAGAACTCTATGCGGAAGATCCATTCAACAATATCATGGATAAAACATTTGAATTATAGAAAAGCCTAGAAAAACATACACTTCATTCAATTACTATACTTATTTGAATAAAATCAGACCAAATTCTGTTTAAGTGTCAAAAAGGCACAATTTACCATGCGAGGTATTAAAATTGATTCTAGCTCATTTTGTTCATTGATAAGTCATCAAATCGCCTGTTTAAAAATGTAAAGTTATATCAAAATAAAAATTATAAGAAAATACACATACTGAACTACACAACTTGTTTGTGTAGTGAACAAGGTTATAATCTTAGCTTGGAACGAAGAGACAAGATAAGTTGTAACCTTGTATAAGGGAGTGGGAACTTTCCAACATGAGTAATGGCAGGTAAAGTACCTGTCTATTTTTATGCACAAAAATAAGCACCAATTTCAAACTGATGGTTTAATTAAATAAAAACACATCATTTTTCGTTCATAATCTCATACCCTACCAACTTTACACTAATCACATAAAAATAGAAAATCGATCCATATTTATATCAAATACCCATCAAATTGCCCTATCAGAAATACATGATATACACCTGCCAAGATGGGGATAATTAAAATCTTGTAGAAACACTTCTCTCATATCAAAGTACCACTTATATAAAAATGCAAAAAATAATTTTCGTAATGAGAGAATAAGTATATAAATCCAATCATCAATTATATCAATAAAAATTAAGGAGATAAAAAAATATGAAGCAAAAATTAATCACAACGAAACAAATTAAGAGAACAAAAAGAAAAACAATATTCAGTAAAGGCACAAATAGAGAATAAAAATACAAAGGAGATGAAACTTATGTGTATGAAACATACAACACGTTCAGGAAATACACTGATCAGATGTGGTCATGTAAATAATAGTAAATGGGATAAAGCATACTTATTAATTCTTAAGCCAGAGGATTGTAAAACAGAATATATTAACTACTGTCCTAATTGTGGAGGAAAATTAAAAGAATACTAAAGAGTGATGCAATTGCCTACGGCGTTATAGATATTCGCAACGAGTTGCTCATATCTAATTTTTGTCATGTTGACAAGCAACATTCCAAAAATGAATATATTTGCTTATTTTATAATAGTTTTTAATGATAAATAAAAAAATCATCCAAACTATCACTATATATATATATATATTATATTGTGAGAAATTGA